ATGCCAACTGGTAATTTTTGCTGGTTGCCTGCTGGGTCAGAAGTTTTCTTAGAATCTGACCCCGATAATCCAGTTCATATCTTAGCCGAAGCTACTGAAACAGAAGTTTTGTATATTGTAAGTTTAATACCTGGAACAGTGAATAGTGTCGCCGCCTATAAAAAACAACAGACAACGGGGCGAGATTTATTGATGACCGTCCCCTCCAATCTATATGTTGTCTATGAAACAGACTACATTGGTTATACTGTTACAGAAATTGGTTTTGCAGTGCCATTGAGTCGCGTTGATGATTCATGGAGCGATGATATTTATGTGTCATTCACATCTGATGTGGGGCCAAATCCAGTTGACATTATTGACTGGCTGCTAACCAAGTATACAAATTTAACATTTGATGCTACGTCAAAAGCCCATGTAAAAACTCGTCTGACTAACTATCCTAATAATTTCTGGGTCAAGGAAAAACTTAATGTTTTTCAATTGATCCAGGATATTGCATACCAATCTAGGTGCGCTTTATATATTCGTGATGATGTCGTGTTTATTGTGTACCTAGCAGAAGAACCGACTTCGCTTAGAACATTAACTGAATCGGATATTATTGCCAATTCATTTAATATCAAATTAAGTGATTCTAGTGATCTAGTTACAAAATATGTTGCAACATGGAAAGAAACAGAAGCAGGTGTTGTTGCAACAGATACTACCGATAATAAATTAGTCCTAAAATACAATGTAAATAAGTACGGTATTATGGAAGATAGTACCGATTACTACACTCAAAATACATTCAGTACAATTCTAAAGTCAGCAACATTTTGGCTCATAAGACTGTCAAATACGTGGAAACAGGTTGAATTTGATGCGCCTCTAACTATGTTGGATTTAGATTTATTTGATTGCATAACATTAGAAGTTGGACAGCTATCATCAACACCTGTCAAATCAATTATTACAAGCATCCAATATGACAATGACAATAATACTATACATTTTGAATGTTTAACACCTATCAGATCAGGCGAAACTGAACAATATAAATTTTTCTGGCCTGCTGATATTGATCCAGCGAGTTTATTCCCGCCTACTCAAGAAGAAATAAATGCAGGAGCAGGGTATCCATTTATCATAACTCCACCAATTGGACATATTTTACGTGGTGGCGATGTTGTATTAGATGATGAAACTCATGTAATCTTATCCGCAGGCGACCAATACCCATCAGACCTTGATGATACTTTTCCAAGTATTACTTGTAAGATTTCTGATGTTATGGATATTGTTGAACCGGAGCCTGAGATTGTTGCCTTAGAATTGGCTAGAAAAGCGTTCCAAGCAACAAGAAGTAATTATCAACCTCCACCGTATGGTAGCGCTGGTGCCGGTCAAGGGAAGCCTGATTGTGAAGAATGTGGTCTTGATTGTAACTCGCATACTAATGTTTGTACTTGGCAAGTTTCTGTGACTACGATTATTCCATTCTTGAGTCGAGGTTGTGGTCAGATGTTTTGTCAATGGGGTGGCGGCGGTCAACCTTGTACAGGCATTGTTAAAACTTGCTGCTATTCATTTGGTAGTTATCAAGATGCTTTGAATTTCCGTGCTGGACAATTAAATAATGCAGCAGCCGGTATAACTCGATGCGATGATGGATCAACTATTAACACAAGTAATATTACTAGCGTATCACAACCACAGGTTCACTATGGTAAGAGTATGAATCAAAATCCTCCATTTGGTGGCTGGGTTGTCAGTAAAGAATATGATTTATGCACATCCGCCCCGTCAGCAGGATCAGGATTCGGTCCTGGCAATTCATTGGGAAGTCAATGCACATGCGTTTGCGCTCACTTTGGCGGTTGTGGTGGACATTATCTTGGTGAATCATGGGAATGCTAAAATAAGGGAGAGAATTATGTTAGCATGTAAATTTCAATTAGCTGTGTTTGATGTCAATAGTCAACTTAATTTTATTTCTTGTACGAATCCTATAAATACGAATCTATATTATACTTTAGTTAATTCGCATATTTGTGGCCAATGTCCATTTGCAGAACTTGAGGAGGTTCATCGGTTTGAAGAACGACAATCGGAACCACGGTCCCCAGAGTCAGTTAAACAAATGTTTGAAACTTCTTGTGCCCAATGTCCTGACTATCAACCCGATAAAAAGTGTTGTTACCAGATGCATAATTCTAAGACGATTAAAGAAATGCTTACTGACTCATTGGGTCATTGTCCGAGGCGATTATGGTAAATTGTACACGTTGTCAAAAAATTGTTCGTAGGGAAGCAAATGGTACTACACAAGAACGGTATAAATGTGTCAATGGAATGGCAAATACTTTTCGGCAACAAGTTGATGAGGAGACTTGTACAAAATGTGTTTTAAAACAAGCCTGGGATTGTTTATGTAATTTAAATCCACCAAGGCTCCCAATTTTAAACCAACCAACTTTAGGTTGTAATAATGAAATAATATATTCTAATGGTGAACCTCCGTGCCCGTATGGATATAAGCCGACAGATGATCCTTTAAAATTTGAACCAGATTGGCCTGAATGCACATATTTAGAATCTGCTAATGAATTAAATGCTGATGGATCAGTTAAAATTAAGGCTCGGTGTGCAATTACACATAAATTAGTTGACCCGCAAACTTGTAAAAGTTGTGCCGGTGATGTTAATTCAATCGCTCCAAAGGAATATCCAGCACTAGCGACAGAATTAACTACTTATGTTCAGGCTGTTAAGGGGTGGGTATCTGAGGGGCGCCCCGTAAGAACTGATGAAGAGGTCGCGGAAATTCATGCAAAATATTGTTCGCAATGCGATTGGTATGATGCAGAACAACAGCGTTGTAAGGGGTGCGGATGTAAAACACGAGCCGAAGGTGCTGCTCTATTAAACAAAATTAAAATGAGTACGCAACACTGTCCCAAACAACTATGGTGATATATGGATTTCTCTTGGTTATCCGATATTTTTAATGCAATACTAAAATTTATCCCCCGTCCCATTATTGTAAGAGCAACGCATGGAGGAGTAAAGTGGCGTTTTGGAAAATTTGTTAAAGAAATGAAGCCAGGATGGCATTGGGTTTGGCCTTTAACAACTGACCATGAAATTATAGTAACCGCCCGACAAACAAACCATCAACCTGGGCAGGCATTGTCTACCAGGGATAAAAAGCAAGTTGTCGTAAGTGTCCTGGTGGTCTTCTCTGTCAAAGATGTAGTGAGAGCCATCGGCGAGCAGAACTGGGATGTTGGCACGACAGTAAACGACATCACACAGGCTGCGACAGTCGAGGTTGTCACCCGATGGAACCTAGATGACTTGCTTGAGAATGTATCCGGTAAAGTTAAAGAAGAACTTACCGATGAAGTACGTAAACAACTGAGACAATTTGGTGTTTATGTGCATAGAGTTTGTTTAACTGAATTATCACCTTGTCGAGTATTTAAACTTGTTGGGCAGAGTGGTACTTCACCAACCTTTAATATTGAAGGCATTTAATAATGAAAAATACCGCTCAATATCCCTATAAAATTTTTGACGGGTGTTCTACAGGCAATCCGTCACGAAACTCGCGTTTTGATGATATAAATCCAACGGCTAGAGATTATGACCAATTAGCGGCTGAAATTATAGCAACTCAAACTAAATTAAATTCTAGCGGTATTGTTGATCCTACATGGTATGAACAGGTAGAAAATAATTCAGGGGTTGATGTACAAATAGGACAAGTTGTTTGTTTAAAATCTAATGGAAAATTTACCTTAGCCCATGCCAATAATATTACAACGTCGGAAGTATTAGGTTTAGTTGCCGATGAAATAATTTCAAATGGAAATATTGGTACAATTCAATTGATGGGGTCATTAGATTCAACAACTGTGAAATGGGACGCAATTACAAATCAAAGCGGAGGGTTGACACCAAATAGTATTTATTATCTTAGTGTTGATACGCCGGGTAAATTATCTATTACACCAACAACAATTGACAATACATGCCTTGTAAGGGTAGGAAAGGCATTGAGTCCAGTGACGTTACTTATCTACCCACAAGAACCCATATTACTATGAAAGGTTTAAAAAATGGCTGAGCGTAAACCCGTTACTTTAGTCAATGGGCACTTAGGCCAACTGCCATCTGGCGATCAATTGTCAGCAGGCGCGTTCGTTTTTCCAGCAACCGACGGTAATGCTAATCAAGTATTAAGTACCAACGGTGAAGGAGGCGTAACATGGGTCGATCAAGCTCAAGGTCCAAGTGGACCTACAGGTCCAGAAGGCCCCACAGGACCATCAGGCCCGTCAGGTCCATCAGGTCCAAGCGGCCCCCAGGGTGATACTGGTGCTGAGGGAGCAACAGGCCCGGAGGGGCAACAGGCCCATCAGGTCCATCAGGTCCAAGCGGCCCATCAGGTCCGCAGGGAGAGACTGGTGCCGAAGGTGCCACAGGTCCAGAAGGTGCCACAGGTCCATCAGGGCCGTCTGGACCGTCAGGACCATCTGGCCCGCAGGGTGACACTGGTGCAGAGGGGGCAACTGGCCCGGAAGGTGCTACAGGCCCAAGCGGCCCGTCAGGTCCGTCAGGTCCGAGTGGTCCAGAAGGTGCTATAGGTCCAGAAGGTGCTACAGGCCCGGAGGGGGCGACAGGCCCATCAGGTCCAAGCGGCCCGTCAGGCCCAAGCGGTCCAGAAGGTGCGACTGGTCCATCAGGGCCGTCAGGTCCGAGCGGTCCAGAAGGTGCTACAGGCCCGTCAGGTCCGAGCGGCCCAGAAGGCCCAAGTGGCCCAGGTCTATTGTTTACAGCAACAAATGCTCAAGGTTCAACAATCAATATTGGTCAACCAGTATATGCAGATGCTAGTGGTATAAAACTTGCAGATGCCGATGCTTGGGCAACCAGCAGTGTTGTCGGTTTAGTAGCCGATACAACTATTGATAATGAAGCGAGCGGTACGATTCAAAATGCCGGCGCTTTAACAGCAACCACTGGGCAATGGGATGCCGTAACAGGTGGATCAGGAGGTCTCACCCCTGGTTCTGTTTATTACCTATCAACAACGGAAGGTGGTTTAACCACCACTGCTCCGACAGAAGCAGGTGATGTAGTCGCTCCAATAGGAAAGGCTCTAACTGCAACAGTGTTGATAATCAACATTCAGATACCAGTCGAGTTGTAAAAATGTTAAGAAATCCCCTGGTTATTATTAACGGTAGAGTACAATCACTACCCGAAGGGGATACTATTGATGCTCCCAGTGGTCCGACGGGTCCGAGTGGCCCGTCAGGACCGGCTGGCCCATCAGGTCCAGAGGGGGCAACTGGCCCGTCAGGTCCGAGCGGCCCTAGCGGTGCAAGTACAAATTTACCCAATGCACCTGTTGTTAATGGTGATTATGCGTTACGAGTGGCAAATTCGGGCGCAACAATTACATGGGTAGTAGTCTAATGTTACAAAAACCACTTGTTCTGGTTAATGGAAAGCCACAGCATTTACCTGCCGAAGATATATTAGATGGAGCCAGTGGTCCGAGTGGGCCATCAGGTCCAAGCGGCCCATCTGGTGTAGAAGGACCATCTGGTTCTTCGGGACCAAGCGGCCCGTCTGGCCCTTCTAGCACTAATTTACCTAATTATCCGACTGAGGATGGGCTTTACAAATTGCACATTGCTGACGACGGGGCTACCCTTAGCTGGACTCACATTGACAAAGTTAGAATAACTCGCCAATATGTGGACTCGCTAGGAAGCGGATTTGGTAAGTTACGAGCCACTCGTCAGTATGTTGATGTAATAGGTCCGGGCGAAGCAGGCAAGATTCAAATTACCCGACAATTCATCAATGCTCTAGGCGGCGCTGATGGGGCTATTCTTATTAGCCGCCAGTATGTAGAAATTTTAAGCGATGCTTAAAGAATTGGCATTTGCAACAATGCCTTGTATAGTTTGGCCTCAGCTAAAGCATCGGCCAGGGCGTCATGTGCATTTATAATAGGAATCTTTAATTTTTGGCACATGGATTTTAAGCTGACCGAGTTAAATGGTGGTTTTTCACCTTGAAAAAATGCTCTGTCATTAAGAGCAATACCATACATCATTGAATCTCGTGGGTGTGGATGAAAAAATTGGTTAAAGGCTTCAATCCCCAACCATGCCTTCAAAAATCCGGCCTCAAAGGCCCAATTATGAGCCAGAGGCACTAATGATTTGCGGTAAGGTAATTCAAGACGTTGAAACCACTCATCAAACATATCAGCCGCTCTAATTTGACTAATTGCATTTTGCTGCAAGTCATAAATATTAAGCCCATGCACTGTTGTAGCCTCTTTTTCAGCCCGCTCTGGATACTCTGGCGCGACTTGCATATAAAAAGGGCGTACATCAGGGAATGGGTCTAAATTTGCATCCAGTGGTTGTACTGCAATTTGTATAATTTCATGGTAGCCAGGCATTCTTCCAGTTGTTTCAACATCGACAGCCGCCATTAAATTGTAGTTTAGACTAATTAGACTATTATATGATCTGGGCATTATCCTCTCCTAAAAAAGCCGTGCCGACAGGCTTCTCTCCATAAATGTGGATTCGCTTCTATAGCATCAAAGCCAACACTATTAGCCCAGTCTCTAAAGGCTTCATAAATCTTATTTCTAGGATAGCCGCCACCAACAACAATGGGGTTGGGTAGTGCTACTAGATAAATCAAGAAGTCATAAAAACCACCGGCTATCAAAAGTCGGGCTTCCTGTGTATTAGGATTTGCGTCGTCCATTCTTTCGTGTCCTCTTTGCAGATTTTGCGACGGGCTTAGAGCGACGTTTTATCAACTCACTGTCAGGAGTTGTGGTGTCAATACCCAATGGATTGTCGGTTATTTCCAGCGGGTTAAATGGCAAATCATTTAAGGCTGGGTCTAAAAGTCCTTCTTCAATTCGCATACGAGTTTCAATAAGACAAAGAATATTCCAAGCGGCCATTGAATCATGTGGTTCATCGCGGTCGCCACGAAGATATTTCATAAAATGACGGATAGCACTATCGGCATATCTACTAAGAGGTATACCCTTTTCCCAATTTCGAGCGGCATATTTCTTAGCCCCAGCTTCAAATACTTTTGCCACTTCAATAAGAGCGCGAACAGGTAGGAGGTCCATTCGTCCCTTGCCTTCTTGGGCATCCCGCACCGCCCCGGTTCCGAATTCTGCTCTGGTGCCACTATCCTTAATTTGCCACTTTGCTTTTGTCGCCATATTTTTCCTCCAATAATTGAATCAAAACATCACCATGACAAGGTAGTGGCTTACAATAACAACCCAGCCGCTTACCTCTAAGTATCTCAAGCTGTTCTAATAGTTGAGGTTGTGTCAATATCCATTGCCTATAAAGTTCAATTACTGCACTTCTTGTGCCATCGACCCCAATAGTAAATGGATTTCCCCATTGGCCACCGCGACCAATATAGACATCATAATCATCGTGTTGAATATTTACAACCGTTGTCATTAAATTTACACGTAGTTGATTTGATCGGCTAATTCCATATAGTCATCAAGACTTTGAATTTCAATAAAGTCCCCACCATGCTGTTTTGCAAAGTGGGCGTGACTTCTATGAAACTCGCCTGTCCAACGAATTTCGGCCACTGGAATAGCGTGGTCTCTAGTCAACCATTTGTACACTGTAATAATACAATCCATTTTAAACATCCGGTTCTAAAACTAGGTAGCCCTGATGGGTAATAAAGTGCCCATTTGTTACTACGTCTGTTTTTGTTAATGATAAATTACCTACATGCTTTTTACCATTTGCAAGAAGTCGTCCAATCGGAAAATTATGCGGCATTGAATTCAAAACCGCAGACCGATTCCAATATAGTTGCTCATTTGCAGAAATACTAGAATAAAACTGCGACATGAACTCATCAAAAGCTGTTGTTAAGCCGGGGGTTACAAAACAATGTTCATCAATAAAGTTTTCTAATGCATTTTTATTAGCATCAATCAATTGTTCTTTACTTGATGTATCCACAATAGGTAATCGTAAACGATGCTCTACGTCAGGCAGGGGGAGATTCATTATAGTATACATAAAATATGGGGCTTCCTCTTCCAATTTTTTAATCATGTGCCTTGTAGGAATTTCATGCACTAATTGATCGACATACATCATTGTAACCCGCGTGTCACCCGGAAATACAGGGCAATGGTCCCGTGAATTAGAACATTGAATCCAGTGTGTAGTATTGGGCTGCATACATACTTGTTTATATTTAGCATGTATTGGAATCTGGTCAGCAAGCACCAAGTCCTTAATCTTATTATATACTGCTTGCGCATTTTGCGAGATATTCTTTTCTTCAACAACGCAAAGCACAGCCCCCGTTAATTCCCCATTAAAATCGCTGGTGTTTGTAAGAGCCGAATCAGCCCGCATAACACCGCCTTCCATCAACACTTGAATAGCTTGATGCAAAATAGTTTTACCAGTATTCTGATTACCCCATAAGTATAAATACGGCAAATGCTCAAAAGGCTCTCGAATCATCAACGCAATCCAGCGCTGTAAATAATCCTTACCTGTTGTAATACCATTCCTTTGTGCCCAAGCCAACTCACGTAAATTTGCTGTTAAATCGGCTCCTGTATGCTCTAAAATCATATCCCAATGTGGATGAGGTGAGATTCCTGGTTCATAAGGTTCTGGCTTGTACTTCAATTTAGGGGCGCGAAGATTCCATTGACGATTGCCTGGGAATTCATCCTGAAAGGGCACATGAGTAATGGTCCAGGCTTTCGATAGAATCTCCCCTAAAATACCCTCAGCATTATCTTCATATCCAATCGCTTTTAAGCGTGACCGGGCATCATCTTTTGTTGTAAATACCCAAGCCCCCTTCTCATGCCAGTAGGCCCATCCAGATGTATTGTTATCAGAAGAAATCAAACAACGTACATACTTATCAATTTCTTCAAAATCAATATTGGTCTCGCCGCGTGTGCGTATATCAATATTGTAGATTTTGAAAAACTTACCCTTCTTTTGCATCCAGCCTTCGGGTTCAGTTTTGTCATCATCATGTTTAACAACTTCAACAAGCAGCTTATCTTTTTTGTATGCTTGTAGTCGTATTTTTCTATTTTCTAAGTTTTCAGGGATTTCGATAACATGACCCATTGCTCTAAGGGCCGAGACAGCAGCCTCTCCATCAGGAAAGGTATAGCCGCCGCCCTTGATGTCATCTTCCAGACCCTCAAAGGCTGCGGCTGCTCCACTCAAAGAAAGGGGTTTATTATAAAAACAATAGGTCCAATTACTTTTATCTAATTTCCAAGTTTCATGTTCTGTAGTTCCTTTACCAAATCTAACAGCGCGAAACGCTCCGTTCTCCATTGGAAACAGGAATACATTAGGTTTTCCAGGGTCTTTACCTTCGGCTAAGGTTTCAAACGCACCTAGAATAGGATTGCCTTCTTCGGCCCTCCTATCAAATAAAATTTTCAAGAGTCTGGTGTGGGTCTGTAGCAAATGGTGGTCAGGAACCCAAACTGTTGTATATTCACGATACTCTTGTAATTCGGCAATAATTTGTTTGTGTGCATCATCTAGGGGTATATTACGTTGCGCCGCCGCTTTATTTGCTATTTTATCCTGATCTTCTTCGTCAACACCTTCAATGCGAACTTTTGATCGACGCCTAGCGGCTACATCAACATAGGCTTGCCAATTCTCTGGTGGTTGAAAATATGCTCGCGTACCATCAGGATACACATTATCTTTTAATGTCGTGAGTCCTTCATTTTCAAGCGTCATCTTTCGTGCCCAAACCCACATATTGCCGCCGCCAACATCCATGCTGGCCTCAAAATTAAATCCTACTCGGCGGGAGATTTCTTTGAGGCAGGCAATCGCCAAGGCAGAGTGTTCGGTATGGTTGGCTGTCTCTGGCAAGTCAGCGGGGTCAAACTCGAAATAGACATGCAATCCACTGCCGCCCGTGCTTTTCAGTACCAGAGCTTCGGGCACTTCCATTAGTTTTGCAAGGATGGCGTTTAACTGTTCTTCTTCAACACCAACACCTTTAGCATGGCTTGTAATTGCATCATAGTCAAATCCACAACGAATTGATTTACGATTACGCCAATCCCAGCCAGTTAATCCAATGGACCCGGCGTGTCTATCTAATGGATACCGTAATTCATGGTCATTATCGACTGGTTCAGTATTTGCATTTTTAGGTAGCCTAAAATTATACCAGTCATACGCATAATTGTTACTACAATAAACTCCATTTTTGCCGGCAACAGGTTCGCCATCATCCTGAGCGACTAAAACTTGAACTTCCATGTCAGGTGTATACCAACCGGCTACTCGCGGGTTATTATGCGGCATTAGTTTAAAAAATGCCGAAAGTTGTTCAGTGGTTCTCATTCAATATCTCCACAGACCCATTGTTCTCTATTATAATAGACTGTTTTGACGCGGTAAAAAACAAGTAGAAAATTTGAAATTGACTTTTGAAACTCATAAGTATTCTTTTGTCTTTTTGATTTCGCCAAATTAACCAACTTCTTGAATTGCAAAAACCGTACCAAAAATCAGTTAGGTAATTTTGAAACGCAAATGTGTTATTTTTAGCTTTGGAAGAGTTCTCTTATACAAAAAGAAAAATTTTTCTCTCGCGTAGTAAAACTTTTTCTTGTGAGAAATACATTTTTAAGTTTCAATTTGCTATAAGTATTTTTGATGCTAGTTACTAACGTGAAGATTCACATATTGTTATAACAATTGAAACGCAAAGTTAAGTCCGGGGGGTGTGCGGACTTTTGGCGAAATCCAAACATACAAATATCGCTTTTGCGTTTCAAAAGTCAATTTCAAATTTTCTACTTGTTTTTTACCGCGTCAAAACAGTCTATTATAGTAGAGGGAAGACATGCATGGTACACCGAGAATTTTAGATGATGGAACAATTATTTACCCGAAGAAGGGAAAGGAACCGCCACCATGCTTAGAAGGGTATCGCCGGAAGGCTGAGCAAGGCCCGGATGCTTGGATACTTATTCCATTATGGCGTGATTGTGACTTTAGACAGCAAGTATTACGACGACGAGAAGATTGTAATTGTGAAATGTTAGTGAATGTTTGTGGACATCCTTTAGGTCAAAATCTTGAACTTACGATTTCGATTTGTGAATCTTGTATTTTATGGCAGAGAAGTTAGCAAATTTGTCGGTTGATTTATTAGTTCCTGCTTTTGTACTCTTGCGATTAGTTGATAAAACATCGTTAGATTACATTGAAATGCGGGACTCTATGGCCGCACACGGCTTTTTCGGCACAATTTGTGTCCGACCTTCTAAGCGGCAGCCAGGAAAATATGAGATAATTGACGGTTTGCATCGTTATTGCTGCGCTGTTGATTGCGGGCTAAAAGAAGTTCCTTGTATTATTAAAGAAGCTACGGATGCTGAGGTTAAAAATTGGCAAATACAGGCAAATATTATTCGACGCGAGACGGCAAATTCTGATTATGCGGCTCGATTGAAAATGTTATTCATTGAAAATCCTGAATTGACAATGGAAATATTAGCTGTGGAATTACATTGCCGACCAGCAAAAATTCAAGCCATTTTGCGATTAAATAGGTTAATTCCAAAAGCAAAACAACACTTAGATATTGGAGAATTACCTATTACATCCGCTTATTCATTAGCGAAACTTCCTAAGAAGTTACAAGAGGATTTATTAGAAAAGGCTTTAACGCTGAGTGTGCGTGAGTTTATTCAAATAAGTAACGGGTATAGAAAAGCCTATCAAGAAGCAGTAAATGAAGGGCGATTACAAAAGTATCTATATTTGCCAGTAAAACCAAAACCGCATCTGCGAACATTTAAAATGGTTCGTAATGAATATGAGCATTTAACAGCGGGTAAAATTTTGGTAAAAGATTCAGAAAAACTTGAGGTCTGGAAGCTGGCTTTGGCATGGGTTTTGCAGTTAGATTCCTTATCACAGCAAGAAATACAAAAAAAGGCGGATAAACGAGCAGACAGTGACCGACAACGAATTGCCAGCCGTAAAAAAGATTTAGATAGGCGGCTGCGAAGTAAAGCGAGTAAGATGGGGGCGGACCCCGATGACGACGATATGATAGAAGTTGTTATCTAGTTTTAGTTTCTATAACCATGTTTGAGGAGTATTGTTATGAGTAATGAGTTAGCTACTGTGAATTTGGAGCAGCTACCAGCGGTAGGTGTCAACGCTGCAAGCGATTTGCTTTGTGAGTTGACAAAGAGTAGTGAATTTTTTGATCGAATTCAATTGTATAGCAAAGGTAGCGCAATTGATAAGGACTTAATTCGTCCAGGGCATTTTGGTGTTCCAAGTGGCGAAGAGAGTATTCAAGATTTGGGCACAGAAATTGATATTCTGCCCTTAGTGTGCCGAGCAAAGGCACTTGATTTGAGTGATCGTGATGCGATTGTAACAAATTACGATCCGACTTCGGAAGCATTTAGGGCGATCAAGGAACGAGCGTCAATTCAGAATTCTGGTTGTATGTATGGATTGACTTTTCTAGTGTTTGAACGAAGCACAGGGCGATTTTATGAATTGTTCTGCGGTGTGAATAAGTCAATGCGAATGGAATCCAAGAAGATTACTATTTTCCTCCCTTTGACAGAGGCCGATGCGACTAGCCTAGAGGAAAAGGATGGGGTCAAGCGTGAATCACATAGTTCTCTGCCTTGTACCTTAAAGACAAAGTATGTAACAAAGAGGAACTATGGATGGCACGTTCCGGTATGTGTGCAATGTTCGACGCCGTTTACAAACTTGCCGCCAATTGAGCGCATCCAGGCGGAAATTAACAAGTTTATGAGCCTATCAAACACGGAAGTTGAAAAGGTAGAAGAAGCCCAGACGACACGGCGGGCGCGATAAGTTGTTGGTGGTATGCCAGGATTGAAGTGGGGCACTTCAATCCTGGTAGGTTGTTTAGGAGAAATCACATGGATATTTTATATGGTCGTGTAATTAGAGTGGGTGATATTTGGACCTCTAATGGCGACGGCTATCTTTTAATGAGAAGCGAACGAACAACATTTACAGTTAATATTGTTGGGTCCGCTGACCGTGAAAATGAGACTAAGATAATTTTACGAACTGTAAAGTATGTTAGTCAATTAGTTGGTCGGAAGATAAAGGTAACTGGAAAACTTAGGGGTGTAAGTATCACTGCTAAAGTTATTGAGGAGATTTAATATGGGTAAAGATCGAACGTATCAATTTAATATGAAGAACGGTCAACTCATAAGCGTACAGGAAGTGAGTAATGAAGATTCAGTGGCATCATCCTTACCATTGGATACTTCGAGTAATCCTACTAGGGATGATGAACAGTGTTTGGAGGACAAATAATGTCTACGTTAGTTACAGTGCTGGTAGCGTATTACCTCGGCGGTGGCACTACTCTTCTTTTGAATGAGTTGGATGACACTGGTGATGGTATCCAAGTGGCTGATGTGGTATCAGTCGTGGCATGGCCGGTGACGGCTCTTGCTTTAATTGTCAAGAAGATTCAGGATTATCGAAAGGGAACCTAATGAAAAAGACGCTGATACGTTATGGGGTTCCTTTGGCCGCATTTTGGACTGGCGGCATGGCAACGATTCTGATTGATGTGCATAGTAAGATTGGTGAACTTCCTCTTGATCTTGTGTATCAAGTCGCTAAGTGGCCATACTATGCCGTGTTGTATCTTTTCGGTGGGTAAAACTCATCAGCCCTTCGGGGCGTAGCGGGGTGGAGCAGTTGGTAGCTCGGCTGGCTCATAACCAGCAGGTCGCAGGTTCGAGTCCTGCCCCCGCCATTTCATTTTGTAAAGGGGGTTTTATGAGATATGTTCTAACATTGATTTTGTTGTGTATTACACAAATTGGCTATGGGCAAGTGGTCGTTAGTGACCAAGTACCAATGCCTATAAAGTATCCTGCCGAAGTCTATAAAATGACTGACGCCGAGTTTTTCCAATGGGCAACTGATTTTAATAAGAAACAAGTTGCTGATTTGGAAACTCGTAGAAAACAAATAACTGAGCCACGTTATTATTACGGAACTCAAGTACGGCAGGAAGGGTTATTTAACAACTATAAAGCTAACGATTCTCGGTCATACAGCCGACAAACAACTATTTATTCAAAGCAATGGTCAAACTCAAATTATGTTGGCCCAGGACCATTGACAATTGTTAATCCATACTGTCGGCCAACAAAGGTAGAAAAATGAAAGAACGAACTGCAACCTTTTGTGGCTATGTCTTGTTTATTACGATTTTCCTATCGGTGGTTGTTGGCATTGTAAGTTTAATACGTTCACGGACAGCCGACCCGGTAGTTGATGATACTAATATGGCTCCTGTTACTGTAGAAGCACATATAGGAACTAATACAACTCCACCTATATTGTATGTACAAGTACATATTAAAAAAGGGCATCATATTTATTCCATCAATGCTAAAACCCCGGAACCAATTAGAACATTATTGGTTGTAGAGCCTAGTCCTGAATTTGGAGTAACAGGCGATTGGTTTACCATAACTAAACCCAAGACTGTAACTATTCCAGGGTTTGGTGAACTTGAAGAACATGCGTATGGCGCTCTTTTTGGATTACATATTAACCCGTTAGTTGATATAAAAACTTTAAAAATAAAAGGGTCAATTACGGTTGCTCCGTGTAATGATGAGCGCTGTTATTTACCAGAGAAAATTCCATTTGAAGCCACGGTTGTAGAATAATTATGACATTGGGCTGGGTTGGTAATATTCTTATTCTTGTTGCCTTGTGGCAAACTGGTTGCAAGAATAAGACAGGGTGGTTGTGGAGTATTGCTGGTAATACAGTTTGGAGTTATTATGCAATAAGATTGCAGATGTGGGACATGCTGTTTGTGGATTTAACTGCATTATTTTTAGCGGTCTATAATTGGCAGAAATGGAGAAAAGATGCCAAAGCGACGACGTGAAAGACAAGCAGAACGTGAACAAACTAGAACAACATTAACTTTTGAGTTTCGTACAGAGAAACAACAATGTGCCAGTGAGGTCTATCAAGCAAATGATATTATTTTTCTTGCAGGACCGGCTGGTACAGGCAAGACATTTTTAGCAATGGCGTTTGCGATTCAAGATATTTTACAGAGGAAACGGAATAAGATTATCTTGACTCGGCCAATTGTTGAGGCAGGAGAATCCCTTGGATTTTTACCCGGTGATTTTACTGAAAAGGTTAATCCATACATGGTGCCATTGTATGATTGCTACCATGCTCTTTGCCCTGGTATAACGCTTCGTAATAAATGGATTGAACAGGCATTTGAAGTTGCTCCGCTGGCGTACATGCGTGGGCGCACATTCAATAATGCTGTGTGTATTTTTGATGAGGCACAAAATGCCACCAAATCACAACTCAAGTTATTTTTAAGCCGATTTGGATTAAATTCAAAAATCATTATTACAGGCGACCCTAATCAGTCGGATTTAGGGAAGTCGGGTGGTTTTACAAATGTTATGTCGAGTCTTGACGGATTAGATGGTGTCGGAATTGTGCGTTTCTCTGATCTTGATATTGTTCGCCATTCACTTGTTTCAGCCGTATTAGCACGACTTGAAGAAGGGGTTTGATATGCTTGAAAAACCAGTTACAATTTCAAGTTTAATTGAGGACTCGCATCAAACTGCAATAGAAAAAGGATGGTGGGATACTTTAGATAAAGTTAGAAATTTCGGTGAGCAGTTGATGCTAATGGTTACAGAGTTGTCGGAAGTAATGGAGGACTACCGAATACATGGTATTGATGAGCATAGTCTACTGCGTATTGAAAATGGTAAACCCGAAGGTATTGCTGCCGAGTTTGCCGATGTTTTGATTCGATTGACTGATACGTGTGGTAGGTATAATATACCATTAGAAGAGGCCCTTATATTAAAAGCTGAATACAACCGTCATCGACCCTATCGGCACGGAGGAAAATTAGCGTGAATCCCAGTGCTATCCTGATTTTACAGCCGCAATTTAATCAAGGTCTTTTTTTGACTTTGTGTAAAGATATGCTAGGTGAATCGCCAGCAAGATCGGCGGATGCTGAGGGTTTACGGGGATTATCCCACCTAATAGCGGTACTACGAGACTTTAGTGGCAAACCTGAAACCGATGTTTACAATTTACTACAATTCGGTTGTCTTATGGCAGCAGATGAACGGGATACGCCATTACTATTAGAGGCTCTTTCTGGTATGCAATTTGCACTGACGGACACTGTGATTCGTGGTGTTCATGCTATTGTTGTAAGCGGAACTTTGAGTCAGTGGATTCAAGCGGTGTCAAAAGGATGCCGAAAAGAACAAACGACGGCGGTTAGATACTGTTTTGATAAGATTTATATGTGCTTTTGCCAACAGGGTTTAGCATCAGTTTTCAATTGTGTAAAGCATGATTTACCGGATCATACGTTTTATTTAACTGAGGAAAAGAGGAGATAACAATGGTTTTTGATAACGATGATTTTGATATTGATGATTTTGACGAATTCGACGAGGATGACGATTGGGGTTATGATGATGAATATGAAGATGATGAATACGATCCTGATTTGGACGACGATGAATTTGAAGGATTGATTGATGAAGCGATGGCTGATGAGGACGACGACTGGGACGATGACGATGACGACTGGGACGATGACGATTGGGATGATGAATAATGGGAATTGCATTAAATACACCGACCGCAATTAAACTTATTACTGAGACACAATCTGGTACTCGGATTAAAACTCCGGCTACCATTTTAGTGACCCCAGCACGTATTGAATTTTTGAAATCGCCTTTTTCATTAAAAGACGAAATTAAAGCGATGCGAAGTGCAAGGTGGCATGGTTTTGATGACCCACCCAGAAAGATTTGGTCGGTTGAAAATTGTACACGCAATTGGTTTCAATTACAAGTGATGATGGGTGAAAATCCATACGCTTGGTTTGATAGGCAGATTCAAAATTTTGACTATGAACGCCCGCTTCGTTTGCATCAAAAAGATATGGCTGATGCGGGTTTAACCTACCACTATCAAATTTTTGGAGCGGAAATGGGTTTAGGTAAGACTCTCTCTGCTATTGAAGTGATGGAAAAATCTGGAAAACGCTTGTGGTGGTGGGTTGGTCCCAAATCGGGTCTATATGCTGTGGAACGTGAATTTAAGAAATGGGAAGTTAGTTCTAATCTTGAAATTGAGTTGATGACGTATGAGGGCTTGGTAAAACGCATGGGACTTTGGAAGCCCGGCGACCCGGCTCCAATGGGTGTAATATTTGATGAAATTAGTCGAGCTAAGACTGCCAAGACACAACGAACCCAAGCGGCCCAAGCCTTGGCCGATGGTGTCCGTAAAGATTGGGGCATGGAAGGTTTTGTTATTGGAATGTCTGGTACACCGTCGCCAAAATCACCTGTTGATTGGTGGGCACCATGCGAGATTGTTTGGCCTGGATTCTTACGAGAAGGTGATGCCGATACATTTAAATTTAGATTAGGTATCCATCGTAAAGAGGAAGGGGCGATGGGTAACGCCTTTTGGCAATTAGTCAATTGGCGTGATGATGAGCATAAGTGCGATATATGTGGTGAGCTAGAAGATGAAGGAAAACATACACATCTTATTGGTACAGAGTTGACAGGTGTGGAAGATGGAATACATGATTTTAAACCATCCAAAAATGAGGTCGCATATTTAAGTGAGCGTCTTAAAGGTTTGGTGATAGTTAAGCAAAAGAAGGATTGTCTTGATTTGCCAGAAAAACAATATCGACAGGTCTATTGCAAACCTTCACCCGCAACACTTCGCGTAGCTTCATCATTGATGAAAGCGTCACCAAATACAATTACAGGCTTGACTCGGTTGCGCGAATTAAGTGATGGTTTTCAGTATCGAGATAAAGTTGTTGGTAAAGAACGCTGTCCAATATGTTCGGGAACCTGTAAAAATACTTATTGGGTTGATCCAGAAGATGCTGAACGGGCTTTTACAATGACAGACATGCTCGACCCTGAGTATGTTGCGACATTGGTTAAGACTGAATTGACTTGTGTTTCATGTAATGGAACGGGAGAAGTAGATAAAATCGAGCGTACTGTAAAAGAAGTACCTTGTCCAAAAGAAGAGGCATTAGTTAATCTGCTTGATGAGAATGAAGAAACTGGCCGGTTGGTTGTATTTGCAGGATTTACTGGTTCAGTTGACAGAGTAACTAAGGCTTGTTTAAAACATGGATGGGATGTGGTGCGTGTTGATGGTCGTGGTTGGTTAGTTTATCGGGCCGATGGACAGTCAACAAGTGATGCCCCGTTAGATTACTGGGCAGCAGTTGATAAACATCCACGAGTTTGTTTTGTTGCCCATCCTAAATCAGGTGGGTTAAGTTTGACATTAGTAGAGTCGCGGATGGCTGTTTATTATTCAAATGACTATAACCCTGAATCCCGTTCTCAGAGTGAAGATCGTATTCATCGTATGGGGATGGATGAGAATAAGGGGGCAACGATTGTAGACCTTCTACATTTGCCAACGGATGAGAAGGTATTAAATGTTTTACGTGATAATCGACGACTTGAATTGATGTCAATGGGTGAATTTCAAGAATGCTTTGAAGGGCTTGATGATGATGTTGAAAGCGAAGAAGAAGAAGAAAGACCCCAGCCATCCACTTCGGTCGTTGGCTAAAGCAGTAAGTTGGGAAACTATTTCACTGGTCTTGACCATGTTAATAGCTTATCCATTTACACATAGTATTTGTTCGAGTGTTGAGTTAGCACTTGCTTGTTTAGCGATAAAGATAATTTTCTATTATCACCATGAGCGGGTGTGGCATCAAATTGATTGGGGTAAAATTAACGGAGAGAATAACAATGAAACGTGAAGTAGTTTACAAAGATGGCCGATGCTTTGGTCGGGTGATTCATTTTGATGAGCGTAGCCGACAATACCCATTGTTGCTTAAAGCAATGATTCTAGTAACAAAGACTTGGGATTGTAAGAAACATCTTGACCAAGGAAGCGAGGGGTCGTGTGTTGGATTTGGCTGCGGGCATGAATTGATAGCTGATCCAGTTGAAGTTCTTTCAATAGATTACACATACTGTAGGGAAAAAATTTACTGGGCGGCACAAAAACTCGACGAATGGGATGGTGGAGCCTATCCTGGTGCAAGCGAGTATTATGAAGGGACGAGTGTTCTAGCTGGCTTAAAGGCATTAAAACAAGCTGGCTGGTGTACAGAATATAGGTGGACATTTAGTTTCGATGATTTTAAGAATGGAATCTCAAATGAAGGCCCAGCTATTGTTGGGACAAATTGGTATAGTGGAATGATGGACACCGATAAAAATGGTTTTGTTCATGTTACCGGGTCCAATGAAGGTGGTCATTGTTGGCTAGTGAAAGGTATAAATGTTGAGGAAGAATATTTCATCGGTCACAATAGTTGGGGAACGGCGTGGGGAGTGAGTGGGGATTTCAAGATAAGTTTTGTGGATATGGAAAAGTTGTTAAAAGCTGATGGTGAAGCAGCGTTTCTAATTGGACGGACTGATACGCCGGAACCAGAGCCGGAACCAGAGCCGGAACCAGAGCCGGAACCAGAGCCGGAACCAAACAGTTTTTGGGCCTTTATTAAGGCGCTGATAAAATTCATTCTAAGTCTATTTGGATTTAATTGATGGGTTTAATTGCACAAACAAAAACGATGTTTAAGTCCGTGCTACATTGGGTAGCACGGACTCGACCTTATTTATTTGTAGTGCGGGATATTCTACCGTATGCAAGAATTTCATGGGGTCATACTAGATTAACAGGTAAAAAATATAGGGAAGGGTATAAGTTACTAAAACCAGGGCATATAATTCTTTCAACTGACGAAGAACGTATTTCATCATTTTTAACTCCGGGCGATTTGGATCATGCAGCAATTTGTGTCGGTGTTGGTTCGGACTATGAAATTGGTGAAATGACACACTTGGGATATACACAAAGTTTATTTTTTGATATTTGTCATACCTCAGATCGAGTCGTTATTTTAGATTGTACAGATTGGGATGATGAATATAAACAAAGAGTCATTGAGAAATGTCGTTCACTGGTTGGGATGCAGTATGATTTTCAATTTGAAGTGGGAGACACGGTACTATATTGTTCGGAATTGGTTTTCTGTTGCGACATAGAGAAGCGATTGGAAATGGTGTTTGGAGATTATATCTTACCCGAAGATATTTATAAAGCTAAGAATGTAAAAGTTATTTGGGATTCAGACGCATGATATTTTTTACCGCCGACACGCATTTTGGACACGCCGGTATTTTAAAGCATATTCCTGCGCGAGCAGCGATGTTTTCTAATGTCGATGAAATGGATGATGCACTAATTGAGCAATGCAATCAAACTGTTCAATCGCGGGATGAACTTTGGTTACTTGGCGACTTTGCATGGAAGGCCAGTAAGTATGGTCATTACAGACAACGCCTACGTGTGCGCAAATTACACGTTGTAATGGGCAACCATGATTCTACTTCTCTAAGAGCGCATGTGTCTTCATTAAAGGAAATGGAATATCGGCGTTTTGGAACACAAAAGTTTCATTTAACCCACTATCCGATGGCTTCCTGGCGTGGAAGAGAATCGGCCAAATCAATCCATTTATATGGGCATTCTCACGGTACAATTGAGACTCATTTAGATAGATGCTTTCCTGGGCGACGATCAATGGATGTTGGTGTTGACAATGCTTACCAATTTTTTGGTATTTGGCGACCATTTTCTATAGATGAAATTATCGAGATATTAAACAGTAAAGGAAGTGGATAATGACTAGATGTATTGTTTGTGGCCATACAATTTCGTATAAATTATTTGATCCAGGTCCACAACCATTGGCGGCATTAAATCTACCTCGTTGTGAATCAGATGCATTAGAAGCTATAAAACACCCCATGAATTTCCATGCGTGTGCAATTTGTGGCCATGTATGGAACACTGAATTTGAATATGCACAAGTGCCTTATGCCGGTGATTCAAATTTGATGTACAATAATGGGATGTTATGGCGCACACACATGCAGTTGCTAATTGATAAATTGGCTGAAAATTCTGCTATGTGGCTTAATAGGCCAATTATTGATATTGGTTGTGGCGATGGTCTTTTCTTTTCACAGTTATTAGAAACCATACCAGAGGCTCAATGTATAGGGTTCGAGCCAGGAATTGAGGGTGATAAGATTGTAGACTTTGAGTGCATACGTGACTACTTCATACCTGAACGAGATTTAAAGCGTCTTAAACCATCGCTTCTTGTATGTCGGCATGTTATTGAACATCTTGAAAATCCGCGTGATTTTGTGGCTGAGATTGCCTATTGGTGTGGACGATATGAACTTGTGCCAATTTTTCTTGCCGAAGTCCCTTGTTTTGATAAGGCATTAGAAACTGGGCGTATTTCAGACTTTTTATATGAACACGCATCAAATTTTACTCTAAACAGTTTATATACGTTGTTCGCTACATCAGGATTTCAATTATTAGAGACTTCCCGTTTATACGATGAAGAGGTTGTTGTTGGGTTCTTTCAACCACATGATGTTGCCTTAAATCAACATCGAAAGATTGCAGAAGATTTTGATGAAAAAGTTACACGAACTTTTGAGAGTGTGGGAGAGACATTATCTCAATTACGCAAATCGACATTAGCATTTAGGTCTGGACAGTCGATTGTTGCCTTGTGGGGCGGCACTGGTAAGAGCGCTGCATTTCTTAATATGTTTGATCTAAATCATAAAGATTTTCCATTGGTGGTTGATTCGGATGAACATAAAGTTGGGAGATATGTTCCTGGTACTGGACAAAAAATTCAATCGCCTGATGTGTTGCAGGGTTTGACGCCTATAATTATCATCACAACATCGTGGCGAGCAAAAGATATTTATACCGAGATTCAAATGCGAGGTATCCAATACCAAAGCATTCTGGTACTTAAAGACGGAGTTTTAAATGAATATGCCCCCGATGCCGAAGTTTGATTTTAATGAAATCTTTACCGCGTATTGCCGAAAAGACTTCATGCATGTTTCGCAGTTAATCGTAGATGTAATAAAGCATTTTAACGATGTTAATTATACAGGTTTTAGTCGTGAGCAGAAAACACAATTTGATGATTGTGTGATGACCATTTTTTTCATCTTATCTCAACCAGATTTTCAAATACCCTCGGAATTCGCAGGAGTTTTTGTCAATGTAGGTCATATACTAGCTAACATGGCTAAAGCCTCGGCTATTGGGTCTACTCAGCCATTTTTAAATCGCGTATGTAGTCAAGAAAATAATTACGTCAAAATTTTGATGTTTAATACTTGCCATAATACGCTGGCTATTGATTTAGAGGCGCTGTTTCAACCAAACCCTGATTTAACATCCTTATGGTGGGCGAATTATCAGACTTCGGCTCAAGGTACACTATCTGCCGAAGTCCATGAGCGAGTTGTAAAACATTTACAATCTGTACCCAAAGAATTTAGATTGCAAGATTTTAGAACCGCACCCTTATATTTTCAGTGTACCTATTTCTCGCCCGAAACCGATCATATTATCAAGCAAGAATTTAATCGACAAGTTCGTGTGAAATTGGCTGGGGCTAAAATTCACAACCATCCTAATCCTAAGAGTATTGCAATTATTTGTGATAGATGGCAACCAACTACTGCTGTCTATAAAAGTTGTTATCATCAAATTGAACGCTTATCGGAACGATATGATTTAACACTCGTTCATTTTAGTGAGGATAAAATATCGCAAATTGACACACGACTCTTTAAGCATGTCAAACGAGTACAACTACTGGACAATATGACTCGTTTAAATTTTGCCGAGATTAAATACAACGATTTTCAGTTTGCGTACTTTCCTGATATTGGAATGAACTACGAATCGGTTTGTTTATCAAATATGCAGGTTGCTCCTATTATGGCCACGGGTTATGGGCACCCAGTAAGCACCTTTGGATCGAAGATTGATTATTTTATTGGTGGATTGGATTCTGAATTACCAGCATTAGCAACAACGAATTATAGCGAGAGGTTAGTTTTAATTCCTGGTATAGGAGCGCATCCAGTTTTTCCAAATTATCAGCGTAAACACCCAACACCAGATAAGTTTATTATCAATTGTTGCTGGACGACACAAAAGACTAATTATCCGATGTTGGAAGCATTGCGAAATATTCAAGAACGTGCAAATATACCTGTTCACTTTAATTTTTTCCCGTCTTGGACGATTAGCCGTTATCAGGCAGCGATTTCAGTGCGGCAGGAATTGACCAATTTTTTCAAAGGGGCTGTGACTATTTATTTTGATACCCCCTATCATGGGTATTTAGAAATCTTGGAAAATGGCCGATTAACACTTGACTCGTATCCGTTTGGAGGGTATAATACAATAGTGGACTCTCTGTTTGTAGGGTGTCCTGTTGTTACTTTAGAAGGTACGCGATTCTTTAACCGTGCCTCTTCGGCTTTAATGCGAAAAGTAAATCTCCCGCAGCTTGTTACAACTAATCGTGATGATTATGTGGATAAAGCGGTAGAACTTATTAACCACCCAGAAGAGTTACAACATATAAGAGACGCTGTGACGGTTATTGATATGAAGGCATTACTGGTGGATACTGAGGAACCGACTTACTTTGCGAATGCTATTGATTACTTAATAAAGCATCATTCGGAATTAAAAGATGGCCGGGAGCCTCTTATTTTGGCATGAAACTTGCACTTAGGAGTTAAATATGAGCGAATTAAAAATTGAAGCTGTTATACTCGACGAAGTTTTACCGCACCCAAACGCTGATAAGCTAGATTTATTGCGTTTTGGTTCAAATACGGTGTGCGATGAGCGCGGCAAATATAAAGCCGGTGATGTTGTTGCCCATTTTCCACCTGACATGCTTATTCCTAATGTCTTGGCTAAACAGTTAGGGGTAGAGAATTATCTTAAAGAGGCAATTTATCCAGGTGATGCCTATAAGTCAAAATGTCGCGTGGCAGCCATTAGATTGCGGGGTTGCCCTTCTTTTGGGTTTGTATTCCCAACTCGTTGGGCATATAGTCCAGGTGACGATTTGACGGCTCGTTTTCATGGTGTTAAATTTGAACCACCTGAACCTACATGGTATACGACCGGGTTACATGCCAAGGGTGATCCACGTTTTCATTGTTATACGGAAATTGAAAACTATCGTAATTCAAGATATACTAATGCAATTCCAGTAGATACTCTTGTTAGAGTAACTGAGAAAATTCATGGTACTAATAGTCGTGTTGGTATTATTGATGGTGAATTTATGTGCGGCTCGCATAAATGTACCATGAAGGAACTTGATAAAAATGACAATCCATCTGTTTACTGGCAACCATTAACTGGCGATATGAAGGATATGCTTTATTGTCTTGCCGAAGGCGGTAAGAATGTAATTGCATTTGGCGAAATTTTCGGCTCAAAAGTTCAATGCATGGATTATGGAATTGTCGGACGCGGAGGCTATCGCCTCTTTGATATTTCTGTTAATGGTGAATATCTCTCATGGGAACAGGTTGAATACTATGCAACTCGTTTTTGTATTCCTTTGGTTCCATTACTGTATAAAGGTCCGTTCTCCCATGAGATAGTTGACCAGTTTGTGGATGGTTTGACAACAGTAATTGATCCTGAGCAAATTAAGTCTAAGTTTAAAGGTCGTGAAGGTATTGTTATTACGCCTTTGATTGAACAATTTAGTCCTGAATTGGGTGGCCGCATGATTCTAAAAGCGGTTTCAGTTGATTACTTACAGAATAGAAAGAGTGATTCACACTAACATGACAAAAGACCTTATTGCAAAATTTGTGAGGGAATACAATGGAAGTGACCTCCCTGGTGATTTGTTTACTTATTTAACAAAGATGGAGGGTATTAAAGAGACACGCCGTAAATTGGAGAAAGAGCGTTGTCAAATTGATGCCAGCTACCATAAAGCTAAGGAAGAGTGGGCACTTAGATTGCGAGCATTGCAAGCTACTTGTCCTCACCCTGAGACTGCATTCTGTGGCGACCCTGCGGGAGGGCATGACTCGTATTACATCTGTACATATTGTGAAAAGGTATTATAATGAAATTAAACACAAAGAAAGCATCGGACATTAAGGCTCGATTAGCAGCCGGAGCCACGCAAAGACAGGTGGCAAAAGATTATGGTATTAGTAGATCGGTTGTGTCCGATATTGCTACTGGGCGTATTTGGAAATCCGCCCCTGGTACTGTCCCGGCTAAACGTGCTGGTGGGCAATCTAAGCCATCCGCAAAATATAACCCTACGGATGAACGTATTTTAGAGTTAGGGGCTGAAATAAATCATCTGCGTGATGAACGGAGTGTTTTACAGAAGCAGGTTAAGGCCATGTCAAAATCGCATGGACTCTTTAAGGCAATTACAAAGGAAATGGGCGCCCTTGTTAAACCTCTGACTGCTTTACCAACTGTGGTCTCAGTAAAGCGTGGGCACGTAAAAGATCGACAAATTGAAGAACATCTTGTGATGCATTTGAGTGATGGGCACCACGATCAAATTGTTAAGCCGTCTGATTGTGGTGGTTTAGAAAGATATGATTTTAGAATCAGTATGCGACGTGCCGAACAATATGTTGATACTGTTTTAAAGTGGACCCAGCAAACTTTAAATCCACAGTTTTATTTTCCGTCATTGACTGTATTGGCGTATGGCGATCATACAAGCGGTGAAATTCACAACCACATGCAGCGGTCGTACTTCCGAAATATGTTTAAGAATGCGTCCGCCATTGGTCAACTTCATGCATTGATGTATCGTGACTTGGCTCCGTATTTTGAGACAGTGAATGTTGTTTATGTTCCAGGCAATCATGGTCGCCGGTCTATTAAGAAGGACTATCATGGCGCTCACGATAATTGGGACTATTTAGTTGCAGATACAGCGGCTCAGCATTGTAGCGATATTAAAAATATCAATTTTGTTATTCCAGATGCATGGTCTATCAATTTAGATATTAACGGCGTTGGTTTTAGTGTATTTCATGGTGACGATGTACGTTCGCAATTGGGTGTGCCGTGGTATGGAATGGAACGACGACAGAATCGTATCACTGCTCTTACATCTTTGCAGGGTGGTAACAGAATTCGTTACTTTTGTTGCGGGCATTTTCATCGTCCAGCCACTTTGTCACAGTTTGATGGTGAATTATTGATGAATGGCCCGTGGGTTGCTACCGATGCCTATTCTTATAATGCGTTTGGTGGTTATACTGAACCAACACAATTGCTACATGGAGTTGGACAAAAATATGGTGTAACATGGAGGTTGCCTGTTAAGCTAAAGACTGATGATGAACACCTGGGACCACAACGCTATAAGATTGATTTAATGCGAGAAATTGGAAATGCCTAGTACAGTTGAGCGATTAACTCAAAAAGGACTAATCCGCCCACCATCTTGGTTAGCGGATAATGTCATTTATGAAACCGTGATGGGTTCAGTAGCTTATGGTGTTTCTGTTGATATATCTGATTTTGATACGATGGGTGTTTGTGTTCCGCCTAAAGAAATGGTATTTCCACATTTAGCCGGACGTATTGAAGGATTCGGCAGGCAACATCAGAAGTTTGTTTGTTATCAAAAGCATCATGTACTTGTACCTGATGACCTCGGTGGCCGAGGGCGGGAATATGATTTAAATGTCTATAATATAGTGCATTATTTTCATTTATGTATGGAGAATAATCCTAATATGGTGGCGTCACTATTCACGCCACAAGACTGTGTATTGCATTGTACAAAGATTGGAAATATGATTCGTGATAAGCGTCGAATCTTTTTGCATAAAGGCTGCTGGCATAAATTTAAGGGATATGCTTACAGTCAACTTCACAAGATTCGGACTCGTAACCCCGAAGAAGGCAGCAAGCGGGCTGAGATTATTGATAAGTTTGGATGGGATGTGAAATTCGGGTATCATACGGTGCGTCTATTATCTGAGGTTGAGCAGATTCTAACCGAAGGCGATTTGGACATTAGACGTAATCGTGAACAGTTAAAAGCTATTCGTCGCGGTGAAATGACGGCTGAGGATTGTATTGCGTGGGCGACCACGAAGGAACAAGCCTTGGAGCGGGCGTATGAAACAAGTCAATTGCCGTATGGTCCTGATGAACAAGCAATTAAAACATTATTGTTTGAATGCCTTGAAGAACATTGGGGGTCATTAAAAGGCTGTGTCTATGGTGAGTCGCCATTAAATGCGGCATGTCGTTTAATGCAAGACATGCAACAATTGATAAATCATTATCAAGTGGAGTTGAATGATGGAGAAAGATAAACAAAATAACGACTTGCGGGTTGCGCCCAATAAAGGGACGGGGGAGTGTGGGCGCACCCGCAGTCATAAAAATGTGATACAGTGGGTACAATGTGCGAGTTCACTTGTGGGTTGTCCTATTTTTCACGATCAACGTATTGTTGAGGTTAAATTATGATGCCTGTCTTTATTTCTGCGTTAGAGTTTCTTGGGCTACCGATGGAGGATGAGGACGAAGATTTATCAGAATTTGAAAACTTACAATTGGAGTTCGAGGATGAATCTAGTTGACCAACTATTACAACATGCTGAGGGCTGCGCGGAAAAATCGGAAACTTCTCGACAACAAGTTTCCACTTACCAAGATATGATGGATTCGTTACCTCGGTTGTTTCCCGCCCCTGATGATATGTATGTCCGGTCGCCTGATATTGAATATGATTTGGCTCTTTTTTATTCATTACAGTCAAAGGAACAAGATGATGCTTTGAGAATGGTTTTAAGCATGACCTTTGGAGCGCTTGAATGGGAGGGGGAAATTGACAAAGCGGAAAATACATTGACTCTTCGGACGTTAGTAAAGTGTGGAGAGTATACAGTTTTGATTAAGATTATTGGAGCCAATCATAAACACTATCATTTGACAGACGTTCAAGATGTTGGTTTAAAATTAGTTGGTAGGGCTACCAGTGTTAAATTTGTTCCGTGGGAGATTTTACGGCCTGACATCACACCTGAAATTTTATTAGAACAATGCGTTCAGTCAAATGCGGTATCTTATGTCTCTCGTCAGCAAGCTAAGATTCTGAGTGAATTGGCAGCAGTATTACCGCCAAATGTACCGGCAGCCGATGGAGTATCTGCTACTTTGGGTTTAAGTTACGACGCTGATATTACTTATCTTTGTGATCCTTCGGGTAAAAAGCGGGCATTTTTAGACAAGTATCTTGGTTATAATGGTTGGTCGGCAACGATTCAAAAACGAACGGCTGATTTTAGTCTACATACAATTTTTGAAATTAGATGTAAAATAGGTAAGTTGCGGTTACGAGTGTCGATTGTTGATGCTTGTAAAGATAAAGAACAATTATTTCTTGTTGGTGATTTACCAGAACTTTTAGTTTACAAGGCCGTGCGTAGTACCGACCCAGATTACAAAGCTACACTTAAAATGTTTAAGACAAAATATGGATATTGAATCAGTAGCCGAAGCGCTCAAAAATCCTAAATTGAATCTGATGGAGCAAGCACGTTTGTTGCAAACATTAGAACCTCGCAAACGTAGTGTTCATGGTTTAACGCTACGTGAAATAGGGCGCAGGGTTGGAAAGTCCTATTTATGGGTACGACGCCGGTTGGCATTATTACAATTACCAGAAGAAGTCCAAAAGGCAGCCGAAGAGGGACTATTTACGCCTACCGATTTAGAAACAATGTTTAGTTATGGAAAGTCGCGTTGGAATCAATCGGCTTTACGAATATTAAAAGATAAGAAGAAAGGTTTAAGGACAGATAGGAACGATTTACGTCATAAGACAACTCGTAAGAGCCATGAACGTATCCGACAGATGATTCGATACTTAATGAGTAAAAATATTGGTGGTTTACCAATTCGATTGTTAGCGTGGTGCTTAGGTCGTGTTGATGACCAGCAGATTTATGCTGAGGTTAAGGAACTAATAGGAGACGACCATGCAGAAGAAGATGTACCCTTCACCGGAAGAACTGATGAAGCATAAAGCCGAAGGTGTGGTAGAACCTACTAAATTAGCAAAAGGTATTAAGTTATTAGTTGAGACAACAGCTAAGATTTTTGAGTTTGAAATGCTCGGCGGAGGGCGTGCAATTGTTAGAAGTACAGGCAAAATTTTCAGGAAGAATACGCCCTGTCAAATTGTTGGAAGTTTATCGAAAGATGGCACGTTATTTGCTGATATGGTAGTTAGAGAAAAGCATCTAATTATTGCTTTACCTAAAGGACGTTATACCACAGGATTGATACGTGGTGCTAGTTTACAGGGTCCAGATTGGTCGTATGAAATGTGGGCAGCGGAGATTCGTAAATGATATTTCTTGATACGGAAACTTGTGGTCTACATGGAATGCCGGTTCTTTTGCAATATGCAGAAGATGATGGCCCTATTCATTTATGGGAATTTTGGAAGGAACCTGTACAACGCACCCTTGATCTAATTGAATACATTACTCACCATGAAATTGTAGGTTTTAATCTTGCATTCGACTGGTTTCATTTAGCAAAGATTTACACAATTTGGAGTCTATTACCACCAGATTGGATACCTGAACAGCATATTGGTGAGATTGCTTTGAAGGAACCAGAAGGCATGGATGGCCCTTGTATAAAGCCGGTGGCAGCTTGCGATCTTCTCTTACACTCGCGTCGTGGTCCATATCAGTCTTTAATGGCTCGTGAGGATATTCGCATACGGCGTGTACCTACAGCTTTGGCATACGCCCTAGCTCAAGAATTAGAGAGGCGGATTGAACTTGATGGAATCTATTTTGCAAAATCGGCGGATAAAGAAGCACCAAGATGGAAGGTCTATGATATTGTTTCAAAACGTGGAATTGTAAACCAAGATTTCAAAGATGTTGTCTTAAAGTTTCATGCCGCTGGTGGTCTAAAATTCTTAGCAGAGTACGCATTGAAAATGCCCCCAAAACATTATTTTTCGGACGTAGAACTAGATTCTAGCTGGCGTCCGTATGAGCTTGGTTATGCCCCAACCGCCCTGGCTGTAGCAAACCAACCAGATTGGAATTGCTATGATGATAGTGGCAAACTGATAGGGATGGCTTGGCCCGCTTTAATTTACGAGCATATTAAACATTGGAGTACCAACGAACCGGCAAGGGAATATGCAAATGACGATGTAAAATATACACGACTTTTGTGGGAGCATTTTGGCAAACCAGAGCCGGGGGATACTGATTCAGAATTAGCGTGTATGGTGGCTGCTGTTCGATGGAGAGGGTTCACAATTAACAAGGAAGGTATTGAAGAGTTACTACAAAAAGCTGTAGCAACTGTTGCACAATCTCCTGTTAATGTAAATAAGCCACATGCTGTCCGTAAATATCTTTCTGAATGTATGGATGAAATGGAATCCTTGATTATCGAGGAAAGCACTAAGAAACAAAACATCGAACAAATTGAAACTTGGACAATTGATGAGGAAGAACAATGTACCAAGTGTGGTGGCGATGGTGATGAGGGACATTGTATCCGTTGTAATGGAACTGGTAAGTTGTTTGTAGGCAGGCACCCCGCTGCAATTAGAGCCGCTGAAATTTTAGCCGTAAAGATTGCTGCCAAGGAAGTTGAATTATATACCAAACTTCTACAGGCTGGCAGGCTTCATGCAAGTTTCAAAGTTATTGGTACGCTGTCATCACGTATGTCTGGCGGTGATGGACTTAATGCTCAAGGCATTAAACACGCTGAGAATGTTCGTATGATGTTTCCATTAACATGGCCAGGATACATGCTATGTGGCGGTGACTTTGATTCATTTGAAGTAACGATTGCTGATGCTGTGTTTGATGATCCCGACTTGCATCAAACGCTCTTAGATGGTAAGAAGATTCATGCTCTATTAGGTGTAGAACTTTATCCACATCTAAGCTATGATGAGATTGTTGCATCGGATGGAGCCAAAGCCCCTGACATTGATTTTTATACCCGGTCTAAGCAAGGTATGTTCGGATTTCTTTACGGTGGGGACCATACAACATGGAATAAGCGTCTGAATATTCCTGCCGAGCAAGCACATAAAGCCTATGACAAGTGGTGTGCAAAATACCCCGGTATCGGCCGATCCAGATTGCGTATTCAAAATGACTTCTGTTCAATGCGTCAACCAGAAGGTATTGGCAAACAAGTTGTCTGGCACGAACCAAAAGATTATGTAGAAACTTTCCTTGGATTCCGCCGATATTTTACACTTGAAAATAGGATTTGTAAAGCATTATTTACGCTTGCAAATAAACCGCCAGCGGCATGGAGAAATTGCCAAATTAAGGTGGTACGTAGGGATCGTATGCAGACCGCAGGTGGCGCTGTGCAAAGTGCCCTATTTGGCGCAGCCTTTCAGATTCAAGCGGCTAATATGCGGGCGGCTAATAATCACTTAATTCAATCGGCAGGTGCCCAGATTACTAAAGAAACCCAGCGTAGAATCTGGGACTTGCAACCGGCTGGTGTTAATGAATGGCGGGTAGCCCCCATGAATATTCACGACGAAATTATGTGCGTTACACATCCTGATTTCAAACGAGCCGTGGCTGAGCGTGTGCGCGATACAGTTGAATCCTTTAGACCACAAGTACCATTGATTGGTATAAAATGGAATCTTAACATGGAGCATTGGGCTGAGAAAAAGAAGTCTGGCCCCGATATGATGCATGTAACTTATAAGAAAGCAGGTTAAAATGAGTGATACCGATGATCTACATCCGCGAGTGATGAGGGCCTGGGCTTTAAATATGTTACATGGTCGGCGTAAGGAATTAGATCAAGCTGCCCTCCGTGAAGATTACCCAGAAGCCGTTTTAATGGCGATCAATTATACATTGATGGAATTGGAATTAGATTTGGCCGAGAAAACCGGAGAGATTGAACCACGATGATTAAGGTTTCTATTGATCCACGAGTCTACAAAGATTATCACGGGTTGCTGCGAGCGGCTTGTGATTGGCTAAGAGAAACGCAGCGTATTCCGCATAGATTAAATGTTACATTGTTTACCGACAAAAATATGCGAGAATTTGTGAGATTAGTTGATTATCCTGAAAAGAATGCATTGGGTATTTTCTTTTTAAATTCACGCGATATAATCATTAGACAGCGACGGTATGAAAATGTAAAAGTTGTCAAAGATGGTCGTAAATTTAAACATAGACTTGACCGATTCCTTTATGTAATAATGCACGAGTTTGCTCACTATGAACAATTCCGCGATGGAAAAGAATTAAGCCATCGTAACATTGAATCAAGAGGAATGCATTTGGTTAGACAATTTAAGGATTATTGGCATGAACAATGCTCTCTATTACACAGTGCTTAATCATTTAGCGGAGAATACTAAACTCTCGCAGTTGATTTCTCTGCTTGTCTATACTTATAAATTAGATGATATACCATTTCCAGAGGATAAATTAGTTGGGGACTGGGAAGTAGCGCGTCCTGGCCGAAGAGTAAAAATTACTTGGACTGATCCATATCGTGTTGAGTATGGTTTTCTTTTTACATTACCAGGATTGTGCGAGGATTTATTTAAGGGCGGGTTGGTACAAATTCCTGAAAGTGAAGATGATCCAACAACACAACGCTGGTATACTCTAAAGCATTTAGCAATTTTTGCAGACACATTAGAATTGGAGCCAGAATTATGAGCGAGAATCGTGATGTTGAATTAGAAGTAGATAGCCTTGCGACCCGTGAGGTAAGGGCCTTGGCAAGTCAATGCAAGTTTGATGACTGGAAAACTGGACCAATTGCTAAGCTACGACGAAAGATTGTAGACTTAGCAAAGACTAACCCCGAAATTCTTGATGGAGAAAAGGCATGAATTGGGAATCTGCTGTAAATACAATTCGTGGCAAGAATCTGGTTGGTTTAACAACCAAAGAAGATGTTGATTTACTTTTTCAATATATGGATAAAATTGAATTCGGTCTGGAACGTCTTGCAGGAGAGGGCGATGAAAAAGCCCTATGTGTTATTAAAGGCGACTGGCGAGAATACTGTGGGGTGGCTTAATGAGATATGCTTACATTTTATGGTGTTTACTTTGGCTTCCAGTTTTGTATATTAGTCGTTATGTATTTTGTTTTAGTGTTTTAATGATTCACGGGGTCGAAAGATTTAACGACGCTCTTGATTGGACGCGATAGATGGATAAGCCACGAATTCGTAAACAGCATGGCCCTGAGTATGGCATACAACGTGCCATAGTCAAGTTTCTACGGCTACGTGGATGGCATGTGGAGCGTGTGGTTGGCATTGGTTGGCAGTATGGTTTGCCAGACCTTTATATTACACACCCTAAGTTTGGTCAGCGTTGGTTAGAAGTTAAGAATCCCGATGAATATACATTTACTAAACATCAAAGACAAAAGTTTCCAATCCTTGATGCATTTGGCACGGGCATCTGGATTATGGTAGGTGCAACTGAGGAAGAGTATGAGAAACTTTTTAAGTCACCTAATTGGAAAGAATACTGGAAGGATTCTTGGGGAGAAATTGATATAGACGCCTTATTACTTGAAATAGAGGAAGAAGAAAATGCCAGTTCATACAACGACGAAGAACGGGAAACCGGCTTATCAATGGGGTAATACCGGCAAAAAGTATACTTACACAGCCGGTAATGCTGCGAGCCGCGAGCGAGCTAAGAAGAAAGCAATCCAACAGGGGTTAGCGGTTGCTAACAGGACTGGAACGAAACCAGAATTATAATGTTATTACAAGTTAATCCTAATAGTTGGTCGTGTATGGCAGCCGCCTTTTCGACGGCATTAGGCATACGATTTGCTGATTTTATTAAGTTGATGGGGCATGATGGAAGTGGACAACCTTATGAAGATAAAAGATTTCATCGTGGTTTCCATATTCAAGAGTGTATTGATCTATGTTTAATGACAGGATTTGCTTGTACTGAGATTCAATGCTATTATGGTTCAAAACCTTTTGTCGAGTCTATTGAGTCAGTTCCAGTTTATCCACTTAAAGACTGTGAATTTCGTTTTCAGCATTATCTACGAAAAACTAAACGTGGTGTTATTACTGGATTGGGACAATGTTTCGGTCATGCTGTAGCTTGGGACGGAAAATTTATTTATGATCCTCGCTCACCTGGATATATGTATCGGTTTGAGGACGCTGTAAAATATAATTTTCGGCCACAAACATTATGGATATTGACAAAAATGGAGCCGGATGATGTCAAAAAGATTCTGGAAGGTTGACGATCCATTGTTTGAATCGTTGCCTAACTATGATAAAACAAAAATTCAAGAATTACTAAAGTCTGTTCAGCTTGGTCGAACAGATATTAAAGATGAATTAACACTACAGTTATTATCACTTTGTAAAGTTATTCTTCAAAAACGATTATATAAAAATCCTGCTTTGCAACGCTGCGCAGCGGATTTAGTCGGAAATTTGATGTTGCGAACTTGCACCTTTGTTGATGAAGTTTTGAATCAAAATTATTGCTGCGATGACTTATTTCGATATTATTGTCAAATCATAAAGAATGCTATTTATGATTTCAATATGGAGGATAACCCTGGTGTGACAGGTAGCGGTCCTAATAAGCAATATTGTCAACGGTATAGAAAAGGTCGAACAATGCCAGTGAGGGTTAAATTAAAGGATGAATTGCTACAAGTAAACCCGACATTGGTGGTAGAACTTGAAGATATACTCTTGACATTGGCTGAGACAGACCACGAGCGTGAGGTTATCGTCTTACGATTTCAAAATTATACTGAGTCTGAAATTGCTGATAAATTAGGTGTCACACAACAATGGATCAATCAAATACGTGTTGCATTAGAAAAGCGGTATGATGAATATTTACAACGTGAGCGCCTTACATAGAAAGGGACGTAGCATGAGAAAGATTTTGTATCCTGTGTTGGCTGTGTTGGCATTGGCTGTGATCGTTGTCGATCATTATACAGTGAATACTTATCTTAGCGAATTTGAGGAGGCCCGCAATTATAATACTGCGGAAATGGTGCAAGCCTTCCAGATGCAAGACACTGTATTGTTTGCACAAGGCTTACAAGAGACGTTGATGATAACCAGTCGAAGACTTGAAAAGACAGAAAATCAAGTAATCGAGTGTGTTAAATACATCCAACAATTACGTGAAACAATTATGCAACAAGAGACGGCAGTATTAAGTGCGTCTGCAACTATTAAGGAATTGACAGATGATAATGCTAAGTTGCAAAAGAGTCTTGATGAATGTTCTTCACAATTGGAACTAAAACGACGTGAATTGGAGCGTGTTAAAAAGGAATTGGAAGATTTAAAAGACACCACTAAAGATTTAAAGAAAGCTAAAAAGGATTTGGAAGCAACTAATAAGACGCTTGTAGATGGTATTAACTGGATTCGGGCCGAATATGAGCGTATTACTGGTACGCCTGCCCCACTTCCTCCTGACACGTTGAGGTAAATTATGCGGCTATTTTTATTTGCATTATTGGTGTTTAGTGGCATAGGATTTGCTCAATATCATAGATGTGTTCAGGTGCAACGATGGCATTTAACACAACGAAATCTTGAGATTCAACACCAACTAAATCGCCTTCGTTATAAATTTGACTTACTGAGACAGCATACCGACGATTTACAATTGGAATTGTATAATGTTAAAACGCCGTGAATTCTTAATGCAGGCCCACAAATATAATGCTAAAAAGCATAATGTTAGTGGTCACTATATTTCAGAAAAATTAGACGGCACGCGCTGTTTCTGGGATGGCGGCATTAGTCGTGGTCTACCAACTGACCAGATACCGTGGGCGAATCTCTTTCACCCTAAGACTGGCGAAAGAAAATCAAAGATCAAGCCAGTGGCTTCTGGTTTGTGGAGTCGTTATGGTAATCCTATCATGGCTCCTGATTGGTGGCTTAATTTACTACCATGTATCCCATTAGACGGAGAACTATGGGCTGGTCGTGGTAATTTCCAACTATGCCGATCAATCTGTTCAAAGGATGAACCTATATCAGAAGAGTGGCAGAAAATTGATTATGCTGTTTGGGGCAGTCCGCCTTTTGAAGCTGTGTTTATGGACGGTCGCATTAACTGCCCACAATTCAGGCGGGAGGTTTATTTCGATGAAGTTACTAAATGGTTAAAAACTCGCCCGGAAGGATTTTTGCGCGACTATCGTTTCTTGTCAATCGGCACAACCTTTGAGGCTGAGTTAAGTATTCTACGGAATGCAATACAGTCTGAGGGACAGATTTACCTGTGGCAACAAAAACGACTTCCACTGGACGGAGCCGATGAGATTGTCGAACAGGAACTTAATCGAGTTTTAGATTGTGGCGGCGAGGGAGTTGTTATACGCGATCCTGATGGAACATGGATGCCTCAGCGCTTATATACGGTGTTAAAATACAAACCATTTGAAGATGCCGAAGGTACGATTGTTGGTTTTACAAGCGGTCGTGAAACGGAACGTGGGTCAAAACATCTTGGAAAGATTGGAGCATTGATTCTTGACTATGAGGGCCAACGACTTGAGTTATCCGGCTTAACGGATGAAGAACGCGAGTTTGCAGATAAGGATGAATTTTTTGCCCGGACAAATCCTGGGGTTGATATGCCAAAGGGAGTTCAGGCAAAACATTTTAAATATGGACAAATAGTTACTTTTAAATACCGTGAGCTATCGGACGATGGCATTCCTAAAGAAGCCCGGTACATGCGACAAAGGGGTGAAGAATGAGATTACCACATTATTTAAGTCCGTCACAGATTGCTCTTTGGTATTCAGATCGTGATGAATATTATTTGCGACATTTAGCTGAAATGCGTGTGCAAGCAATGCCGCAGGCGACTTATATGTCAATCGGTGCATCATTTGATGCTTATGTTAAATCAGCAATGTTTGAAACAATTTTTGGTAAAGGGGCGGACCCTCGATTTGAATTTGATGCTATTTTTACCGATCAGGTAGATGAAGTCAATCGTGACTGGGCGAAGGAACACGGCAAGTATGTTTTTGAATCATACAAATTATCGGGAGCGTATGATGAATTATTGTCGTTATTACAACAAAGCAAATACGCCCCTCAATTTGAGTTTAAGATTGAAGGCACAGTTGAAAATGTACCACTTTTAGGTAAGCCAGACTTGCGTTTTGTGCATCCTTTAGGTGCCCATGTTATTTTAGACTGGAAGGTAAACGGTTATTGTTCTAGGTCAGCTACAAGTCCTTGTAAGAATTATCGGCTAGTTAGGGATGGTTGGACTGCCGAAGTAGCAAAAGCGTCTCGTGGCGCTAATTCGCCACATAAGGATTATAAACCAATGGATTGGAAGGGCGTCGAGATTCATAATGGATGGCTGGAAGAAGCTAATTCAGATTGGGCGGACCAATTAGCTATTTATTCATGGATGTTAGGAGAGGCTGTAGGGGATGAAAATGTAATCGTATGTATAGACCAAGTGGTAGCCAAACCAAATGAACCACGGCCACTACTTAGAATTGCTAATCATAGGGCACGAATTTCATCCGTACATCAACAAAATTTAATGCGGAATATTCAAGCCTGCTGGACGGCAATTACTACAGGTTATATTTTTGATGACTTGACTAGAGAAGAAAATGATGAGAAATGTGCGTTACTTGAACAGCAAGCAATCCGCACGAATATTGATACACCAGAACAGCAATGTATTAACGATCTGACACGCCAACATAGGTTTAAGTAATGCTTACCAACATACGGAAGCCTGAACCGCAAGACTTAAATTATATCCTTGACATTGATTTAAAATGTTTTGAGGATAACTGGTCTTATAATGAGTGGAGAGAAACATTATATGACCCGCGTTATGGGGTTCTAGTTGGTACGTACAGAAGTTTACCTGTTGGATTTATAGTGTGGTTTAGTGGAACAAAAGAAGGTTTAATTACACGCTTAGGAGTTAAACCAGCTTATCAACGAAAAGGTGTTGGCTCTCAACTTTTATCCGCTGTTGAAGTTATTTTAGTACAGCAAGCTATAAAGGAAGTTCATTTTCCTATTACAGAAAGTCTTTGCCAACCTGGACAATCAAATGATGTAAGTCGTTGGTTGACAAAACGTGGTTATCGTGCTACTTGTTTGATACGCGGGAAGGGAATTTATTGCGGGGTGAAGGAAGATGAAATTGTCTTTCAAAAACTTTTAGAGGAGACAAGTAAACATGCGACAGAGAATCGCAAATCATAGAATGAATCGAAGAGATTTCTTTGAATCCAGAGTACGTCCTGTACGCCCATTGACAAAATTAGAGGTACAAAAAAAAGCTGAACGGTTTGCAAAGAAATATTTAAAGGAACAGGGCTTAATTGGTCCTAAACTCCCTACTATGTGGAAAGTAGATATTGGTGAAAAAGAGCCACTTATTGTTACGGCCTTAACTCGTTCAGATGCGAGGTCAGAAATTAAGAAAGAACTAGGCGTTAAGAAACTTCCAGTTGGACTTAAAATTGAAAAGGTAGTTTATGAACCCCCTATTTACAGACAGATTAAAGGCAGCTAATCTCACTGGTGAAGTTATATTTAATATCTTCACACATTTAGAGACTATTTTGCGCGAGTCAAATTCAGGTCAAGCTGCATTGACTTTGGGCTACATTGCACCGACTGATGATATACAAGAAGGTGACTTAGTACCAACAATCAATGTTGTTTTGACACAATATCAAAAGCCGGACTACGATCATGCTAATAAATCCTGATGTGACACTATTGCCACGATTGCCAGAAGGGGCGGTGCCATTATCAGGAGTTGGGCACGTACAGTTAGCTATTTATAAGCAAACAAGGTATCATTGGTGCCCGGCATGTGATGGTTGGGTCGCAGGCGACCCAATTACAACATTTGAACATGAACGTGGTATTTTATGTGGTAGGCACGGCACGTCATATCATTGCCGCCGCTGTAGAACAGAACTCAGTTTTGTAGGGTGCTATTTTTGATGGATTATCCTCGCGTGATTCATATTGAAACAACCGGACGATGCAATTCACATTGCGTATTTTGTCCACACAGTCGGTCATACCGACGACTGATGGATATGCCACAAATATTGTTTGAGAAAATTTTAAAGGATGTAAAAGATATACCACAACGAGTTATTATTGTACCTTTAAAACTTGGCGAACCACTTGTGGACCCATTATTTTCAAAACGCTTGCTACAAATTGATGAACAGCTACCAGAGGCTTATTTAGAATTGCATACAAACCTTAATATATTACCACGCGAGTTTATTCCAACACTTAGAAAGTTACGGCGTGTTAATCACATCTGGGTGTCATTGAATTATTATACGGCAGCGAGTTACCAAGCGGCTACCGGAATGAAATTTGACCAAACCCTGTACAACATTAAAAAGTTATTGGAAGCCCGACTACCACATACGATTGCCATTGGACGGGTTTTAGATTACACCATCGAGGACCAAAAATGGTTAGATTGGGTTAGACGCACTTTTCCACAAGCTAAACCGGCATTTTTACATCGTGGAGATTGGTGCAATAATATTGAAACACCAAATACTATCAATGATGGATTTTGTAAGCGTACACTTGAAGTGTCTATTTGCTGTGATGGTAAGGTCGCACTTTGTTGTATGGATGGGTTGTGTGAATACCCATTAGGAGATATAACTAAAGAGCATATTTTAGAGGTTTATAATGGGTCAAAAGCGAGCGCCCTGCGTCGTATGACACAGAGGTTACAAGAACCCTGTGCCTCTTGTACTTTTGTCTAAGGAGGCGACAAATATGTGGGAATTTTTAACGACTCAACTTGCTAATAATCAATTCTTATCCGGCGGTGCGGTACTAGCCATTTTTGGTGGATTAGCATTATATCTACGAAGTATCCCTTCATATATTTTTACGTGGACAAAACATCGTTTAATTACAGAAATTGATATTCCAGATCGTGACGAAGCCTTCAAGTGGATGAATGTTTGGTTGTCTCAACATCCTTATAAAAAGCGTTGCCGTTGGTGGACGGTTCAAACACGTCGTCAAAGAGATTATGACGAAGGGCCAGGAGATTCACGGGAACGAAAGAAACCGAAGATTATTTTATCACCTGCCCCCGGCTTGCATTTTTTGTTTTATAAACAGAAGTTAATGATTTTGTATCGTGAACGAAAAGATACTCAAGGTAAGGGTGACACGGCGGCATTAGGTTTTCGTGAAACTTTTACCATCAAGTTATTTAGCCGTAACAAACAAGTTGTTTATGATTTGATTGAAGAAGCAAGACTTGCTGCGCATCCAGTCGATTCAGAACGACTAAGGATTTTACGTCCTGACTATAATGAGTGGTGTGAAATTACAAAAAGATTACTACGCCCATTCAAATCTGTCATTCTGGATAATGACCTCAGTGGTAGAATCCTACAAGATGTTAAACAGTTTATTGAGTCAGAAAAATGGTATAATGAAATAGGTATACCATATCGTCGTGGGTATTTACTTTCTGGCCCTCCTGGTAACGGTAAAAGTTCATTAGTTACTGCAATTGCATCAGAGTTACGTCTTGATATTTGTACCTTAAATTTAAGTAACCATAGTCTAAATGACGAAAAACTTGTGGAACTTATGGCGAATGTTCCAATGAATAGTTTAGTTTTAATCGAGGATGTTGACTGTGTATTCCATGAGCGCAAAAAGGTGGATGATAGTGAAAGTGTTACCTTTTCTGGTTTACTGAATGCAATTGATGGTGTAATGTCTAGTGAGGGCCGGATTTTATTTATGACAACCAATCATAAAGAAGTGCTGGACCCCGCTCTGATCCGCCCAGGTCGAGTTGATGTAGACATAACAATCGACAATGCATCAAGGGCACAGGCCAGTAATTTATTCCTTAGATTCTTTCCTGATATGCCTGATCTGGCTGAGGGCTTTGGTGATAAAATGACAAAAACGTCAGTAAGCATGGCACAATTGCAAGGGCATTTGTTAAAATATCGGCACGATGCAATCTCGGCCTTGACTTACCCCGTAAATGAGGTATAATTGTAATGATGAAGCGTCTTTTAATAGCCTTGATTATTTTTCTGCCAAATGTTGTATTTGCACAACAGGCTGATGAATTAAAGAAACACGTTGAGTACCTAGCGTCCCCTGAATTGGATGGACGACAAGTTGGTACAGCCGGATGTGATAAAGCAGCGGAGTATATTATACAGCAATTAAAGGTATTTGGTTATACCCCAGAAGAACAACCATTTACCATGCAACGAGTAACAGCAAAAAATGTAATTGCGGTGCGTAAAGGCAGCCTTGATACGGTAATTGTTGTAGGTGCCCATTATGACCACCTGGGACGCCGTGGTAATCGCTATTACCCTGGGGCCGATGATAATGCCTCTGGCACAGCAGCGGTTTTAGAGCTATCTAGGATGCTTAAAACGAGTCGGCGAACCATTGTGTTTATACTATTCTCTGGGGAAGAGGATGGTTTATATGGTTCGACCTACTATGTAAAGCATCCTAAATATCCAAATGATAAAACGATATTTATGCTTAATCTTGATATGATTGGGTATTTACGGCGCGATACACAAGCCTACGTACCAGATGTTCATAAAATATTGAAAGAGTTGTATATCCAATATCCGTGGGCACCGTCCATAGTTATTTTGGGTGGTACGGCCAGCGACCAAGAACCTTTTGCAGATATTGGCATACCAGTTGCTTTCTTACATACTGGTTTGCATGGCAATTACCATAGAACAACCGATACACCAGATAAACTTAATTATAAAGGAATGGAGCAGATTGTACGCTTTTCGTATGATTTGATTAAAGCCCTTGACACCCACGATTTACCAGACTACAATATTACAGGAGTAAAGTATGAGCCAGTCAAGTGAAAGTCTAACTTTGAAGTATTATGGTTTAGAACGGGATTATGAAGGTAAGGGGGAGTGGATTGCTTGCGGTATTGTTGGCGCAACGTCTGATGTAACGTATTCCGAAGTACGAGAAGCACTTTCTATTTTGGAAAATTTTAGAGTGCGCCCGATTGAGGACAAAAACGCATGGGCCGATGTATTCAAGGCCGGAAAAATTATTGAATTCAAAACTCTTTGTACGGCAATTTTGATTCTATGTACCAAGTAATTTGTACGGACGCATTGACCTTATTAGATTCCATAGATTATGTCCGCATGATTTTTGTGGACCCGCCAGATACTACCAAACGCTCTGGTTATATGCTGTGGTTAGCGGATATTATTGAAATGGCCGCAGCAAAATCCGATATATTCTGGTTGTCATACAATTCTAAATGGACTTTTGAAGTCGGGGCAGTTATTGCTAGTTTGTTGCATAGGTATGAAGGGCTACAAGCAAAGCCTTGTGTTCAAATCTATGAGGACAAGCATCGGCCACTTATTCGTATAACACAGTCAAATGTGGAATTATACCCCACACCTGATAATCAAACTTTAAGCGATGTATTTGTATACCCTCGCATTAGTGATACATTGATTGAACGCTGTGTGCGGCTTTGTTGCAAGCCGTATGATACGGTGGTCGATCCATTTGCAGGCAATGGGACGACTTTACGAGTATGCAAGCGCTTAGGAATATCTTGTACGACTGGTGATATTGATCCAAATTATTGTAAGATGATTGCCGAGGAAAATGGATTACAACCTGCGATTACTAAATTTTGGCCAGCAGGTCGTTGGTATGGTGGAAAAGGAATAGGACTTGCCCATGCACCAAAGGAACTGACTAATGGACGAGAATAATATTCAGTTTGGCGACGGTGTGTGTTTGGACTGTGGATTATTTTGGTCGGAGGCATTATGTAAAGATGAAGATGCAAGTATTTTAGAATGCTTACGATGTGGTAGTAAAAATTGTCGCTTTGATCCAGTTGAAGGTACTATAGAAGAATTATTTGGGCCATTTAATGATTAAAGACGAACAAATTGAAGGCTGGATAGTAGGATACGATGAATGTCGTATTTGTGGTTATACAGGTGTGTTTGTAGCACCTGCAATTTGTGACCTTGATAATATGGAATGTGCCAATTGTGGTAATATGACATGCGAAATGATTGGAGACGAACATGGCAGACATTGTATGTGATTTTGGTGGCCGTCCTATTGAGCCGGGTGATGTGGTTGCGTACCCTGTGAGGCGTGGATCAGAAATGTGGCTTCGATCCCTACGAGTGTCACATATTGAAGTTATCCGTTCTACTCCACCAGTTTATCGAATTGCTGGTTCAAATGATTCAGGGCGTCCAGTCAAATTAGAAAATCCTGATAGATGTGTTATTCTAACAAAGGTGGTGAAAAATGCCGGGACCAGTAAGTGATGCGTATGATCCTGTGTGGGGTACAACAGATAATGCTAATGAAGTTAGACGCGCTATAAAAAGTGTGCGTGAAATGGTGTCGCATTTGATTGGCAGCGATCCACAATATATTTTAGATGTAATTCGTTATCAGAATAACAATGAAAATTTAAGGCATGTAACTTTAAGTGAACGCCAGTTACGTATTATTAGATTCTGTTTAAGTGTGGCTTTGAATGAGGAGGTTGTCTGATGCCAACTTATGATTATACTTGTCAAGCATGTGGCGAAACTTTTACTGAAAATCAACGCTATGATGATCCTATGCCATCCTGTCCTAAATGTAAATCAAAAGATACATTACGACATTTTCCATGCCCGGCTGTGCATGTTTTTTATTCACCTTGCCATCCAAGGCATAATCGTGGAATGGTAGATCAAAAACCACCTAAGATTCAACCTCAATTTCGCAATGGTGTAGGCCCAAAGAAGAAAAGGCGCACTAAAAATGACAAAAACTGAAAAACGATTTATTAAAGCGAGTTTGCATGTTATAAAGTTATTGTTGATTGCAATTGCAATAGAAGTAGCCCTTCCATTTGCGGGTGGTATTTGGTATTCTAATTGTGGGGAGAGATATGTAGAGCAAGTTTGGCTAGACCGAGCAATTTTTCATTTGAAAATTTTGCGTAGGCGATGTACCGACCCTGAATTGATTAGTGTTTTAGATTATACGATCAATCGGTATCATCATGTCGGCGGATTTGATGTAATGGTAGCTCCGTGCTTTTCTCCTGGTCGTGACTATAAAATAATAGGGCTTAATCAACCATATTGCCCCGGAGTTACAATTGATCCAGAAGTCATGTTTTACCCAATCCATGAAGGGGCTTTAGTTTTAGTTCACGAAGCACTACATGATTATTTTCCATATTGGGGTCATTCGCATGTTACACCCATTATGAAAAGGATTGAAGCGCTTTGACCAGCCTTGAATTTAAGTTGACGACTCGTTTTAACACAGAAAAATTGAGTCGTAAATTGAGAAAAGATTGGTTAAGTACCTGTCATCGGTATCGTATTACGTGGCGAAAACAATTTATGGGCGTGTCTGTATTGCCACGGTACTATGCCATGCGGCTTAATCGCCGACCTGATGGTACAACTTTTTGGGACTTTGCATTGGATAGCGAACGTCGTCCATATAAGACATTTAAAAGGGCGTATCAAGCATGTTGTAAGGCAGCGGGTATTCAACTCGAAGAAGAGTTACCTAAACGCCGAAAAAAGAAGGAAAAGAAATATACCATTACTATTTCTAAATCACAGCTTTTGTCGCACTCGCACGAGGATAACGGATGCGATATTTCAGCCGGTGTGCCAACTTTGGCACAAGATTTGCCCATTAAACGTAAACGTGGACGACCAAAGGGTAGTAAAAATAAGCCGAAAGATATAAAATGAGCGATAATATTGTGCTTATACTTGGATTCCTAGTGATTATAGTTGCAGGATTTTTGTGCGGCTATTTGATGTTTTCTATGCTTAAAATACTTTATGAATTGGCACTTATGCAGGTAGTTATTCCATGAATTATACAAAAGAACAGATAGCCGCTGCGCTTGATTATGCTGTCTTAAAACCAACGGCAACTTTGGATGATGTTCAGCGGGCGTGTTTTTTAGCTCAGAGAGAACACTTCGCCTCAGTCTGTGTTCGGCCTTGCGATGTTCAATTTGCCGCCCAATTCTGTGATGTTCCAATTTCAACGGTTGTTGGTTTTCCACATGGAACTAATGCACCAGAAATCAAACGATTAGAGGCGCAACAAGCAATACGCGACGGTGCCGAAGAACTTGATATTGTTATGAATTACTCTCGTCTTTTAGGAAAAGACTATGCGTATGTTTATAATGAATTACTTTACATAACAGAACGACTGCCGTTGAAACCAATTATAAAGGTAATTTTGGAAACGTGTTATTTAACACCGGAGCAAATTACCTCGGCATGTTTATACATTCAAAAAGTACCTCGCGCGTCGTTTGTTAAAACTTCAACAGGTTTTGGTTCAGGTGGGGCAACTTGTATGGCCGTTGAAATTATGGCTGAGGCAATAAAAACTTCAACACTACAAATAAAAGCAAGTGGTGGTATCAATACCTATCAAGATGTTTGCACCTTTTTAGACTTGGGGTGTACTCGTTTAGGTTCGTCGAAATGGAGCGAATTGTTACCATGCTAAATGTACCACCCATTTATATCAATCTTGCAGACCAACTTCGATTAAAACAATGTCGATATGGTCCAATGCTATTTCTTGCCAATGATAGATATATTGGCGGGGCTTTAGATAAATATGGAGAGTTTTCAGAAGGGGAAGTCCACTTGTTTAGGCAGCTTGTGCAACCAAACTGGACAGTTATGGATGTAGGAGCCAATCACGGAACTCATACAGTAGCCTTAGCTCAAATAGTTGGAGCTTTTGGTAGAGTTTATGCGTTTGAACCGCAACGGGTTCTATTTCAACTGGTATGTGCTAATCTTGCTTTGAATTCACTCGGAAATGTATATGCTTATTGTGGTGGTGTAGGCCGTGAATTAGGCTTTCTTAATGTTCCGCAAGTTGATTATACACGCCCAAATAATTTTGGAGCCTTGGAAATGGGAGGCATTGGTGGAGATTCTGTGCCATTAGTTACTATTGATTCCTTAACCTTACCACAATTGCATTTTGCGAAAATTGACGCCGAAGGTATGGAAGGTGATGTGATAATAGGTGCGACAGAAACAATTGCTAGGTATCGACCATTATTGTACATGGAAAATGATCGTGAAGATAAGTCCCCCGCACTTATCCAACAAATGTGGGACTTAGACTACGAATTATATTACCATATTCCATTCTACTATAATCGGTACAATTTTTACGGAGTCGCCGAGAATATTTATGGAGGAACAATATCGGTTAATATGCTTTGTGTACCGAACGACAAGCCAATAACAGTGCCTAATGAATGCCATCCAATAAAAAATGTAACTGACACTTGGAGAATTTGTGTATGAACAGATTGTTTTATAATCGTGTTTATTTAGCTGGACCAATTGACTTAGCGCCTGATTTTGGAGTTGGGTGGCGTATAAGAATTCAAGAGGACTTGAAAGATTTGAATTTAATTTTTCTTGATCCTTGTCATAAACCAATGTTTCCTGGATATGAGTGTCCAGATTTGGAAGATCATGTAGCTCGACAGCGTTTGAAAGAACGGGGTGACTGGGAAACTTTATCGAAACAAATGCGTGAGATACGTTGCATCGACCTTCGATTATGTGATATTTGTGATTTTTCCATCGTGCATCTTGATATGAATGCCTACTCAACTGGTACAATGGAAGAATGGACAACTCTCAACCGACGTAAGGCACCAATTCTTTTGCACATGGAACAAGGTTTACGAGCCGTTCCCGATTGGTTACGCGGCGTCCTTCCACCAGAAATGATGTTTGAACGCTGGTGTGATTTAACGGCGTATGTCAGACATATTGCTTATGATAGAGAAATTGATACATTAGGTCGATGGCGATTTTTTGATTGGTCACGACTCTATAAGATTCCTCAAGCACAATGAATGAACCACATTATATTTGCGGCTCCTCCCTTAGCGGTCTTATCGTTAATAAAATACTGGGCGATAATCAAGTTAGTTTAACTTGTCATCGAAGTATAGCAGTTTCTACCCAACGTGGGGATTTAACGTCGCCTATTACTACTTCTGAGTGGTGGTTGTATTGGCAGCATGGCACCCTTCTTATTGGGGATATGCCAGAGTATGAAGCTCGTGAAGCCGCTGCGTTATTTGTATACCTCTATGGGCAGGGTATTCCTTATCCAATAGCCAGTGTAATCGCTATAGATGCGATAAACTGGCGTCTAAAATGCAAAAATCGTTGAGTATCTGCTTGACAACGATAAAATTCATGCTAAAGTTGTAGTATGAAGATACTCAAACGTCGTTTATCCAGTGGTTTCGTCAAGTATCCGAAAGATTTTGATAGGCGTATTATTGATGGAACCGCCCGGTTTCGTACAAAATGCGATATGCTTGTCGGACCTTGTGCTTGTGGAGGCGTTCATCAAGAACATGACGATTGGGTCCAACAGCTATTAGGGGATAATGACGCTGTTATTGAGCCATTGATGCTGGCCCCAGAAGAATCTGGAATCATACTCATCCCACGGTATTGGTTGAGGCCACGCGGCCACGAGCGTTGTACGGTATTGTCAGGACGATGTGCTTGTGGACGTAATCATACTGCCAACGAGCGCTGGGTTGTTGACTTGCTTGCGAGTCATGGGGCTAAACTTATTGGATGTAAAGAAGTAGATTTGCCGCCTGTAGGTGACGTGGCTAATGAAATAAACGAGTACGATGATGCTGGTGGAGCGACTATTGGATGCCCGTGCGAAAATTGTCAGCATCGTAGACAAAATGCTCGATTCGGGCGACGATTAAATCGGAGTCAGATTTAATGCGATTGCAAGAATTTATGGTTGAATATCCGCAAGATGTAAAGCGGATGAAAACACAAATTATTAGTATGACAAAAATTTTCAGCGTTCTTGAAATGAAGGACGGTGAGGTTTTTGTAGAAACTGAGGATACGGATGAAGAAGGGGTTACTACTATTGAAGTATTACGTAGTAGGGATAGAACCCACTTCACGATAGTATGGCGTGAGCGTAAGGGGGTTGAGCATAATGAAATGCGATCATACCCCCGTGATAATCAATTCCCTCTTTTTAGTGTTGTAAGACTTAATGCCAGTATTTAGTAGAACATATCGTCGCCCGGCAAACCATGATCCACGACCAGTTTTTATGCGCCCGGATGCAGAAATCCGTCGTGAAGATGTGGTCTTTGAAACCGTAGATCGACATTTTGATATTAGTTGGGATCAGCCAACCGATGAAGTAGCCCTTATTTTTGATCGTGACCACCCGGAAAACAGACCAATTATGTGCCGGGCTAGTGCAGGAGATTTTGCGGCGATTGAGCGAGAAATTTATCGGCTGATGGATGAAGAACGTGCCAATGAGGACCGCCAACGCCATCATTCTTGGTTCCACGGCGTTGATGTGGGCCGTGATCCCCAGTTGATCGAACATACATTTTATGGCCCAGACTCTCATGCCGATCAATTTCATAGAGAGTACATGGCAGAACCGCTTGAAGAAGTCCCTGCGGTTACTCCTGGTTTGATTGAAGAACAGGAACGTCGAGCTAGGGACGATTACCGACGATTCATGGACAATTATATTGCCAATCGCCTTAATATACCATCGCCAACACAACCTGCCCCTAATGCTCAAAATCTAACGCCTGGGGCCGAAGTATTTTCGCATTGGGTGTCGGACGAATCCTCTAGTGTTAGCGGGTCGTTGGTACAGCAATTAGCTCGAATGGACCGTGATAGAGAGACTCAGAGGCAGCGAACACGTCGGAACCGTAATTATTTGACATGGATGCCATATAGTAGCTATCGTAAGTGTGCAGCTTGTTTTGAAGATTCTGATCTAAAGCACATGCGAGTTAATATACTGCGAACATTACGATACCTTGAACGTAATTCTCGGCCAACACGGCACAAGGCGGTTGAACTGTGGCGCGGTTTTGAACAGTCACTAATTAGATATGGGATTGCAATTGCCTTAGAATGTCGTCAAAGAGGTTTTAGTGACACGTCATTAGTTACCTTACGATCAAAGTACCGGCACGGCTATAGTCAAAAGCCGGATTGGGTTTATTGGACCGACTTACAAGAATCACATCGGGCCTATTTACTGTTACGTAATGAACGCCGATTTGCTGTTAAATTGTTAGGTCACTATGCTCGTCGAACAGTAACAGAATGGTGTAGTCATCGAGATTTCTGTCACAATATTGGAATCCGTGCCAAGCGTGAGTGGACGGTAGATGATATAAACACTATTCGTCATGTTATGGGGGATGTTAGTGGCGGAAATATAAATCTTGTAAATGATAATTTTTATCGTCAGTATGGATGGACTCAAGAACCAACTGAGTCTTTCCGCTATCCACAGGATAATTTATGCTCAGCATAGGAATGTTAGTCGAGTTTATTAAAGACCTTCGCGGGATAGTCCCTGAACCTGCGAGAAGTGAAATTGCTCATCGGCTGGGGGATTTAATTTCAAATGTTTTAAGAAACGCCGATAATGATAATTACCGTCGGTGGGTGTCCGAAGATAGACTGCGATTTCTGCGGCATTGTGAGCTAGTCAATCTTGATCGTTGGGTGCCGGATGATTTATATATTGAACCTACGGTATTGGCTGAATTTTGCAATCGGTGGATGAGTTGCAATCTCTTCAAAATTCGTAATGACCCCTCAGCAGAGTGGAAGCCAATTACTCCCGAAATGAATGGATTACGTGTAACAATGATCGAGGAACTACGTTCACTTGACAAGGCGGGAAAATAGTGTATAGTTATGGTATATGACTTTACCCGATTTAGTAACGCAGAAGTTAAGCGGGCTGTCCGCCCCAGCCGCTTACGATCTCTTAGCAGCCCTGGGACATGCCAATGTGTTCATTTATTTACAGGGGCAGCTAGTGGTGGTGAAGGATTGGGTCAAGGACGACGAAGTGGCATGGTTGCCAGCGAACAACACACCAGAGACCACCTTCTGGGGAGGTCCACCAACCAAATTGGGGTACTACCAAGGGAACCTTTACATATTGTTACTGGACAGGATTTACGATTACTTATTAACACACACTTTGGGCGAACTCTATCAGACGATGGGGATAACGCCGAAGCAAAGGACATTTCAATGGTTGTCCGCGTAACAAATAAAAATCCGACACTATACACCGCCCTACGTGAGAAGCTAAGCAAATTATCGGCAGCCCGCGCGGTTAATTACCTAAATTATAGTTTTGATGCGGGCTTTGAAGAAATAGAAATCAACGGAGTTAAATCAACGCCAGTAGCATTGATGAGTGATTTGCCCGGATTGCAAACTGTATTGGCCTGTGAAGTTGCCCCTCTTTCATTTTGGGGTGGTCCCCCTGGGAAGCGAACTTGGTATGATGGCAGCCTTTTAACACTTCTAGCCGATCATATCATGCGAGCCGCCGATGCAGGCAATTTAGCATTGCTAGGGCGGTTTCTGAATCTAACAATATGAAAAAGAATCATTTGAAACAGGCCGAAGCATTAGTCGGCCATTTTAAGCCGATTGACTTGGACTGTGCTTATACATTGGCGTATGCCCTGGGGCATCAAGATACAGATGTACTCTTAATGACACCCAATGTGCGAACAACAGTGCGCCAGATTTATGCAGGAACGGCCCCTGGCTGTCCTGCGGATCGGATTCATATTCAATTTTATGGTGGTCCTGTGGGTCATGGGGCTTGGTATACTGGTACTATCTACAGTTTTATTTTAGATATTGTTGCCGCAAAGATTCAAATGGAAGGCTTTGAAAGGGTACGACAATTATTGAGACTAAGACGCCAATCTGGATGTCCGCCATTCTAGCAACTTTGTATTCATCGTTAGGTAATTTAACGGTGATTCAATTTGTACAGAATATGCGTGAATTGAATTCTATGGATGATACATTGACTATTCCTGCTTTCAAAGGTAATGGTCGCTGTTCAGTTTGGGAATTAGGTACTGTTTCATTTGGATTGGCAAAAGCCCGAACTATTCCATGTCGTTTTTATGGTGGACCGCCACATAATAGAGCAATGTATACTGGAACACTATTAACTATGTTTATTGATAGATTGCTTACAACTGCTTTAGAACGTAATTTCAATGTAATCGACAAATTCGTCCCCGCTGAAATCCCTGATGGCCCAGCAATGGGTTGGATTGGTTGACAATCTTCTTTTGTGTGCTATTATTAAGGTATGGCGATTGACAGCAATCTTTTAAATGAACTTTCGGAAATAAGTGCAGAAGATGCCATCGAATTACTTTGCACTGAATTTGGTTTGGGTCGCTCTTGGATAACCTTTGTCAATACTCATAATAGAGCGGAAGTCAAATCATTTTTAGGCGCGATTTATTTACGTGGTATAGCGGCGGCGGATGTTGGACCAATTGAATTTTGGGGTGGGCCTCCGACTCGAAAAGGGTATCAAAAAGGTACGCTATTAACTTATCTTTGTGACGCGATTCTTTTACACTGGGCAATCGAAGGTAATTACGCGGATATGGTTCAAGGAACACATGAAGATCAACTTTACGTTACTTAAAAACCGTTTTGGTGACATATCCGCATTAGATGCTCTTGAACTGCTTTGTTGGACCTTTGGAGCAGATAAGGCATATATAACCGTTGATGGTATGCGTATGCCATTAGTCGATTTATATGATGATACTGGAATGTTTACTTGGAAAGCATCGGATGTTGACCTTCAATTTTATGGAGGACCGCCACCTGCAAAATGGTGGGATGGTACACTTTTAACTATGCTTCTGGATCATTTTCTCTATGCTTATTCTAAAAATGATTTGGTCAAGGTACATAAAGCCTTGAAAGTACATGCGACCGTTTGAAGATTATCAACGTGAATTTGCAGATTTGTCAGCCGGTGACGCCATTACAATTCTGTCAGAAATGGGTGTGGAAAAAGATCGGATTATTATACAAAGCCCGTCGGGCAACGTAATGACAACGCCAATGAAATTATGTTTCAAACTGCCTTATAATTACCCTGCCAGAGAGGTAGGACCAATTCAATTTTGTGGCGGTCCACCTGGACAATATAACTGGATCGAAGGCTCATTAACTACAATGGTTATGGATCATGTTATGCACCATGATGCAACCGAAGAACAAAAATCTCGTCTTTATGGCACAAAAATTGCAGGGTTAGGCTGCTAAATGGGACACACATTTCGTCGAAACAGTGATTACGGGTATAAGCACGATTACCGTGAACGCAATGAGCGTAAGTTGAAGAAATACAACAAACGGTTGCGAAAAGTCACCAATCAAAAACGTATTACCTTCACTCCACCCCCACAAGAGGGACAGGAGTTAGTGTAATGTGTCGTTATATATCAGTCAATAGTGGAATTGGAAGTTTTGATTTAGCTTTACAGAGACTTCATAGTTGGACACCAGCTTGTTATGTGGAAAAGAATACCAGAAACATTGAGACACTCATCCAGAGATTCCGCGATGATACGATCCAAGATGCTCCAATCTGGGATGATTTCGCCACATTCGACGGGCGACCTTGGCGTGGATGCGTGGATTGCATTGCTGGCGTCGAATTGGCCGAAATTGACAGCGAATCCCGCGAGTGTTCTACAGCATCTTCAAATAAACTCATTAGTCTTACAAAAGAAGTGGAACCGAGCCACATCCTCTGGCAATTCTCATCTGCGACTAAAGCGGAGGCAGTCGCAAGTGCGGATTATCTCGCCAACGGGCTTGAAATTCTTGGCTACCGCACGGCAATTCTCAAAGTGCGGTCGAGTGATTTGGGCGCTGACCATAGACGGACTAGATTGTTTGTCTGCGCAGAAATGGCGAACACCCAACCAGCAAATGGCGGGGAACGAATCGAGGAAATCGACGAACGCCTGTCAACACCTTGCCGAGCAACTAGGTGGACTTCCGCACCCCGAATTTGTCGAAGAACTGATGGGATTACCGATAGGATGGAGCGCCTTGACGCACTTGGACGAAGCACGATACCGGCAATGGTCTCAGCGGTTTCGACGATTCTCGATGCAGGAATTGTGTTTTAATGGACCAAACTGGGCAATAAATAGGCGGCACTAATGCGATGCGATCAATTTGCGGGATTACCTGATGATGCGGTAAAGTTTCTCAATGAGAATACGAAACCACCAATTATCTGCCCAACATGCAATTGTGTTCGACCAGTTCAAATAGATGTAGTTGGGCACTATGCGGGTATGTTTGGCGATAATTATGATTTGCACCGTCATAAGTTAAATGATGGTGGGTATGCGGACGAGTATGTACAGGCAGCACCCTGGTCTAGTGGGCCAGTATTTTTTATAGGGCTGCATGTGTATGATAAACATGGTGTTCTTAGGCATAGTTTTCTGTGGTCTGAGGACGAAATTTGCAATGCTTAGGAGGGTTTTATGATTCGTCGAGTTTTACAGCGTGTGTTGAAGATTGTTGGTCGTGTACTTCGATTAACGACGGCGGTATTGACGTTCGCGTATGTAGTGCCGGTCATTTTAATCGGATATGTTTATGGACTGACGACGGCTAGTTTTAGATTGGGGCGCACGTTGTCTGCGGTGGCGGCAGCAACGGCAATTAACAAGGTATTTGAAAGGATACAGTAATGATTAGTTACACAGTTATTGTTGACACGAGAGAGGGTGATCGGTTTCGTGGGATTTATCCTACTGTTCCTACACGGGATCAAGTAATTGAGGGTATTCGTAGTAGTGGTACAGATGCAAAATCTGTCACTCGTCTCATTGCTCTTGTTAAGACGGCAAAGAATTGGCCTGACCGAATTGTTGCTCGTCGTGTCGAAGTTGTCCGCGTTGAGGCAACAATTATTGGAAAGATTGTTTTTGATGTACAGCGAGGTCGTTAATGGGTCTTTTATTCAAGGATTATACTTGTCCTAAATGTGGTAAGACATTTAGAGCGTTTAAATTTGGAACGCCAAAGTGTCCTTATTGTACCCCGATTGTAATTCCCAATTACGATATTATTGGGACTGTACCAACGGGCGGATTTTCTGATACGGCGTCTGGTTTGATTGAGGCGGGTAAGGTTTATTCAGGAGCGCATGTTTGTGAATCTGAGATTCATTCTGCTTTAATGGCAATGGCTACACGCCATGCTCAATATCAGGCCGCACATAAGACACAAGGCCATCAGCTTTTTGATGCGAGAGTGGCAGAGTTGCGAAAAACAATGACTAATCAGTCATTTGCAGAAATTTGTGCGGAGTCTTGGAAGGAACAGAAGAACGACACCAAGCGAGCATTAGGCGATGAAATGTTTAAGTGCTGGCGTCAATCTCCTGGTCACTGGTCCGTTGCCAGTAAAAAGCATAAATATTATGGCGCCGACATGGCAATGGGTTCCAATGGTGTTTGGTATGCCTGTATTATTGTTGCAGATTAAATGAGATACTGGGTTGATGTTCGAGTAGGTTGTTGTGCTATCAGGGATTCCAGAATTTCTGGTGATGAACTGGATGTAATTTTAAATCCCAATCTACCCAGTGTTATTTACTTTTGGGCCGGGAGTACAAAGGTCGTTAAAACGGAACACGGTGAATATTTGACTCCCACCCATTGTCAAGTTCCAGAGGAAGAATTACTCTATGCACGGAAACTATGTGAGGAATTAAATGAGCAAGACAAAAACCACAGGATGGCAGCGCACGATGCGATGGTTGGATGCTCCCGCACTAAAGCGTTGGTACAAAAAGTTTGTAAGTCGTCGGAATCGTCGCCAAGCAAAGGAAAAGACTAGACAAGGCGACGATGATTTTAGAGATAAACCACTTGATCCTTGGGCCATTGATTAGGAACTTTTATGTCGATTGCTAGACAAGTTTTACAACGTCTTTATGAGGCGACTAATGTAGGTTTAGCGGACCATGAGTTAGTTACCTTATGTCCGGCTATTTGTAGTGCCACAGTACGGGGAGCGCGAAAGGATTTAGAACGCAATGACTTATGTTCCCGTACTGGGCGAACATCCAGAACACCAACAGGATGCTATGGAGCGGTGTATGTGATAACTTCATTAGGTCGTCAGTATATTGAGTCTGGCAGAGAATTACCACCCAAACAATTCCCTGATACGGATGATTCAATTTTACGACGTATTGCACAGAAAATCAAACAAGGATATGATTTTCAGTGTGGTCGGATTGAGGGTGAAAAGAAATATTATGCTGGTTTCTTTGATAATACGGCTAAACGATGCGAAATTTGTGGCGCGCCTAGTTTGGAGCAAGATATTCTTGGTATTAGTGACTCCATTGAAACTGCAATCTTAAAGGCTTTAAACCATGACTGATAGTTCTTTATTACGATGGTATGTCTATTTGTGGTTGGTTGATGTAGACGAACATCCTGAGTATTGTGGTAAGGGATGTGGCGACCGGGATGTAAGCCATCTTAAATTAGATATGAGTTGTCCATTCTGGCATAAACGGCTACAATATATTCTCGACCATAATATTCCAAATCGCGTGATACGCATTGAAACTTCCTTAACAAATGATGAAGCATTTGCTATTGAAGCAAAAACGATTTCTAAATATGGTCGCATTATTGATGGTTCAGGAGTATTATATAATATTCACCCTGGCGGTCGCATTAGATGTCATACACGTTATGGAAGTAAAGAATTTTTTTGATGAATTAGCTGATTTATCAATTGAATTTGCCAGGGACGAGTTAATTAGGGCTGGGGTTTCGCCGGGGTCAGATGATTGGTTAGTTTTAGACAGCAAAAAAGAACTCTTATGCAATATTGTTAAACGCTGTTATGCTGACCATGTGCCTGATTCCGATATGCACCCTTATCCGTATACTGATGAGTGGCTGTTAAAGTTGTGGGTGACACATAGAAAACGACCAGAAAATTATGCGCGAAAAGTAAAAAAAGTATGTCTTTAAATATATTCCGGTATCCTGGTGGCAAATCAAAAGCAAGTATTCGAGATTGGATACTGTCTCAGATGCCAGATGACACCTTAGAATACCGAGAACCGTTTGTTGGTGGTGGTGGAATTTTCTTTGCTGTTCCACAGCATTTACGACGCTGGATAAATGATATTCATCCGGGTTTAATTGCAGTTTATAAAGCATTAAAACGAAATGACGGATTTATTGAATCGTGTAAGCGAATTAAGGCGGCACAACCAACTGAACCTTTGAATGGCAGGTATAATGCACGACTAGGAAGAGTTTTTGATCGGTTCAAAGCTAATGAGCAAATGGATCAAGCCCTTCGATACTTTTTTCTAAATAGAACAGTTTTCGCCGGACGAGTGAATTATGCGATTCCATCCCGGCTTTATTATAGTCATCCAGATGGTTGGAATATTGTCAATACGACAAAATTAGAACAAGCATCTGATTGCTTACAACACGTTAAAATTACCTGCCGTGATTATGCTCATTTATTAAGTACGCCGGGGGAAAAAGTCTGGGTATACATTGACCCTCCGTATGTTGTCAATACAAATTTAACTGCATCTTCTCAATTATACCAGTATAATTTTACTCTCGACGATCATAGACTGCTGGCAACACGGATTCGAGATTGTCAGCATCGTGTATGTGTAAGCTATGACGATCATCCATTGATTAGAGAACTATATAAAGATTTTCGTATTTTGAATCATTTGAATACAAACTGCGGAACAACAAATAGTACCAAACAACGAGTAACAGAACTTTTAATTTTGAACTACTAGAGGAGATTGATGATGGACTCGGTTAAATTGCACATGGGTAAAAGTTTAGACGATAGATACCAATTTCAACCTTGGTATATCAAGTTGTATCGTCAATTACGATGGGGTCCACAATATTGGCTGTTAGCTTGCTATATCATTATCAAATGGTTTATAACTTTTCGTGGCCAGATTCCACAAGAAGAACGCGATTGGTTTGTCAGTCGGTGTGATTATGTGAAGCATCTTTGGCGATTAGTGGCTTCATTAGGGTCGATGAAAATGAAGCATTATTACACATTAGATGAAGTAATGGAAAATTGCAAGAGGAAAATTCAATGTCTGAATTCAAAGTAGAAGGTTTACCTGATTTAGAAAAGTTACGTAATAAAGAAGTAACATGGACCCCTCCACATTCTTTAGAGGAGTTTCTTGATTTGGTAAGCATGGTAATTGAAACTAGCAAGTATACAGATTCTTTTATGGACGGAAGCGAGCAGACACTTGAAAATTTGCGGGCATTTGTTCAGGTTAAGGCCAACAGAATTAAAATGCACCCGGATGTAGAAGAGTGTATTGATGTAGCAGCTTATGCTTACATGGTTTATCATATTCTTATGGAGAAGTCATGCAGGGTTGGATCGGAGTAGATTTAGATGGTACGCTGGCTCATTGGGATCATTGGCATGAAGCCGGTATAATTGGTAAGCCTATTGAACCAATGGTCGAGCGGGTTCGTAAATGGCTTGCCGAAGGTAAGGCCGTGCGAATTTTTACCGCAAGAGCCGATGAAAATGAAGCTGGTTATAAGACAAACATGATCGGCATTAGACTTTGGTGCCAAGATGTATTTGGGCAAGTCTTACCTATTACAAATAAAAAAGACAGGTGGATGATAGAATTGTGGGATGACAGATGTATTCAAGTTGGTTTAAATACGGGACAACCAGTTGTACCTTATCTTGAAGGGCAGTGTCGTGAACCTGATAGGGATATGCCTCATTAGTGCGATTGTAGCCCAACCAATTGTTCGTGTTGAATCAATTGAACGTGGGTCTACTTCTTGGGGCACAGGGACGTGCGTTGCCAGTACAAATGAGTCATTGATTATTACAGCGTGGCATGTTATTAGAGACGGGCATGAATTTAAAGTCAATGGAAAACCTGCAAAGTTAATCAAAGCCGACAAGACATGGGACTTGGCGGCTTTGATTATTGATGAACGAATGCCAACTTTTAATATTGGAAACCACCGGCCTAAAATTGGCGAAACATTGATGGTTTGTGGATATGGAAGTGGTGATTACCGGGAATCAAAAGGTCAAATAACGCAGTATGTTAGCCCTAATAGTGTGCAACCTGCCGATATTATAGAATGCACGGCAAAAGCACGAAATGGAGACTCTGGCGGGCCAATTTTTGATACACATGGCATATTAGTTGCAGTATTATTTGGCACAGATCAAGTTGGTGCGCATGGAAGTTGTTGTATACAAGTACGTAAGTTTATAGAAAGTTTAACAATTGATGTGAGGCTAAAACAACAGGCTCTTATTATTCCGTATGTATTTTATGATAAAACCAAAATCCGCTCAAGAAATAATGGCAGACGCCGGTGTAGTAAATATGTTACAAGGACGGCATTTAACTTTGAGGTTGTTCAATGAATTCAGACTTTTTAGCCGCGCGGCTACGAAAACAGGTCGGACTAGAATGGGAGGATGCAATAGTTTGGATAACAAAGGTAGAGAAGGTAACAGAGAAACAGGTAGTTTGTAAAAATCGTACACGTAAGCCAGGTAAAAAGAATATTGTCGGTTATTCTACTCTTATGAATGAATCACCTAACAACGGTCATGCCGGTTGTTTTAATCGTAGGGTTTTTATCGAAGATGCCAATGGCATTGCACCAGAAGCGGCGTTCCCTGGCGTACCTCTTGACAAGTGCCGATAGTATGGTAGAATATAAGTATGGAAGAAACCTTGACAAAAACTTTAGAAGTCGATATTCAAAACCTGATAATGGCTTTTGAAGCCCTGTCAACTGGTAAAACTTTAGATGATGCGTATTTGCTCGTCGAAGATTTAGGTTATAAGGACCGAATTATTCTTGTCGGGCATAAAGGTATTACCACTCTTTCGAGGGTCTGTACTGAGCCAGATTGGGCAAAGCAGCCAATGGAGAAGGTTATCATTAAATTCAAAGGTGGCCCTGGGCCTGAAATTTGTGGCCATTCAATTTTTACTGCGAGTGTGCGGGCGTATGTTGTGGACCGACTAATTAAGACTGTAATGGCAAGCGGAGTAGAACCGGCTTTAGAAGCCATTAAGGTTATTTGGGGCATTAACGTGAAGTGCGGAGCATCAATAGATGATCCGGTATTATCAAACTGATAAAGGTTATGTTGCGACTGATAGCAGTGTACGTTTACGTGCGAATGATTCGTCCGTCGGCAATGCTGTGGTTTTCGGGCGCGGCCCGACTGTGGGTTGGGATATTAGCTCGATTACCGACCAAGTTTTTGTCCCCAAGTCGCTTGGGGTAGAAGTGGAGGCCGATAGCGTACCTCAAGAGTGGCAAGATGCTTTGGGGTTAGCTACTGTGAAAAGTCCTGTCAAGACGGGTGGTTTGTCTCACTCAAGCGGGCTGCCCGACCTAACAAAGCAAGACGCCGAGCAGGATAGAGGACCGGATCAGGTGGCAAGATTTTTGATGTTTGCGGCGGGCGTTTTTGTAGGTCTAGTATTGGCTTACTATTTTACAATCTGAATAGTAGTTGTGGAGAAAACTACTTCTGTGACGTGATGTGAGTGGCGGCGGCTGCGGAGCATGACATGGATACCCGCCGATGGGAGAATTGAGCATTGGCAGGCTCAACTGACTGTAAATCAGCCTACCCAAAAGGTACTGTAGGTTCAACTCCTGCTTCTCCCACTTTAACCATAGGAGCATTTATATGGAAAAATTGATTGTCCTGATTTTGATTTTCATTGTGAGTCTTGTAGGTTTTATGATTACTGACGCTGCATTTAGCACGTCAGAAACCACTCAAGGTGTTGTGTTGGAAAAGGTTTATTCTCCTGCAACAACTGGCACGGGAGTTGGTGTAGCCGCAGGCGGAAAGACAATAACGCCAGTAGTTGTGGTTACTTCTTCGGCAGAAGATTTTGTAGTTTTGGTGAAATGCCCGTATGGCACTTTTTCTAGCCATACTACTGCCGGTATCTATGGAAGTGTCGATAAGGGCGTTATTGTTACTTTAATTGTTAATAGGGGTTATTGGACAAACGGTATTTGGTGTGTAAAAATTGCAATGTAGCTCAATGGTAGAGCGCCTGCCTGTTAAGCAGTGGGTTGGAGGTTCGAGTCCTCCCGTTGCAGCTAGGCCCGTAGCTCAGTGGTTAGAGCAGGGGCCTTATAAGCCCAAGGTCGCAGGTTCGATTCCTGCCGGGCCTACTAGGAGATTTATGATGTATTACATGCTTGAAAGATTTGCTTTTCCATATTGGATTTCTATGGGAATTATCTTGCAAGGTGATTTTCGTAAACACATGGTTGTGTTAGAGACATTTCGTAACTTGCATCCTGAAACGGATTTTCGTGCAAAACGTATTAGCGACAAAGCTGCTATGATTTTTGCCGCTCGTGGAATGACTATTATGACCGCCCCAGATGTATTAAAAAATGTCTAAAATTAGGAAGGTAAAAAAGTCGTATTGACTCATGTTTAGAACGCCGCGATTACTGCTGGAAGCACATAACGCGGACGGCTGGAAGCCAGTTAGAATTTACTGTAATTTCAAGTCAGTTCGCTTGATGCTAAATGTTTTACCACGTATTGCACAGGCATACGGCGGTATTGATAATGTGCGTGTAAAATATTTAGCAACACACGAACAAATTGCAGAAGCAAAATTAGCTATTGATAGGCAAAATAGACCATGACAGAACATATAAATAAGTGGCAAGTATCGAATGAGAAAATGACGGTATTGGTGCAAACTAGAAACGGTATTATTACAAACGCCGCGCCCGTTGTTCAAATTTTTATTGGTCAGCCATTAGATAATTTGGCAGTTTGGATGAGTAAAATGGGGTCAACAACTATTACCCCTTTAGAAGGGCATATATGCTAAAACGAATTGTGTTTGGCACGATATTTGCTTATTTGATTCTAGGTTTGCCGGTATTGGCAATGGGGTTTATTTTTCCAGCGGCAGCCGGTGCCCCATTATGGCAAGCTATTTTATTTGCTATTTTTGCTTGGTTGCTGTGGCCATTTATTATTACAGGAACTTTTTGTGGTTGACGATATTGTTGATTGCATTATAATGTGGATTGTTGTAATCATAGTCGCTATAGGCGCTATTGGATCAGTAATTGGATGGGCGCTCTTGTATCTTGTGTATGCCATTGCAGTAGCCGGTGTTTATGGGCTGGCCTATTGTATTTTACCATTTGTCTGGTTACGGAGAAAAATAAATGCGTTACGTGAGTCTTGATATAGAAACAACGGGCTTGGGTGATAATTGTCAGATTCTACAATTAGCTGCCGTACTTGATGATACAAACAAGCTACTGACTGATTCTCTGACGTTTAATGCTTTGGTGTATGATTATTGGTATGGCGGTGAACCTTTTGCTTTAGCCTTGAATCATAAGATTTTTGAAACTTTGTCTAAATGTAAGCCGGGCGATATTTCAGTTCACAATGGTAAGACAGTTTTGATTCTGGAACCGCATACATTGATTCCCGCATTTAGTCTCTGGTTGAAGGAAATTGGAGAAGAAAAGATTTTACTTGCAGGTAAGAATGTTGCCAGTTTTGATCTTCGTTTTCTAAAGAACATGGAGGGCTGGTCAGACGTTAAGCATCATTACCGTTTTCTCGATCCTGGTAATCTTTTCCTATTACCAACTGACACCATTCCACCAAGTACCGATGAATGTTTGAAACGGGCTGGGATTAAGAAGGAAGTATCTCACGACGCTTTAGATGATGCGTATGATGTTTGTATGCTAATTCGTAATTGGATTTGTAGACAGGAACAATTACGATGACGAGTATATTTGAATTATATGGATTGATTACAGAAGGCAAATTAAGTAGGATTAGAAAGTGTGTCGGAATAGATCGGACTGGGCGTAAAAAATATGAAGAAGTCTGTATTAGCACAACCGAAGAATATGCCCGTCTTATTATAACTTTATTAAATCAATCTATTGATGACACATTTGACGGGACACCCGGCGCTCATCCGGCATATTGGCGCGGTCAAGATGATGCTCTTGCGGCAATATGCCTCAAAATAAATCAAATTCTTGATGGTAAAGATGATGGGCGCGGCGTTGCCAATGAACCGTGGGAATCTGTGCGGCGTCGATTATTGAATTTGACAGAAGCCTATAATCTATACCTTCATTGTAGAACTAGGTCATAGCATGGACTACCTAAAACACGCAATTGAACTAGCCCGAAATAGTAAGGGTGGACCATTTGGAGCCTGCTTAGTTAAAGCCGGAGTGTTAGTAGAGGGTCAAAATGAGGTTGTGCCTACACATGACCCTACGGCACATGCAGAAATTGTGGCTATTCGCAAAGCCTGTGCGGCTATTGGTAGCCATGATTTGAGTGAATGGACTTTGTATTCGAGTTGTGAACCATGTCCCATGTGTCTTGGAGCAATTCAATGGGCGCGTATCAAAAAGGTTGTGTATGCGGCGACTCGGTTTGATGCTCAGGAAGTTGGTTTTGACGATGTGGCTTTTTATGGTCGGCCTACAATTAGTATTGAACAAGGTAATCTTTGGAAAGAGGCTCGTGAAATGATGCTATCGTGGAAAGGACAAATATACTAATGTGGACGCCAGAAATTGAAAGTATGTGGAAGTCTCGGTTTGAATTTATGAAGCATCCTGACTGGGCGTTCCATGATTTTGTAACAATGTGTTCGGAGCAGGAGGCTTTGCAAGATTTAGAATTGGCAATTGCCGAGATTGAGAGGCTTCGTGAAACCAGTAAAACGTGATGATGGTTGGTGGGTCACAGAAATACCAGATTGCGATGATTGTGGCCCTTATGCTACTAAAGCGGACGCTGAGGACACTAGACGTGGATTACAGCGAACTTTTGACAACATGGATGATTGGAGTTTTTGGACCTCTGAACCGGAGCCTAAGAAATGTTAAGATTAGCGCATAGAATACTGAGTCAAAGGAAAAATCAATTACCAGATGCCTATAAACCTGAAATGAAGGAAGTTGTCGGAGGTATCTGGAACTCAACCCAAAAAGTTTTAACCGATGGGCAACCAATTATTATTGCCGATAACATTGCAGAGTATGTAAATAATCTATATGCTGACACTGCTACGGCACCTACATCATATCATATTTTTCCACCCTGCCCGCCGCCATTTAAATCATTTTTTATTGAATGGAATTGTCCACCTGGAATCAGGTATCCAGGGACTCGAACTTTTAGAGAACATGGCTATGTACAAGTTGGTTGTCAAATTGAAACCTTCGACTCTCGAAAAAATTCAAGAGTTGAATTGGATGATCTTAGAAAAACTATGGTTGATGATAAACTTATAAATATATTTGATTCCATTGACTGGCGGTGGTTTTTAATTGGAATAAGTTTTGCATGTTTACGTGATGGTCGTGCTGTTCCAGTTGAATTTACTGAAATTTTCCTAGATGAAGATGGTAATTATATGCAGGCATTGGGATATAGTTTATTTGAATTTTGCAGAAATGAATCTACTCCAATGTTATATGCAGAAGCAATCGTAATGCAAACTCTTGCATTTATGCAATGCAAAAATGTAAATACTATTGATGTTACTGAATCCGAGGGGCCAGAACGTCGTTGGTGTCGCCGACAACGTGTTCCTGAATTAAAATATCAAATGTTGCAGATTGATCCTAATTCAACCCGAACTTTGCGTCGAGGTCAATCCGAATCAAATGAATCAAATAGAGCCTTTCACATTTGTCGTGGGCATTTTGCTCACTATGAAGATGATGGTGTAAGCAAGGGTCTCTTTGGTCAAGGACGTTATGGAACATTTTGGATTCCATCCCACATACGCGGTTCGCTGGAGAATGGTCGAATAATTAACACTTATAACGTCTTAGCGCCGTGATTATACTTGTATCGAGACTACTAAAAAGATGGTTGACTAAAACCTATTGGTTTCGTGTACATTTTGTATGGCAAAAGAAAGTTTGGATAGGGAATCTGTGGGTAACAAACGCTGATGAAGCCGCCGCAATACTATCCGAAAAAGCAGTACGTATCAAGTTAATTGAAAATAGGGGCAAAGAGCGGAATCCTTATATTTTTCGAGCAGGAATTGCTTGGCAGTTGGAGGACTCATCAATTTGGGTTAGTATACAATGATTACAATTGAAGGCAAGAAATATAAAGTAGTTGAATCACTCGGCTATAACCACGATGCTGGCACGTATGGCAAAGTTGTTTTAGTCGATGGTAAAGAACGAATTGCCGTAGGCACAAGAGGATGTTGGAAATTTTGGGAGCCACAGCTTAGACCAGGAAGTAAAGTAACAGGAGCATAATATGCCACGATTCACAAATTTTTATATATGCTGGAAGGGTGTGGATAATTTTGAAGCTACAAAGCATCTTGACCGAGCTATAGCTTCTACACAGATTAAGGTTGCGAGTCGAATTGATACGTATAAGGAAGAAGGCGATATAAAAACACTTGATGCTTTGATTGAACACGCGCCTGATTGTCAATGTGAGGAATGCACAGGACAGCCTGTACCACCTTATATTGTTCCAATTGATCCGCTTGATTATTACAAGTCTATTATACGAAATGGTAGCGGTATGATTACCCTGCCACAAGGATTAGGAGTGATGGTTGGAAACGATGCTACTAAAGCACCAGCCGGTTGGTTGTTTGTTGATATTAAAGATTTGACACCCGAAGCATTAAAAGAGTATATTGATGCTGTTCGTGATGGGCGTCAAGCATGGCCTAAAAACTGAGGAGATAAAAATGCGGAATGATTTGACGGATGTGACATTGGTTATTGATCGTAGTGGTTCAATGGCGAGCCGTAAAAAGGATGCTGAGGGTGGTATTAACACTTTTGTTAATGAACAGAAGAAACAGCCCGGAGAGTGTTTACTTTCATTGGTACAATTTGACACAGATTACGAGTTTGTTCATCGTGGTATCAAGATTCAGGACGTACCAGCTTATACCTTAGTACCACGAGGTTGGACTGCATTACTGGATGCTGTTGGTCGGGCGATCAATGAAACAGGGGATCGTTTGGCGGCAATGCCAGAAGATCAACGTCCTGGGTTAGTCATTGTAGCAATCGTAACCGACGGTGAAGAAAACAGTAGCCGTGAGTTTACAAAGGCTCAAATTAAGCAAATGGTTGAGCGGCAGACCAATGAGTATTCGTGGCAATTTACTTTCTTGGGTGCAAATCAAGACGCATTTGCTGAGGCGCGACAACTTGGTATTTCGCGTGTTGGTACGTGTGACTATAATCCACAGAATTCAGTGCAAGCATATCGAGCCTTGTCTGATAATGTGTCACGTATGCGAACGGCTAGCGCACAAGGAACCGAAGTTATGTGCTGTTACACTGAGGATGAACGAAAGGCAATGTCCTAAAATGCTTCCGCATTTGTTACTAATATGTTGTTGCTGCTTAATGCCTGTTCGTGATGGAAGTATCATATTTTGGCAAGACGGTTTTCTTGTTAAGCCAATTATGAAAAATACGGGCAGCAACATCGTGCATGTTGCGATTGTACTCTATGAAAATGATGGCCCTTATGTCTATGAAGCCACTTGGCCGCGTGTACGTAAAATGCCATTAGCAGATTATTTACAACTCTTAGCCGATAAGCGATTTAAGCATGTTCCATCAAAACGCGGGTTTCGTTGGTTTATGATGCAGCCACGCGAGGAATATACACCTAAGCAACTTGAATCAATGAAGCAATATGCACGGTCACAATTGGGGCGCCGATATATGATGCGTGGATGGTGGAAGAATAAAGAAGTCCGAGGAATCATGTGTTCGCAATTTGTTGGTAATTGTATTGAAAAATCGGGCAAAATCAAATCGGCTAATTTTAAAGAATCACCTGTTAGTTTAAAAGAAAAAGTGGAGACGTTTTATGAAGGGAACTAAGAAACAATCGGCATTATTACAAGTAGCCGAGCTAACGTGTGGCGCGGCTTTTGTTGCCGGGGCTTTTATTGCATGGCGTAGCTATGATTTACCAGGACTGTTTGCAATTATTGCTGCTGGTATAGGAGTAAGTATGTTAGCTCATGTTTTTGGAGTTGAATTATGAATTATGAGTGGTGGGACGTAGGCGAAGAACAACTGTTGCGGGGAGCCTTTCCTAATTTTGGAAAAACCTCGACCTCGAAAATAATGCAGGCTCTAATTCAGTTGGATGGACAAATGACTAGCTCGATTGTTTTTGGTGACAATAATATGCGGGCAGCAAGTCGTAGTGTAGTCTATCGCATTGCTTTACCGGAGGGTAAGCGGAGTGAATTTGAACAATTAACAGGCTACGCCTGTTCGTTGCCGCGAAAGGTGCATGTGAACTAATTATGTCTAAGTCGCTTCAAGATAAATTTTTAGTTTTTGATGATGCTGGAAATCTTAAAGATGATGGCATTTATCGGGCTGAGACTATATTAAAAGAAGCCGGAGCAACGATAGAAAGAGGACTTATTTTTGCCCCCTGTCAGTGGGATTTTGACAGGCACACGCAGGGGGATATGTTTGATGCTTTGGATTGGCTTTGCGATGAGTGGGATTATTCGTTTATTCCCTATGAGGATTTTTAGGAAGGGAGCCGAATACGGTTGGTCGGGCCGGTTTGCTAAACCGTGCGACCCTTCGGGGTCATGCGGGTTCAAATCCCGCCCCTTCCGCTTGACAAATCAAAATTGTATGATATGATTAAGATATGCTAAAGGCAATTAGATTTGACTTGCGATTGAATCTTCTTAAAGTGCATGTTGGTGTGCGCATACGTCCGCTTATACGATCATGGAAGTGGTTTCCGTATGGTTTGATCCCTACTTGTTTGTGGTTGGGGCCAATAGAGTTTACAGTTTTTGCAGGGAAATACGCCAAGTGGCTTGATTTTTCATGCTCGGTGGATTTTGATTTGAAGGAAGAGGGTATTTCATTCCGATTTAATCCATTTTGGTGGGAATTAGGAACAACTTTTTCATTAGACGGTATGAATGGGTATTTTACTGCCTATCCAAAATGTGGCCCCCTTCATATTTACGCATACAAATGGCTAGAACGTGTATGAAACCACTTAATCAAAAATGCTACGGGAGTATCGGCCACTTGCCCGGTTCACGGGTAGGTAAAACCGATCATTATATCACTGACGGGCAGGCTCGTATTGCAACTGTTAAGGGACGAGATTGTCACGATGTAGTGATCGTGCAGGAAAAATTAGATGGCGCATGTGTCGGGGTCGCTAAAATAAATAACGAGTTAGTAGCATTGACTCGTGCTGGTAATTTGTGCGTTCGGTCGCAATTTCCTCATCATCATACTTTTGTGGAATGGATGTATCGCCACTATAATCGTTTTAATGCCCTACTTGATGAAGGCGAACGAGTTGTTGGAGAATGGTTAGCTCTTGCTCACGGGACATTATATAATAATCAACAGAAAGGTTGGGAACCTTTTGTAGCTTTTGACCTAATGAAAGGTACTGAACGATTAGTCTATCAGTTATTTAGCAGAAGGGTCAATAAATTTTTTAATACGCCACCGCTTATTTCTGAGGGCCTCCCCCGTACTATTGACTGGGTTCGAGAAGAGTGTCCTGAAAGTCGATATGGCGGTGAGCATGTTGAGGGCTACATTTGGCGGGTTGAACGAAATCCGTATGCAAAGAATGGTCCGTATGTTGACTATCTTTGCAAATGGGTGAATCCTACTTATGTTGCAGGTAAGTATCTTCCAGAAATAAGTAATACTTTACCTGTTTGGAATTATTATGAGGCCCCGGTACGCGCATGAGCGCTGAACCCATAAAACTACCGGGCTGGCGACTGGGATGGGTAACGCCTGGACCCCTAAAGGTATTGCGGCGTGGCGTCCGCATGTCCGGTATTGTTCCGGGGCCTCTACAAAATTATGTATAAATTTCTGCGCTGTAATACGGATATACGATTACCGACGCTTGAAGGTTGGTATTTAGAGGTACAGAGGGATGATTTTGCAACAATAATGGACCTTCATCTTGGTGTGGTGTCGTCTTATTGTACACGATTTGGTAGAAACCCTCATGCTGATCCCACGAATATTTACAATCCTGTGCAACTGGCAAATCAATGGACTGCTATGCTTACTAAATTATTGAAACAGGATGGTAAAGTATTAGTCAATTCATGCGGCGGTTTTCTTCCCTTAACAAACATTAGAATTTTAAGTTGGATTGACGCGACTAAATTGCGTTGGCCGGATATTTATGCGGATGAAATTATTACAATTTCTCGCTGGCCCGAAGGTAGACATTATTATCTATCCAGCAATCATAATCGCATTTTTGTTCCTGCAAAATTTTCAACCTACGCAGGGGCTAGAGAATTAGCTACTGTGTATGTCAATGCTTCACAAATAAAATCAAACGCATGAAAATACGAATTGTGGTTTACACGACGTTATTATTTGCCATTATTGGTGGCATTTATATTAACACCTATTCCGATGTTTATGAAACATCGCAAGCGATAATCGTGCGAAATGATACTTCGCATGTTGAATCCGGTCCCGGTAAATTTCGGTATCCAGAAGAAATGAAAAATCATCAGGAAGTCTTAGTCGAATTGGCTAGGAATATGGGCGCAAAAATCAAACCACCTAAAGGTGCAGAATTAGGTAAAACTGAAATCTGTTACCTTGTTGGCGGATCATTTTATAAATTGCAGAGACAATTTCAAAATCTGCGAGCCGCACAAGCTCGTAGTATGTTGACAGAATTGCGGGACGCTGCTAGTATTGCTAAAGCCAATTTACTCGATGCCACAACACGATTAACTAAACTTGAAAAGAAACTAGGTGGCGATCTTGCTGAGTTACGCTCTATGCAAGAATGGACAACTGGTGATAGCGCTCTACGTCGTACTGTCGAGGAACTACGCGCTAAAATAGCTGACATTAGTTGCCAAGAGAAAATTTATCAGAAACTATTGTTAGCTATTGATAGTATGCAAGAAGCTACTTTATCTTCAAGACTCTTAGACGCCCACCCACCATTGAAAAGACTCAAGGAAGGATTATCAGAGGCACATTTACGAACGGCCACACTCTTAGGAACCTACACTGAGAATCATCCTAAAGTAATAGCGGCTGTAGAATCAGAACGAATTGTTCACGAAAAATTAAAGCATGAGTTAATTTTAGCATACGGAGGTATTAAACTTGAATGTGTCATGTTGTCAGTGACCCATAGATCATTAGACCAGCAACTAGCCACTGTAACCGCTAGATTACAGAATCTTGCGAGTTTACGGGCTGAATATGTAAACACAATTGCTGAGGTTAAAAATTATAGTAGCTTTTTGGATCAAACTCAACGTAATTTGTTTGAAGCCCAGACCCTTGTTTATAATGATAGTTTGATTCTTCGAGTAGGGGAGCCAGTAGTGTCAATTAAACAACCCGCCCGACTGGTGGTTTTCTTAACCAGTATTTTGGGTGGTATACTCACTGGTATCGGATTAGTTTGTCTTATTTATCCGCCTGATTTGACAAAGTACAAACCTGTGATATAGTTATGGTATGGGCAGGTGGCGAAATGGCAAACGCTGGGGTCTTAAAAGCCCCTACCTGCGGGTTTGCGGGTTCGAGTCCCGCCCTGCCTACTTGACAATCTAAAAATTTGAGGTATAATTAAGATATGAAGTTTGGATACCTGAATAGATTTGGTGATTACTGGTATATGCCCCGGATGGATGGCTTGAGCGTTTTTAATGCTACCACTGGGGACCGAGTAGCTGAATGGTATGTCCATGATTCTAGGAATGAATGGAAAACATGGTCCTTTCATTGTTTAGTAAATACCTTGCCACCTGATGTGGCAAGCCGATTCGGGCATGTTGTCCGCGATTGGGAAAAGTATGTGGATGATCGGCTTGTTGAATGTTTTAATTATTCGCGTCAGGACTAACTATGCGCCCCGCTCGAATTGTCAATTATATCACATTTGCCGCTGACCGATGTGAATTTGAACTTGAAGTAAGTTTTTGGTATACTCCTGGCGATGAATGGGATGGGCCAGAGATTGAACTGGGTAGAGTACAAAGAGTTTTAGCCATTGTAACTCCATCTGGTTTAGTGATCGAGCAGCGGTGGTTAGAACAACGTGGATTTTATGCGTGGGCAAAACAATATGCCGAGAGAGAACTTGATCGGCGTTTGCAGCCCGATAGCCGAGTTTGGTGGGATTTATTAAGGATAGCAGAAGAATGTTAAGCACATTTCACTGGTTTGTAGTGGCTTTGGTGGCCTTCTTGCTCTTTGGTAACAGATTGCCGTCAGTGATGAAGTCATTGGGGCAGGGAATCAATGAGTTTAAGAAGGGATTAAACGATCCAGACGAACCGAAGCATTGATATTGATGCCGTGGCTTGTACCACGAGAAGCAGGATTATGCCTGCCGGTTCGCATTTTTAGGAGATTTATCATGGTTACTTTTGGTCGTGTACCCTTGACGCCGGATGAACGTAAAGCCCGCCGTCGTAAGGTATTGGCGGTGTTGGGTGTGCTAACCGCGATTGGCGGCACTATTGCCGGTCTTATTGCGGCAGGCGTTGCATATTTTAAGTAAGCCGCTGTAGAATAGTGGTTAGTTTACCGGCCCTTCAAGTCGGATACCTGGGTTCGAGTCCCAGCAGCGGTACTGTGACTGTAGCTCAATTGGTTAGAGCGGCAGGTTGTGGTCCTGCATGTTGCGGGTTCGACTCCCGCCAGTCACCTTATGAATAATTATAAACTCGCGGAAATAATCAGCAGGGGTATTAGAGCAAGAGGCTACAAAAGCAAGTCTCACCGATTACATCAGTTATTCGGTGGTAAATGGATTTATGACTATAGGTGTAGTTGGTGGTGTGATGATGATAAACGCCATGTTAGCCGATGCTCAGCCGGTGTTGATGAATTTGATAATGAGGTAGGACCGCCAGAGTATTGGTTATATGGTGATGGCGAACCGAAACGAGTTTATTTTTAGATTTTACTTGACAAACTGAGTTTTTGAGATATAATTAAGTTATAGGGCCGAAGCGGCTAGGTTATCACTGTTAATGATTCCGCCTACCGCGTTCCTTGCCCTAACCGTATTTGTGGGCCGAAGGTAGTCGGTTATCATTACATGGCGAAACCCGATTACCACACCTTGCCCATTTTGAACTTAGGGGCCGAAGATTATCGGTTATCAATTTGGTTTTGACGCACCCGATAGTCAACCCTTGCCCCGCTTTTTAATTTGGAGATTTTATGCACAATTTGGCTAAGCACATTTCCGTTAAGACAACCCCTCAAAGCCGCGCTATCCCTGGTAAGAATCAGGTGCAGAATAATGCTGGCGGCTTTGTTTATTCCCTCGACTGTTGGAAGCGTTTGCAGAGATTCCTTATTCTAGGGTCAGATGGCGGAACTTATTATGCTACGGAAGCCAAGTTGACGATTGACAATGCTGGTGTGGTTGCCGAATGTGCAGCCACGGATGCACGGCGAACAGTCGATATGATTGTGGAAATTAGCCAGTCTGGTCGCGCACCGAAGAATGATGCGGCTATTCTTGCACTGGCTATTCTAGCCGCCAATGATAATGATGCTGTGCGACAATTGGCTTTGTCGGCGGTGTCAAAGGTTTGCCGTATCGGAACCCATATTTTCCAGTTTACGGCGGCATGTCGTGAATTGCGTGGTTTCGGTCGTGGGTTGCGAGAAGCAATTGCAGGCTGGTATAATGATAAGCCCGTTGCTGACCTTGCTTATCAGGTTACAAAGTATCGAAATCGTGCAGGATATACGCATAGGGATTTGTTGCGGCTAAGCCACCCCAATCCTGTCAGCGAGCAACGTGATGATTTGTACGGTTGGATTGTTGGCAAAGGTAAGAACTGGGTTGAAGCCCCTAATGTCGATGATCCTTTGGCTTACACGTATGCACTTGATCGAATCGGCGAATTGGACCCGGCAAGTTTCAGGGATGCAATCCGACTGATTGAGGACTATAATCTAGCGTTTGAGCATGTACCGACTTGCTTCTTGAATAATGCTAATGTTTGGGATGCCTTGTTGCCGAATCTCAAGCCGACTTCATTGATCCGAAATCTTGGTAAGATGACTACTGTTGGCTTGTTGAAGCCGTTGTCTAAGTCTACAAGCTATGTCTGTGAGGTCTTGAACAATGCGGAGCGAATTCGTAAGGCACGGGTACACCCACTTTCTATCTTACTGGCGCTGAATACTTATCAGCAGGGGCATGGGTTACTTGGCAATCTATCGTGGCGTCCTGTTCCTCAGATTACGTCGGCCTTGGAGTCCGCATTTTATCTGGCCTTTGATGCCGTTGAACCGACGAACAAGCGGCACTTTTTGGCTGTTGATGTTTCTGGGTCGATGGGTTGGTCATATTTGGCTAATACCCGCTTGTCGGCTCGTGAGGCTTCTGCTTGCATGTCGCTGGTGACTAGCAAGGTTGAGCCGAATACGTACACGCTTGGATTCTCGGATGAGTTGACTGATTTGGGTATCACGTCTCATTCTAATCTGAATGACGTATTGAATACGATTAAGAATCTCCGTATGCGTCGTACTGACTGTGCTTTGCCTATGATCTATGCGAAGCAGAATAAGTTGGAGGTTGATGCGTTTATTGTCTACACTGACAATGAGACATGGTTTGGGAGTATTCATCCCAGTCAGGCGCTTGACCAGTATCGTCAGGCCAGCGGTATTGATGCGAAGTTGATTGTAGCTGGTATGACGGCCACAGGCTTCACTATTGCTGACCCCAATGATACAGGCATGTTGGATGTTGTCGGTTTTGATGCCGCTTGCCCGGCTATTATGGCGAATTTTGTGAGGTCTTGATGGAACGTCAGTGTAGAAATTGTGAGTATTATCTATCATGGGCTAATGAATGCCGTAGACATTCACCACAAACACACGAAGCGAGTGTTAAAATTAAACCTGGATTTATGAGTGGGCCAGTTGATTTGGGTACACGATTGGTTCATACGACAGTGTTTCCAAAAGTACAGGCAGCGGATTGGTGTGGAGAATTTACACTAGCAAAAGAATTCGTAAAATGATTGGTGAAAAAGCAGCATTGATAGTGCAGGCTGAGGAGCATGTTTTACAGGCTCGACGCGAACTTTATATTGCAATGAATCGGCTACGATCTTTGGAAAATATGGTTACACCCAATGTTGCGCGTATGCTGGAAACTCTACGTATAGGTGTACAAGCCAAAATCAACGATTTGGAAATTGAGAAGTTTCAAACACGTTTACGTGTATTATGCGATGCTGGACCATAGGGTCTGTCCACGGGAAGCAGGAACAGGTGTGCCGTGGCCTCAATCACGAAGGGCCAAAATGTCATAAGACAGGCGTGTGGTGAAGGGGATTCCTGCCAGCATTATTATAGATTATGACTAGACATTGTATAAATCTTGCGTATGATGACCAGAGGCCATTTTGTATTGTTCATGCCTTAGAAGGGCATGGTTGTTGCTGCGGATACACTGGTGATGATTGCCATGTTGTTACTCTAAATGGTAAGCGTCGAATTCAGTGCGGAGGCGAGAAGTTAGGTATCCCCACGTTAGTAGGGGTATGTCAAGACTTTGAGCCGGAGCCGTGGTTAAAAATGCATTTAGGTGTTGAGCCACTTGACTATTCGATTTAATAAGCTATACTAGAGGTATGATAGGAACAAGGACGCACGGTTGGTGGCATATTGCTGAATACCCATTGGTTGATGTTATACGTAATCAACATCCACGATTCATTACAATTGATGGCCTAGTCTATCGCGTGAGGGCGCGAGTCGGGCGTAATCGTATCTTTCGGTCAGCCCATTGTCAATGTGCATGTTGCGGAGTAGAGTGTACACTGGCAATTTTAGACACTAGCCACATTGGATCGGGCTTGGCCTCTTTTAACATTTACAGCAGCGACGGGGCTGTTATGCTAACACGGGATCATATTCTACCACAGTGTTTAGGTGGAACAAATGATCGACTGAATATGCAAGCCTTATGTAATCGTTGCAATCACGTTAAAGATAATAAGACTATTAGTTTGAGGCAGTTACGTGTCCTTGTTTCGTAAACTTGTTACAGCAATGCGAGAAGCCGGGTATATCATGTTTACAATAAAACATGATAAAGCCAATCCTGGTGCAAGTCTGATTATAGTCGAACAAGAAATTAGTCGCTTAGGGACACACCCATCATTTTGGGACGTACTTGACCGCTTGGGCTTAGATGGACGTTTTGGATCGGTTCGCTATCATCAAGTTAATAGAGAATTACCCGAAGGGACTTATTTGACTTTTGTATGAAACGGCTATTTGATATATTGGCTAGTAGTGTCCTGTTAATTGCATTGCTGCCACTAATGATTTTAATTGCTGCCGGGGTCAAGTTGACTTCGCGTGGTCCTATTTTCTTTCGTCAAGTTAGAATTGGCTGGTATACTGAACCCTTCCAGATTTGGAAATTTCGGACGCTTTATACCGGCAATCACGTTGGTCAAGTAACACGAAATGATCCACAAGTTACATGGTTTGGTAGATTTTTGAGGAAAACTTCTTTGGATGAGCTACCACAACTATGGAACATTCTTATCGGTGATATGTCCTTGGTTGGTCCTCGGCCATTGACGCCGAATTTTTATTACGAGTACAATATCCCTATTGAACGTAGTATTGTTCGTCCTGGGTTGACTGGCTTGGCTCAGATATTGGGCCACCGTGGAATTTGTGACATGGCTACCCGTGTTAAATTAGATTTGGAATATAAACCATCCGTTAGCGGCGATTTGAAAATCATTATTCAAACAATACCAGTCGTGTTTACTGGGTATTAAAATGAAGTTAATTCTCTGTCCAAAATGTCAAGATGTAGTTAAAGGCGATTATGCGCCGCGTACTTGTAAATGTGGTGCTAGTGGACTACAATACTTAAAAGACGGTCTTAATGCCATCTATTGGGGTGAGGCAATACCACTTGGATTTGCCAACAGTACCCTAGTCAAAGCAGTTAATAATCAACCTGCTACAGGTATGGGGCGTACTTTTGAGGCTTTTGTGATCCCTAAAGACTGTCCTACTTTTAAGAAACAATGCCCACATGAATGGTCGGGAGCCTATATCGCTAAAGATGGGTTCACTTGTAATCAAAGGTGTACAAAATGTGGTTTGACAAAGCCATATTCTGATGTATAATTGAATATGAAGGTGAACGATATAGCTATGGGAGTAGAGCATGAAACAATGTAGCTGGGTCGAGTGTGTTGCTTGTACTAAACCGATTCCTAAACCGCGAATTCGGAAATGGAACTGGATCAAGATTTATGAAAATGATGTAGTTAATTTCTGGGTTTGCGAACAAGACTTAAAAGAGTCATTTGTGCAAGAAGCACATATTGCCTTTGGCAAGGCTCTCGATCAGGTAATACGCCTTGGGGCCTATCCAGAAGTTCTCTTTCCAGTTGTGGCCCGGCATCGTAGGGAATTGACAGTGGAGCAACAAAATCCATGAGCGATGAAACGAATATCCTTGCCATTGAGCATGTCGGTAGTAGGATAACTTGCAATCCGCCTCCAACGGATACTGACGATGACTGGTTGTATCTGGTCGTCAACATTGAAGAATTTGTCCAAAGTTTTAAGCGGGATGGATTCTATGTCGATGGCTCATTGATGGGTGGGAATATAGTTGCCGAGAATGAAGTATGTAAACATGGTCTTTTTGTCTCGATGAAACATCCGGTTGATGATGTAAATTTGATTGCAACCTCAGACCGTGAGTTCTTTCAACGATTTCTTGCGGCTACGGCTGTTTGTCGCCGATTGAATTTGATGAATAAAACAGATCGAATTGATTTGTTTCAAGCAGTTTTATACGGAGTCGATAATGGATGAGCAGGTAGCCACACTAAATGCTAGTGTTGCCCGCGCGTTAATTCGGGCAATGGGTATGCAGGCTGAGAATCAAGATAGACTGGCTCGTGGTTTAGCAATAGCTTATACTGAACAGGCATTTGTTGACGTTATCAATGATGAAGGCTTGGGATATAATTCAGTACGGATTAGTCTCTATGGAAGCTAGGTGGGTGGGTCAAAAATTGACCGGGATTTTATGCCCCGTATTTGCCAGAAAATTAAAGCGCCTTATACGGCGCACATATATGCAAAGTGGGCACAGTTAATTTGTAATTTGAGAGAGGATTGGTGTTAGATGGCGGTTGAACCCCATGCAGTGATGCGAGCAAAACACGTTTGTCAGGAGATATTGCCAGAGGAGGCATTTCTATACGCAACAATTGATGATATTACGTTGACCAAAGTAAATCGAGCCGAATTGAAACCAAACGGTAAGGTTCAGTTATTTTTTATCAAGGATAATCGGCGTCGGCAATTAACAGTTGATGGCGATGAAATTTTGATCGTGAGTTTTCAAGAACTTTCTGGTCAAAGTGTAGCAAGTATTTTACGTCAGGCAAGGCACGCTGCCTCTCCGTTTCGTGGATTCGGGGCACCAACACGGGCAACCGCGATGGAACCCCACGCAACATCTGTACTAGCGGCGATGCACGGCTCAAATTTCTTTGGCTAAACGGGTCTTGCCTAACTTCACGAGCCACGCTACTGGAAGTACCGTGGCTCTTTTTATTTATAACATAGATAGCTGATTTATTTGCTTAACGAATCCAAAATTTCTGCCGCCGCAAATAAAATTGTAATTACAATGTAATTACATGGCGGCTATCTGTGTTATATCTATAAAAATGCCCGGAATTAAAATTTCGCCACCATGCTAGGAGAAATTTTAATTCCGGGCATTTTTTGATTTTGACCCTGGTGGAAATTTTAGGGTCGCAATGTAGGGAGTAACCGTATCGCCTGTATCAGACGTATCATCAAGCGGGGTCAGACTTGGTTATATCAATCCTAACGCTGGATTGCGTCATACTGATTGTAACGAAGATTCTGTCAAGACACAGTTAGAGCGGGCCGGTACACCCGGCATATACATGACGGTTGTAACGGCTACTCAAGTCGTGGTTAGTCTGTTGTTTTTATCTCCTGTATGTTTACAAAAATTTTCCACACGTTTCAACTATACCACATGGCGTCAAGTTTGTCAACATACAGGTTAATTCTGTAAATCTACTTGTCGGGGTCATAATGATTAACGGGGTCTCGCGTGCGCGTCACGCGATTAAATAATGTCGGCTTGACTTTTAACGCCAGCATGTTATACTAGAGTGGAGGGAAAATTATGCGTCATTGGCCTGTTGAATTAGTTGTTGAGTCTTTTAATCCACGTTGCGGAATGTGGGAAGCCGTCGAATCTGTAAGTATTCGTGGGTATGAATTACCCCGTACTCTCGATGATTATAAATCTGCCCGTTTTGCAGCTTATGAGATTGTCGAGCGGCAAGAGGGAACGTGTCGTATAGTTGAGGTATTTGACGATAACCAGCGTTGGATATTGTGGTCTGATGGCAAGTGGGCACGTACCGGGATGGAAAGTTTACATGAAGATGATTCATGGTAACTTGACAACGGCAATTTTTGTGGTATAGTTAATAATGGAGGCTGACGGGTGGCAGGGCAAAACGTAATTGTCGTACCCATCCACGATGCCTTTTCGTTAGAAAGTCCTAGTAACCTGTTGCGGTGGGGACTAGGCCCGGTACACGCCCGGTAGCGGGGAAGTGGCCGGATTTATTATCGGTCGAAAGGCCCGGAGATAGAACCGCCATAGGGCCGAGTAGTAAGCTACCGACGCGCGGGGGAGGGGCGCCCCTCCCCATCTTTTTGTTAATAGAAAGGGGACATTATGCTAGTTGCGTATTCGTACTCAAATGAGGTTTTGGTTTGCCATGCAAAAGATGAAGCCAAGATGCTTGATGTGTGGTTTGCCAATGGAGGACGTGACCCGGAAGATTACGACCGCGAAGAATTCGACTCAGTTGTGCGTGTTGGTTCACGAACTCATTGCAAAGGGGACTAATCATGTTTTGGCCGTGGTTTGCTTGTTTGTGTTTTGTCGTTGTGCGCGGCATGATGTCTCATGCCATTTTGTGGTCGCAGTTAGATAGCCGACAAAAACTGCCGCCGTGGACACTCATTAGTGCCCTTGTCTCGGATTTTGTAGTGCCGCTTGCGATTGTAGCGGCTGCCCTTGCGTTTAAGCCAGTTCCTTTCAACCCATGCTAAACCTAAACGGCGTCAACAAAGCATCTAAACCTTGTCATGTTTCTACGAATGAGCATGGCGAAGTAGTTAAATGGTGGCTTTGTCCATCCCTGAATGAGTGGGCACGACATTGCGGCGTGAATGTAAGATGCTGGATTGTGGAAATTGCTGGCCGGGATTCGTATGTCTTGACAGATGAAACTAAGGTCATTTTCGAGACACAATTACTTGAAGATGCCGCTTGCCATATCGACATTATGAAACTTGACAAAACGATTCCATGTGGTAAGATTCAAGTATGAAAGTGCAAATTTTCAAGGATGCTGGATATGGTGGTGGTAAACTTTGCTGGGTGCAAGTCACTAAAACAGAGGCGCTTGCACTTATCCAGAGTCTTGCTGAACAGTTGAAAACCGGAAATCCGAATAGTGGGCGGCTTGAAAGCCGTTGCCGTGGTGATGTATCTGAGTTGTCAATTTGCGTACATGAAAGGGATTAAATGAAGTATCGGGTTTATGTGCCTGTTACGGGTTATAACGTCTACACCGTGGATGCGAATAGCCCAGAGGATGCAGTTGAAACGGTTGCATCGGGTGATTGTGACCCCGATGGTGATACCGCTCTAACAGAGGAAGATGTTGACACTGGATTGTGGGATGTTGAACCTGACAATAACTAAAGCAACAGTTATCCAAGGCCACGGGGCTGATCTTGTTTGCTTGCATACTGATTTGCCTAGTCCCATGCCTAAGTTTGTCGATGCGCCGCTGGAACTTGACTTTCAGGTGGAACGTGATAAGGGCGTGGATTATGTGGTTTATACGCTAGGCATTGACCCTAGCTTGGTGTGCCTCATCAAACGGGAGAATCCTCCCTATTCATTCCGAAACCGGGGTTAATCTGCCCGGTTTCTTTTCTAAGGATTGTCGGGGTCATAAATTGATTACCAAAATAAACATGCCATGACCCCGCTTAGTGGAATAATCGGAATGTTTATGTTATGGCTTGACAAGCGGTGATTCTGTGATACAGTAGTAGTATGCAGATAACTAAGCAATTTGTTGTCGCCGGAAATGCAAAATTTACCGTAAGCAACGCGGACGGTATTAAATTTGCGTATCAGGTGAAAAGCACAAGCCGGGATGCCGACGCTAACCGTCAAGGTATGTTCCTTGTGTATACATTTGCTGAGAACGGACGGCGGTTGTATGTAGGCCGCTTAAATTCGCATACCGGATTGGTAACGATTGGGCGACGGAGCAAGGTTAATGAGTCTAGCCTTATGTTTCAAGTGATTCGTTGGGCTTGTAACGTGTTATGGCTCGGTAATGACTTTCCACCCGGCTATCAAGCCGAAACGGTAGGCCGGTGTGGTTGTTGTGGGCGTCGATTAGCGAACCCTCGGCAGTTATTTGGCCCAGAGTGTCGCCCTGAAACACGCTCACACAGAGCATACTCCCGCCGACGCGCTCGCCCCGCCTTGCGTGATTTAGACTGGGGCTGTTGTACGGGTATAAGTGGGGAGGGACAATGACGGGTTTACTAATCAATATCGGTATCCTCTTTATGGGTGTCTGGTGCTGGCAGTTTATCAAAGTAATTGACAGCCCAGCCGATCCGAAAGCGGAAGCGGATTTTTGGAAAGTTTGTTTTTTCACAGAGTATTGGCATGGACCTGACGACAAGATTTAGAATCCTGAATACGGAGCTAGAATTTCTACCCGTTGCTGAACGCATGGCCCAATTAGCAGCCCCGGATAAACGCAATAAGGTGATACGCCTCATTGCCGCTATTGACCAGGATATTGCTAAACAACGGGACGAGATAGACCGGGAGGTAGAATGGCGCAGGTAGTATTGCTAAAACCACGGGTTACGGTCCAAGACCTAAAAATGGTCGAACTTGATTTAGGAGAGGCCGAAATTGACGCCCGTGAAGAGGGCTACCCAAAGATGGCGGATTGTTTGGGCCGGATGAAAGCGGCAATTCGATCCATGCTTTTTGATTTGGGTGAAGCTCATTGGCTAAACGCCACCCAAGAGAGTGAGAATCACTAATGTACTTTGTGCTAGTCAAGGTAACGGATAAGGGAAAAGAAACTCTTGTCGATTTTGCCGATTGTCCCAATGAGTTGGAATATCATCGTTTGCAACACTGCTACGAATGGTTTGTTTATGCTCATTGGATAAATGGCACACGTACAAAGATTGCGGCAGTGAATTGGTCCGGTGGTGCAAGCTATTGTTTCGATGACCCGTATGCAGAGAATCGGTGTTGTATCAAAGAACACGATCATATTGTCCCAATGGTACGCGGGGCATTGTTTTACAACCATTTATTTAAGCGGTATCAGGATTGCCAAACGGCAAAGACGATTGCCGTGTTTCCAGTGGATGCGTAATTATGCGTTTTATTCTACGTGATTATGCGGATAGTGAAGTGGCCGATATTGCGGTAGCTGACACTCCCGCCGAACTTTTCGATAATATCTCTTTGTTGAGTGGCCGTATCTGGCGGGTTATTGCCGAACATGATAGTGGTGCCCGTGGTGAAGATGTTGCGGTTATTGACTTAACTACCGGAATACATGGTTATAATGTCTTTAATCATCAGACCGTTTCTCATGCTGACCACATGACAAGTGCAGTGTGTATGGTTCGTAACTTGTTGCAGCATTATTATGTTAATGGGAAACTTAACGATCATGTTGATTTACTGGGTGTGAGGGTTTGCCCGGCATGAGTGAATTTTTCTCATTTACCGTGAATTGCATTTATACCGATTTTGTTCAACGAATTGACTTTGATCGGTTAGAGGATGCGCGGGCTTATTATGATCGGCACATTTATGACAAACGAATGTGTCTTATCGAATTGGTTGGATTTAGTTGTTTGCTCGGCAGTCTTACGATTTTGTCAAGCCCCCGACTTGACAAACCAAAAAAGTGAGGTATGATTCACGTATGCGAGAAGTAGAAAGCCTGTTGCTTGAACTTGATACCGACGAAATTCAGGAATTCGCGGAACTTCATTGTGGTTGGTATGATTCTGACTACTATGATGAATGTGAATACGATGAGGAATACGACGAATGGGAAGGCCCACGGGATGGCTATTCTATCGTCGATTCGGCTCTTGACGCTATCCGCGAATGGGTGGGCGAAGCGCCTGAAAATATCGAGGTTTTGAGAAGCTATGTCACTGTTTGATGACGTGCATTGCCGAACAAGGATATTTAGTTTGATCGGTCGCCCGGTCATACTTACGCATGAATACTACCCTAATAAGCCCGGTGTGATTGTGGCAAAGGGCAAAGGTATGAATTTTCGTATCCGGCTTGACAGCGGTAGTGAAATCTGGTTTGCTAGAGCAGACTTTAAGTTGCCGCCCTTGCCGCCGGAACAACGCCGCCCGGAATGGGTATCAGACTATTCATCGGGTTTTGATTATGAGGGATTAGAGGGTTTCTAATGACTGCGTATCAAAAAGCAGAATTAAGCGGGCGGATTCAATACTACTTGAAACGCGCCGAAGATGCAATCGACCATTATGAGTTTGCGAAATTTGATGAGTTTGTTGCCATAGCAATTAAACTCCGTCAACAATATGGGGACGAATCGGATTCGACCGGATAGCTAGAAGTGTAGGATGCGTGCCGTGGTTGGACGACAGGCCACGTAAAAAGTCGCCCGTTAAATCTTAATTGCCAAGCCTAGCTTTGCAATGGCTGCGTAAAGCAGCCCCGGTTGAGAGTCCTAGCCCGATGGACTTGACTACCGGCCATAAATCGGGACCGCCTTGACCGACGCCAGTGAGTCAAGGTTAAATAAACTGGATAGCAACCCGCCAACCTTGTCGATTTGGGAAGCGGGAAGCGAAATATCAAAAATCGACTATGCACGTAGACGACTGCATGGAAGTATCGCGGGACGCGGGTTCAATTCCCGCCGTCTCCACTTAACCATAGCTCGGCAGTTATGGTGCCGCCCGTTGTGGCCGGGCGGCAATTTTATTTGGAGGTTTTATGGATCGTGAATTAGTAGAAACTGTGCGTGATTTTGTGAAAAATGGTAAGGTGTTTGTGCATCTTATCACAGAATCTAAGATTGTCGAATTTCCTGCCAGCGGTGTGCATAGTGCGGGCGGGTATTTGGTGGTCGAAGTCAAAATTCCAGAGCTACCACTTGACAAGCATTAAATGTGTGGTAGTATTGAATAGTGCGCGGTTGCTTGTGCCTGTAAGTAGGCCAAGGTTCATAGAAACTACCAACCTCTCACGGTTAGCTGCCGAGACATAGGGGTAGTGGTGAATGAATACAGCTTATTAGAGAAAAGAGCGACCCGTCAGGTTTTCTAGGGGCCGGACGTTAAAGTGTGGTGGGATGCCTATAGATAATTATGATTAAAAACTAAAATCATTGGCACAAGTGAAAAGGCTAGGACTCATCCCCCTAGCCTTTTCTGTTGATTTTTCAAGCCAGTTGTCGGGGTCACGAATTGACAACTTTTAATTATGACCCCGACAATAAGATATGTATAGTTATCGGGGTCAGAAAACATTAAAATTTGACAAAAGTGGTTTTTAATGGTAGACTAAACTTAAATTAAGTTTAGTCTACCATTAAAAACTAAACTATGCCCCTACGACCCCGATAATGTGAAATTTTTGCGTGTTTCTTGACAATGGCATATTTTGATGATAAGATATTGTTATGCTGCGATTCTATCCATACCATCCGCGCGATACCGACGCCTTAGCGGCGGTTTGCCAAGTGGTTGATATTTGCCGCATTGTTGAGGGCCGCTATGAAGTGGTTGCCGATAACCTAACGTATATGGACGCCATAACAATGGCGGAAAACCTTAATCTGCAATCTGCCGTAGAAAGCTAAACCTATGCCGAGTTGTTGGGAATGTGGTGGCGATTTTGCTTTGTCCGAGTTGACGCAACGCGGGCAAGCCCATTTTTGTCAACAATGCTACGCCACTTTATATTGCCGCTGTTCGGTATGTGGCCGGGAAGTTGAACATGATGAGGCAATTTTTAGTGCCACCGACCACCGGCCATACTGTCAGGCTTGCTATCAAGAGCGGTTAGTACACTGCCATAATTGCGGGCGCGAAACAAACAGAAACACTCGGCACACAATCGAGGACCATAGCTATTGTAGCTCATGCTTTGATCGGTTGTATACGCATTGTGCTAACTGCGATACCATTTTGCATCGGCATGATACGTGGTCCACCCCCGGTAACGATAGATACTGTCAACGCTGTTTTGACGAAAATTGCAGCGTATGTAGCCGTTGCGGTGAAACATTTTGGAATTGCGATATGCGCCGTACCGACCACGGCGTATTTTGTGATGAATGTTATCGTGAAAATGATGAGTGGTCGGCGGGCGAATTCATTATTTCCGATCCGCATTATGATGTAATCGGATCGAAACGCCGCTATGGTGTCGAACTTGAAACTTCACGATGCAATGATTATCGGTCACTGCATGGCAATACAATATGGGAATGTAAAACAGATTGCTCGATTGAGGGGCGCGAGTTTGTTTCCCCAATTCTGTGCGGGGATGAGGGGTTAATGGAAATCACTGCATTTTGTACCATTGCTCGCCGAAAGCGTTGGCAAGTCAATAGATACTGTGGTTATCATGCCCATTTCGATGTGGCCGATGAAAGCTGGGAAGCCTTGCGAAGTATCGCGTATGCGTACCGCAAAACGTATGACTTATGGTGTTGTCTAGTGTCAGAACAACGGGCAAACAACCCTTATGCTGGGTCGCCGGATTATATGCCAGAGGATGTACGGGCTATTCGCAATGCTTCCGATTGGGATTATTTTGTCGGTGCGCGTGACCGATTCGAGTTTGTCAACTGGCGGGCTTATCTGGTACACGGAAGTTTTGAGGTTCGATCCCATGATGCTACTCTTGACGCGAATGTCATTTGTAACTGGATTAAACTTCATGCTCGCTTTATGGATCGTGTTAAGACAATGACTCTTGACGAAATTGACGACCAATTTAGTGGTAACATAGCATCACAATTTGCAGCTTTGAGCGAATTTGTGGGTGAAGAATTATCTTTGGAATACGCTGTTATTGCCGAAGAATTTGGGCATACCCTCATACCGAGGGAGATTGTGGCCCTTGCCCCGCCGTTTTAATTTTGACTTGACTTTTCCACGACCTGTGGTATAGTTAATAGAGTGAGGGGCGATAAAAAGCCGTCGCCTAGCAAAACTCACTAGGCTGTAGTAGCCCAACTGTCAGGCTTGTGAGAGTGAGGTATTTTGCATGTGTGGTTTGTTTGGTGCGATTGGTTTGGGTTGGAATGAGGGCGTCATTAGGGCGCTGACGTGGGCGAACCAAGAGAGGGGTACAGATTCTCTTGGTTTCTTCGATTCGTCCGGCAAGATGATTAAGTGTGCTGAAACCCCCAGTGATGCGCTGTGTAAGGATAACATTTCGCGCTGGCTTGATGCGTCTTGCCGTGGGTCTGAAAAGCTGGGTCGGGCCGCGAGTTGGTTTATTGCCGGGCATACTCGGCTTGCCACCCGTGGTAAGGTGAACCGTCAGAATTCGCACCCGTTCCGATACGGTCGAATTATCGGTTCCCACAATGGAATGATCGACGCCCCCAAGGGGTATGTGGTCGATTCGCAGCATTTGTTCGATGCGTTGCACAAGGCCAAGGGTGACTATAATTCGGCATGGGCCGATATTACGGGTTACTGGGCGGTAACGTGGTTTGACGATAATGCTTTCTATCTGCAAGTCCATAATGGCGACTTGACGGTGGCCCGTAAGGGAGAGGTATGGTACTACTCCTCGGCATGGTCTCACCTGGAAAGCTGCATCGGCACTGCCGATGAGGTTATCACGCTGAAAGAGGGCGAAACCCTGCGGTTTACTCTTGAAAATGGCGTGATTGTCAAGTCCGATGCTCCTAAGTTTGTGTCGGCTGCCCCGGATTACTGGGTTAAGAAATACGGTTGCAGCAATACCAACGATTGGGAGGATGAATACTACGGGTCGGGCCGTTCCTTCCGTCGTCACGGTAGCCGTGGCAAGGGTTCATGGTACGATCACCATGATTACACAAGCACGACTACCCCAACAAGCACGGGCACTGTCAAGGATTATGATGCCGATTGGCGGGAAGCATGGGAAGCCTACTCTACGGAGAGTGAACACGCCAAGGTTGACTAATGGTTGTCGGTTTCTACGGGCGGTAACATAAAAACTTGCCGCCCATTTTTATTTGACTTCCCCTTTTTTTGATGATATAGTTAAGTTGTTCACTTAACCATGAGGTACTAATGCCAGCATCAAGTTTACCCTTACCCGATCTAGCGGATACCCCCACACAGTCACGATACCAATGTCGGTTATGTGGCCGTCGATTCACGGAGAATCCGTGCCGTGGCCCAGAGAATATGTGTCTGTGCCAAAATTGCTACGACCGTGAATGTTTCGTTTGCACTGTTTGCGGACGAATCGAATTTAGCAACGGTCGCCGACAACTGGCGCTAGAACCCAATGGCCCGCCCGTCGCTATTTGCCGCAACTGTGAGCATGAATATCGAACGTGGAATCATGCGGAATTTGTAGTTGAAGATGCAAGCTACAAAAAGATTCGCAGTACCCGCAAGTTTGGTATCGAGTTGGAAACATCGGATTGCCCCAATTATCGCAGTCTAAAAGGGGCAACGCCTTTTGGCGCGAAAGTTGATTGCTCGATTCATGGTATGGAATTCACTTCTCCGATTTTGTATGGCGATGAGGGTCTTGCCGCTGTTGAAGAATTTTGCAATCACGCTGATCGTCTCGATTTTGACGTGGATAGCGATTGCGGGTATCACCTGCATATTGATATGCGGGGTGAATCGGTTGACGCCTTGAAGTCGGTTGCGTATGCGTACACGAAAGCAGACTCGGTATGGCGTTTGCTTGTCGATTCATTCCGAGCGAATGATTGCGGTTACTGCCGCCGCCCGGAATTTGGTCGGAGTGAAATTTCGCGGGTATGGGATGAGTACAGCATGGAGAGATTTTGCGACCGGCAGAATCGCTACACTCTATGCAATCTTAATGCCTACACTAAGTTTGGCAGTTATGAGATTAGGTTGCATCAGGGAAGTTTAGATGCCCGTGTCATTTGCAACTGGATTAAGGCCCATTTGCGGTTTGTCGATTGGGCGAAAGATAAGACATTCGACGAAATTGACGACGCCTTTCGTGGATCGGATTTAGCCCGCTGGGAATCACTGAAAGCCATTTTTGGCGATATTGACCTTAACCGCTACTATGGCCGTGTACGTCGTGGCCGGTTGAACGAAAGCACCGAACGTGAACGGGCCGAAGTTGCTGTATAGCGATAGGCCCTGTTTTACAACCCCTCACTCATAGGGGAGAACCCGACCTAATAAGTCGGGTTTCTTTTTAATCGGTTGGTCCATTTGTCGGGGTCATATTTCCAGACGTGCGCTTCTATGACCCCGATCATTGGAATCTTTAGAAAATTACCACCTATACTTGACAAGCTAAAAGACTATGATATAGTTTTAATATGTCACTCAAAAATGGTGGTTTTAAGTTGAGACACATGCGTTGGCTGCCTAAGCCACATTGGATCGGAGTCAATATGTCGCCTCTGGGCGAGTTAGCGTTTTGTATCTTCTGGGGTATCATCGGCCTTATCTGTTTATGGATAGCTCATTCGTAAAGACATGGGTTTTTCAACTGATGGCTACGGGTTGTGACTATCTTACTGGTAGTCATAATCGCACCGTGTATAGCATAACAGTTTTTGCTACCCGTGAATTGGCCGAGAGCCGAATCGAAAGTTTCAAGTCTGCCTGTCTAAATCGACTATTGGAAGCCCCTATTAAAGTGGTAGTTATGCCACTAGAAGTGATTAGCGAATAATTCACTTGACTTTCTCGAAAAAGATGATAGGGTAGTAGTATGACACACCTGACTGAATTACCGCCGATCAAACTACCACAACTTGTATCAGCACCGTTCTTTATGCTGGTACAAGAGGGTGAGATTCTGGATTGTTGCCAAAATCCAAACGCCCTTATGTGGTCCCTCTTGAATGACGATACTGATTTTTCGGTGGCCGTGGGTGTAATCAATGAGGATGGCAAGCGGGAAATCGTTGGTACTTGCGCTGAGTTTAAGACTAGGCCCAACAGCACTATTGCCTATCTTACATCGGATATGGACGGCTACCGTCGGCTGGTAAGCAAAGGTGACGCCGCCGACTGCATCCGTAATCGAGTCTGTACGTTGTATGGAAAAGGCCATTTGTCCGATCCATGCAATTTTTCCAAGGTCGAAATGATTGAGGGTTAATCCATGCCACGTTGTCACACCTGTAATGCTCTAGTCCCAACCGATCAAATGCACCGTACTCCCTACGGGGAGAATGTTTGCTGGCAATGTTTTGATCGAGACTTCATACATTGCAATGAATGTGGTCGCCCGGCATGGCGCGGCGATTGTCCTAACGATGACTTGTGCTATGAATGTTGGGACCGGGTACGATTTTGGAATTCGGAGGAAGTGAGCCACCTTACCACGATTAAAAAGACTGGCAGTGGCCGTTGTTTTGGTATCGAGTTGGAAACTTCGCAGTGTGACAACTACCCCAAAATGCGGGGTGAAACCTGTTTTGGGGTGAAAGAGGATGGATCGGTTGACGGCATGGAATTTTACTCCCCGATTTTGTGCGGAGATAAGGGCCTTGCAGAAATCCGAAAATTTTGCCGGTTGGCAAAGCGGCATGACTTCGAGGTTGATGATACTTGCGGGTATCACCTGCATCTTGATATGCGGGATACTACCATTGTTCAACGCAAACGAATCGCGTATGCGTATCGCCTGACATTTAGCTTGTGGCAGCATTTGGTACGGGAGGACCGATGGCACAATACGTTTTGCGAAGGCCCTAATTACAGCCCGCAAGAGCTACGGGATACCCATAATTTTACTACGTTCGAGCGCCGGCAATGCCGCTATCAGTTTGTCAACCTGCGGGCATTTTGTGACCATAGCACGTATGAACTGCGTGGCTTTCAGGGGACACTTGACTACCGCGAAATTTGCAACTGGATTAAAGCCCATTTGCGTTTTGTCGAATTCGTAAAAGACACGCCGATGGCTGAACTTGATGCCATGTTTGGGCAGGGATTACGTAAAGCCAAACGGAGTTTGCGTAAGGTACTTGGCACTTCACTAAGCAACTACTATGCAAAACTCTGGCGTAAACATGCCCATAGGGTGGCCGTATGAACTTGAACCCGTTACGCTATCAGTTAATGACCCAGGTTGAAAGCCTGATTCGTGGGACTGAAACCCTATTAGCCGATCCTCAGATTCAGAGCCGGATACTGGTTGCTGTTGTAGCGCGTGACTGTCTCATACGCCAATTATTTTGGGGTGAGCAATTACTGGCGACATTGCGGGATGAGGGAAACTATTATCATGCCCGCGATGAGTTTAACATTGCAAGCCGGGCGAGTGAGAAAGCCCTAAACATACTCCATGATTTTCATAACCCAAGGTGTTCATAATGTTTTCAGTTAGACAAAAACGCGAAATCGCCGACGCCGTGCAACGTATTCTAAGGGATACTAACCACCCCGAATTGCCCGCCGGTGAGATTCAATTCAAGCTGCATGTTGATGGTGCCCGACCAGGAAGTAGTTGGGCGGATATACAGAATAACGGGGCTGTACCGAATCCAACGGTTAATCCGCATAATGAGCGGCAGGATTCACTTGACAAACCAACAAAATAAGGTAGAATAGATTATATGAAATACGCCATTCGATTAAGTCACCTACCGCCCGTCGTTATCTACGCCACCCTCAAGCGCTCGGCTGAGGATGTTGTAGCGGCCTTGTGTGAGGAAGCTACCGAAGCGAAGCAATGCGGCATGGGTATTTGTGGTTATGTCAACAAGGTTCTACGCTGGTTGTCTGACGATCTTCTGTGCGAATCGTGCCAACTGGTTGAAGATGATACCCGACTTGTCTTTACCGATACGCGGGATGCTGATTATCTTATCACTAAGACGGATAAGGGCTTTGACGTGGTGCGCCTAACCGATTCGTATGATCGGGAGCTATTGGGCCGATAAGCATGATATTCAACGAATGGTGGACGCGATACGGTAGTGCTTGTGTTGGCATGGAAACTATGCAAGAGGTAGCCCGCCTAGCTTATGAGGAGGGGGTTAAGGCTGGGTATGATACCGGATATGATGAGGGTTATTCTAACGGCTATGATACCGGCAGCAATGACGAAAGAGAGGTTCATTTCGGATGACATTCGATCAGTGGTGGGAAGAAAATAAAGAGGATTGCACATACTCCGAACTGCCAACCGACGTGATAAAGTTGATTGCGATGGCTGCGTATGATGCCGGGTGGGAGGAAGGGTGGGACAAAGGCTGTATTGTCCCGTCAATACAATGAGATACGCAATACAAACCCCCATTGCTGTTTTCTGTTGCCGATTGTTTTTGCCAAAACAATTAGTGATAGACCGATTGCATACACGTAATACGTCATGCGCGGGGGTCTACACTAGAACACGTTGGATACACGAAAAGTTACTTGCGATGAATCCATCGTTGGCTATCTTGGACCATTTCAACCAGGATGATGATAGACTTCCTAGCAATCAAACCCCGGAAGAATGGTGCGAAGTACGAATCTTTGCCTATGATTTAGGATTCTGAAAATGAAGTATGCCGTAATTATGAGGGACGTGATTTTCTGTTGTGAATTGCACGATACCCCTACCGATGTTCTTAACGCCTTGAATGAATGGGATAACCATGATCTTGGCCCCTTTCAGCGTAAGAGTCTAGCCCGCGATTGCTTGGAAGATTTGGAATTGAACCAGTGGCATAGCGGCGATGTTCATGTTATCGAGGATAGCTTGCCGCTGATGGACAACCAGCCGGTCAACCATTGGGCGAATCATGTAATCTTGTGGGATGCCACTAGCGGCTTTTATTTTGAGCGCTGTTTATCGGGCGATTGCGGCAACTGTAACTGTGGTGGGAAATGCTAACCAGTTTGCAATTTACTGAGAAGTGGCGTTGCTTTGCAGAGGGCGATACTATTAAGTTTCGCCCCGGCGTTAATCTACTGGTTGGCGATCAAGGCAGTGGTAAGAGTAGCGTACTACAGGCTATTGCAGCTAGTGCTAAGGCAAAGAAATACACGTATCAAGTTGACCTTGGCAAAAAGGTCAAGGTGGTGGCTGATAAGATGCCTGCGGGCGGCTTTGATTTTGAGAAGGATAACCGCCGTACACGTCCCTACTTTGACCATGATAATTTTCAAGCACACATAGCAATGATGTGGTCAAGCCACGGGCAATCAAACCTTGCAATCTTGCGTAGTATGGCAAAGATGCAAGGTACTTTGATATTCCTTGATGAGCCGGATATGGCCCTTAGCATACGGTCGGTCTACAAATTGATCGACCTGTTAAATGCGGCTGCTATTCGTAAATGTCAAATTGTTGCCGCCGTTCATAACCCGATTTTAATTCAGGCATACCCCGAAGTTTACTCATTAGAAAAACGAAAGTGGGTATACAGTGACGAATTCATTTTGAGTCAAACACCATGATTCAGTGGTACGTTATAGTACGAAAAGATAATGGCTATCCGCTACAAATTTATGCGGATAAGGAACTAGCAGAACAGATTGCCCGTGCGAATGGCGAGAAAGTTGTACCCGTAACCCCGGTGACAAAATGACTTGGTATGAAGCGATTAGCGAGTTGTGCTTGCAAGTTGATAGTGAAGAAACTATCAAAGATATTCTAGCGACGGCGGTTGATGAGTGTATGATTACGTCGCATGATGCCGATAGCATTGCTAAAATGGTTCATGTAGTGAGGCCAGTATGAAAAACGAACAATTTGAGGAATGGTGGGCGACAATGGAACCCGGTTTTCGGGACGTGCAACCCGTGCTGATGTTGGCTTTCAAGGAAATTGCCGAGAAGGCATGGGATAATGGTTTCGATTGTGGATGGGATGCTTGTGGCGATACACTTTACTGGGGAACCGATGGATAAGGAATTCGAGAAGTGGTGGGCTGCGGTCGAGCAATCGGCCCCGTGGATGCGCCTGCGCGGCTTGGACTATGCAATCAAGGCGATTGCATGGTCAGCGTGGAAAGCTAGTCGAGGTCTAATATGATTTATGCTTTGGTAAGCGGCGGCAAGTTTCTACACGGCCTCTATACTGATCCTCGAAAAGCTGCGGCATTGATTGCCCGGCAAGATAAGTATGGCGATTGGGATGCCATTACCGCTTTGCTGGCGGCTGGGGAAGCGTATGCTTGTTGGACACTGATACCCTTGTCGCTTGACTGTGAATTCAAGGGGGACATACGGCTATGAAAGTACAATTTTTCTGTGATAGCGGGGCTAACATTCATTCCTGCCATAAGTCTGGTATCTTGGATACTGTCAAAGATTTGGGGCTTGATGATGATGAGTGGGAAGCACTCTCGGATAATGAAAAGTATAAGTTAGCTGAGGAATGGGCTAACAACTACCTGGAAATCTACTTCGAGGAATCCTAATGCACATCATCGGATTCGTACCGCCTGAATGGCTTGATGCCATTGTCGAGTCAATGAACGCGGAATTTCCAGGGTGGTGTTTTTCAGGTGTAGACTTGGATACCATTGTAGCTGAGTATTTGCCCCATGATGCAATCATGCCCTTGATTGAAGCCTACCTTGACGGTGTAAATGATGCGTGGGAACTATGATGGAATATAAACACTGGCGAATTATGATCGGGCAACGCAAGGATGGTTGGTATTACCTTGTGGAGATATTGCCCAACAAAACATTCAAGGCCACTTATGGCCCGTTTGCCGGGCCAGAAAGTGCGGAGTATGACGCTAAGCAAGTGATTGATGTACTCGAAAAATACTTGGAGTGGTAGCGCTTTAAGACGTGCCGGATTCATGGCCGGAAGGGTGCAAGTCCCAATAAGGTCTAGTAGACCAACCGGGTGCAAGGCCCGGCTATCATTCTAAAGCCCGCTATACCGGATGGCCGGTCACTGGCGGGTTTCCTTTTACCCAGGGGGTCTAATTGTCGGGGTCGATTTTTGTTGAAAATAAACCCCAGAAATTTTAAGGCCCTATACGGCAGATTATCGGGGTCATATTCGATGTCCAATTCGGACGTACAATTATCGGGGTCATGGATTAACTTATATTTTAGTTATATTTCTTGGACCCCGCTATTCCGAATTATCCGACGCTCTAACCCAGAAATTAAAAAGGTTAATTGCTGATAAACTGTGACCCCGATAGTCGCCTGTATGTTGCTGGCGTCACTAAGGGTTTATCCGATTCTAGCCGCACGGCAAGAATCCCTCACAGATTTTTACCGCTGGCCTTGACTTTGTTGCAAAACGTGGTATAGTTAAGATGTTGAGGGAAATTGTGCTACCGAAAACTTATAGGAGATACAGCCAACCGACTTTCAATTCCGTAACCGCTTAAAAGCTACTGCCCGCCTTGATACTGTAAGTATCTCTATGTCGGGATTCCCGGTACTCGCGGTAGAATAGCCGTATCATCGGCACTATAAGTCTTGGCAACGCAACCTCTTGCGGTAATCCTTGTTTCGGCCTCAATGCTTGTAGCTGGTTGTTGTTCCTCCCTTGCACACGGGCGGGTAGGTGTGTGGCCTATCCCGCCCATTCTTTTTGTCCGATTAAGTCGATTGTCGGGGTCATGGATAACATAAAAATTTTTATGTTGCGCTTTTTTCGGCTCGCTAACCCCAGGTAAAATAAGAACTTACGACTTTTTGGATTCCAGCTTGGTGGAAATTTGAGGGTCGCAATGTAGGGGAAACCGGCACCCCTTGACCGTTATAATTGATATAATCGGCCAAGTAGCGGTACAATCGTTAAGATCGTTAAAACCGTTAGAACCGATAAGATTATTATAAACGATCTAATCGGAAACCCCACTGGGATCGGCACAAGAGTTGTGACCGATACAACCGGCAGAATTGCAACGTATTGACGTTGCAATCGGTAGAATCGCTACAATCGGTAGCATTTGACGGTCTAACCGTCAAAATCGCACCATTCGCTATCCTAACACTATCTATTATACCACGCCGTTGTGGTTTGTCAACTACAATCCAGATAAACGGCCTTTTCTGGTTGGCGGGGTGATGCCAAGATTGTCGATTGTCGGGGTCATGGCATTTTACGCGCCTGCGCGTAATATAGTATAATGTCAAAATCTGCGCCGGAATAATTGTAAAATGTGATAGATCGAAAAAATCTGTTGCAATCTGAAAAAATCTTTGCAGGTTTCCGAACTATCGGCCAATTTTGCTTGACACCCGCCGACGGCATGGTAAGATACAATGTAAGTCTGATTTTCCCTATCTAACGGAGGGCTAGGCAATGGCGATAGCTACGTCGAAAATCGAATTACCCAACCATACACAATGCCCGGATTGTCGGCAATGGTATGAGGGGGAAGGGGCAACGGCATACGGCAATGGTGACACCCGTACAGTATGCCCTAATTGTGCGGAATTGGCGGGATATGTTGCTTGTGACGATTGCGGCAAGCTATTCCCCGAATTGCACGATTGCGACGGGGATAACTATTGCGACGATTGCGCCGATTCGCACGGGTTTAAGCAATGTTCGCAATGTGACGAATGGATGGATTCTGACGATCTGGAAGAATATGACGATGAGTTGTATTGCCGGGAATGTGCCGATGCCGCCGATCTATACCATTGTGACGATTGCGGCAAGCTATTCCACACTGACGATTTAACCGATTGCGACGGTAACTACTATTGCGACCGTTGCAAGGATAACAATGGGTATACGGAATGTTACCATTGCCATGATACTATCCATCGGGACCATTGTAGCACGGGTGCCGATGATGAGGATTATTGCGAATCGTGCTGGTGTGACCATTTTTCGGTTTGTGAGGATTGTGGCACAACTATCTGGACTGACGATTGTGTCTATACTAGGGATGCTTGCTATTGTAGCGATTGTGCCCCTGGTGCCGAGAATTACGAACCGAAGCGTTTTGACGGTTCTAACAATACTTTCACAAAAATCGGTCAGCGCGCCTTTGGCGTAGAAATCGAGACTGACGAATGTGATGGTTATGAGGATTACGACGGTCGGGGCGCCTTTGGCGCAAAACCCGATGCTTCCGTAAATGGCAAAGAGTTTTATTCTGACATTCTTTCCGGGGATAAGGGTCTTGCGGAAATTGAGCAGTTTTGCCGTTTTGCGGATCGTAACGGTTTTGCCGTTGATTCCAGTTGTGGGCTTCATGCCCATTTTGACATGCGGAACGAAAATAACGATAGCATGAAGTCTATCGCTTGTGCCATGCTTTCCACTTATGAGGTTTGGAAGGCTTTTGTCGATGAGGCAAGACACGACAATCATTACTGTCATGCTAGTTGTGCCAGTTTGGGCGAAGTTTACGGCGTTACCGATTTTAGGGATTGGGGCGGTCGTAGGCGTCGTTACGAATGGCTCAATTTTGTGGCCTATTACGAACATAGGAGTATTGAGGTTCGGTTGCATCATGGCAGTCTTAACGCCACTGAGATATGTAACTGGATTAGGGGTATTTCCTTGTGGATGGATTGGGCCGCAAGTAAGGGTTGGAAGGAAGTAAGGGATTCTCTGATTTACAAGAGTTATGCCGAAAGATTCGCCCTTATGTGCAAGGTTTGGGAAAATGCCGGTTGTGCCGATCTTGTCGATTGGTTCAAGGAACGGGTTGAAGCATCGGAAATCGAATGGGCCGAATTAGCCGAAGTAGCCTAATTGGAGGGTTAGGCCGTAGGGCGGGGTCATACCCGCCCTATCTTTTTTGCCAGTTTGTCCGATTGTCGGGGTCATACCTGGCGCTCCCGCGCATTCGTTATGACCCCGATGATAGTAATAAACGGCCTGTATTCCCTCTGACGTTACAATCGGACCCTAGCCCCGTGGTTTTCCACGCTATCCCGTCGATTTTGCTTGACTAAGCAAAATGCCGATCTATGCTTGTATAGTGGAGGGCGGGAGTTTACAACACTAGCCTATTGTGGAGGGTGCTAAAATGGACCTAGTTTGTATCCGTTGTGGCAATGCGTTTGTGTCTAGTCGGTCCCATGATCTATGCCCCGATTGTCGCAAGAGGGAATCCCGCAAGCGCGCCTATCTGCGCAGAAAAGAGCGGGAATCCATTTTGCGGGATTGCGGGCTAGTCAAGGTTAGGGGCGCTCTTGGCGGGGTCTATTGGGAGTAGAAAAAATCTACTTGACAACCCGCAACCTTGACCTATGCTTGATATAGAAGGGGAGGGCGAAACAATGCTTTACCTGATTTTGATTTTCGCGTTTCTCTGGTTGTCGGGTTCACTTGACCGTTTACTCTAGGGGGTGTGCTATGCGATACCGCATTATCAGCCGGGAGAATGTCGAAACCTCATACGATTTTGTCAACCTTACGATTGCGGGTTTCCGCTCTGCGCATGATGCTTGCCAAGTATGCCAGCGTATTGACATACTGGCATACGTGATGGATACTTTCACGGGGCAAACCTTATACGAAAATTGGAAGGGGTAAACCATGCGAAAGCTACGGCAAGCTATCGTCAAGGTTTTGGCCGATCTAAAATCGGTCGAATATACCGATAAGGTTATCGGCCCCCTTGCCCATTGTGTCGCATACTTGGAAGGGTTGGCCGATCCAACAACGGAACAAGAGCGGGAAAGCCTAGTTGTCGGGTTGCGGGATTGCGTCAACCAGTTTGATGATTTTGCCGAAATTGAGGAAGATAACGGCAATACCAATTCTGCCGAAGTTTTGCATCTTGCCCGTTGGGATGCTTTAATGGCCATTTACTTTTTTGACAGGTGAACCATGAAACTGGTCTGTAGCGGTTATACCGAAGAGCGCAGAAGCGCCCGTTTTAAGGGTTGGGCAAACGCCCTAGCTTCTCCCCGGTTTACAATCTTGCGGGCGGACGATACCCCCATTGTCGATTGCGATATGGGGACAATGGCGATTACAACCTATACGGTTAGCTTGGAAGGGCACCCCGCCCGTACAATCAGCCGTAAAGACATACAACCTACCGCCCGGTTGTATTGTGACGCCCAACGGTTGCGGAAAAGCATAGGGACCGCGCCCCTTATGCTTATCCGTCCTAACCGTTAGAATCGGGCCGAAAAGCAAAGAATCGGGAAAGATTTTTCCCGTATTGCTTGACACCCGCCACCCCTAACGTATGATTAAATAGAAGGGGAGAGACAATGGGCGGAACAATTACAAGGTTGACGATTCTCCGACACCCGCTATTGATTGCGGGGTTGTTTGGGTGGCGGGTTGCGGTTATGGGTATCGTTCATCCCCACCCGATAACTTTCCTTGACCTCTTGCGGACAATGGGGAGGGTGTAGCAATGCTTACGAAAACCGAAAGATACGCGATAGCAAACGCCGCAATCGCCAAGCTAGGGGCGCGTAGGGCAATGGAAGCATCCCGCCCGGTTTACCCGCCGATACCCAACCCGACGGGTTTTGACGGGGTGGACCTCTTGCCCGGTCGATACCCCCGTTATCGGGCGCGTATCCGATTTTGTGACGCCCTTAGTGGGCAGGATACCCGTATCACATTGGGCACCCGGTTTGATAGTGCCGAACAAGCGGGGTATGCTTACGCTGCCGCGCACGTAAAGCTATGGGGCGCGGTTAGCCGATACACCCGCGATATATCGCCGGATGAATTGCAAGCAATGATCGACGGGGGCCGATGATTTTTATTTGACAATCACAATTCCCGATCTATGCTTAATATAGGAAGGGGATACAATCATGGCGACAACAAAACGATACGGGCGGAATGGTGGCGAGTATGCGGGCGGGTACTATCGCCGACAACCGGGCGGGTGGTGGTATCTATGGGCCAACGTGGAAGATTACGCCAACGGCAAACCACGCGATACCGTCTTGTGTGGCCCCTTGCCGGTTGCGGAAGTAAGGGCACAACTAGCCCGCTATGTGGCGGATAGGGCGGTAGAAGCATTGCAAGCGGGGCGGGTTGTCGGTTATGTTTTGGGTGCTAACAGACTGGGGGTGTAACATGGTTACAAGAGAAGGGGTTGCCGATAGTGTCGCGCGGGTGGTCAAGCTACTTGATAACCCCCGCCTTGCCCCTTGTCCCCGTAATTCGGTTGTGCGGGATGCAAGGGCTGCGCTGATTGCGCAGATTTTTTGGGGTGATAGGGTTCTTGCCGCCTATAGGGATGGTATCGACCCTATGCCCTTTGCCGACGAAATGGCGAAAGCCTATCATCGGGGTCATGCCGCGCTTGACAAGTTTGTGGATTGTATCCGAAACAAGGATTGCAACGGGGTCTAACATGGTCAATATGTTTTGTGAGGATTGCAACGGTTGCGATCATTGTGAGTGTTGCACCGATTGCACGAATTGCATGAATTGCGGGTTTTCCTACAAGTCTACCCGTTGCGTCAAGTCGTCGCATGTTATCAGGTGTAACGAGTGTGTCGATTGTGACGTTTGCGAGAATTGCAATCATTGCATCGGTTGTCACGATTGCAAGGATTGTGAGTATTGTATCGACTGCGGGGGTCTTGTCGGTCGTAAGTATTGCATCGGTGGTAGGCAATATACCGAAGCAGAGTTTTTTACCGTATTGGGCAGGGCATGATAGACCCCGAAAAAACCGCCGAAAAAATCCTAGCTAGTTGTCAGTCTGATAGCGACATAGCACAAGAGCTAGGATTGTCGCCCGATGCTATAGCTATCATCCGCGCAGCGTATGACATTGGGCGGGATGATGGCATGGTAGAAGAATCTAGCGGGTGGGGGCGATAGTGGCAAGCTACAAGCATAGCAACGGTCGGCTAGTCCATCGGCGGGGCGGTAGGTTTCGCGTATCGACCCTTGCCGATATTGGCCTTGCCGTATGTTCTGTTTGCGGCAAGCTATATGCCCCTGATTTTAGCGACATAGCGGGTGTGGTCGATCCCCGCATTATCAAGGATCGACAAACAACATGCCCGGATTGCCGAAAATGAAACGATACCTAATTTTGCTGGGGTGTGTATCCGCTATGGTGTGTAGTTGTGGGCTATTGTGGCAATACCCCATGTGGTGTAGTGTTGTATCATTCTGGTTAGGGGCGATATACGCCACCCTACAGTATGGGAGATAGTATGTCGTTTGTGGTAGTCAATCTGTTATCTGCCCTGATTTACTTGCTTGTAGTGGGTGTACCGCTTTGTCTACTTGGAGGGGTGCTAGGGGCTATGATAGTCGGGCTGATTAAATCGCTACGCTAGTTGCCCTTTGCTCGATTTAATGCCGGAAATGGCCGTTTTTATTTGCTCGGTTTTGCCGATTGTCGGGGTCGAATCGACCCGATTAAAGTGTAGTCAAAATGATGGCGCTATATTGTAGTCAATATGATACATCCAAACGGGTTATGGGTTCGCGTGTTCTGATAATGCGAATAATACCTTGTGTATGGATACGGAGGGTGCGGAGGATAGCAACAGTGGGGACGGCTGGTTGCTTGTTGGTGGTTATAACGGATGTGCGGTGTCTCGCTCCTCGCGCAATGGAGCAATGGAAAAACCCTAAGAAATGTTAAAATCGTTAGACAAGCTACAATCCATACACTTATTACCACTGTTATAAACGCATATTGTTCTATTTATATGGATTATATGGGTCAAATACGGTTGTATCAAGCGTGTCGATTGTCGCAAGTGGGCTGATTGTCGGGGTCATACCGGGTCTAGGCGGAATATACGGTACAATACATACAAACATTCGTGACCCCGACAATCGTTATACATACTACATGCTTACATGCTTAGCATATTCGTTATAATAGTAATGATCGTTATAACAGTTACCTATGTATCTATGTATGGATTGTAGTATGTATGCAGGTTGTGTGTAGTATGTGTGATGTAACATACATACAGACTACATGCAACATACTGGTTATAGGGGGTATAGTATATTTAATAAATAAAATAAATATATTATTTATTCTAATAATACAGTATATGCCCTATATCATACATGGTGCGAGCGTGTCGGTTGTCGGGGTGGGGATGACTGGGAGGGTCAAATTGATTGTAGTGAGTCTGACGATTATAACGATTCCTCCGGCCGCTGTTCTGACTGGCGTAGTAGTCAAAAATAGGTCTCTAACGCGGCAATTCGCCAATTTTAAAGAAAATCGTCAATTTATGACGAGTTAAAAAGATATAACTGCTTATCCGCTAAGTAGTTATAGATTTGAAATGCATAATTGAAACGCAAAAAGCTATTTATGCCTTTTTAATTTCGCCGAACGAATGCACACCCCCCGGACTTAACTTTACGTTTCAATTGACACAAACTACAGGCTGGTAAGGGTTTAAAGCAGGCTCTCACGCACACTTAGGGCAGATTGAAACTCAAATATATATTTCTCACGAGGAAAAGTTTTACTACGCGAGAGAAAATATATTTTTGTATATAAGGGAGATGTTTCCAGGGACAAAAGCATACATTTGCGTTTCAATTAGAAACCCGGCGTCCCAAGTCCAGGGCAGGTAGCTTGTTAGGAATTGAAACGCAAAGATAAAACCCTCATTTTGGCGAAATCGCGCCCTCAAAAACACAGGTATGCGTTTCAATTATGCATTTCAATCACAGTCCCATACGTCCCTGTACGTTTGAGTTTTATTAAACGCGACCATATTTGAGGGCATGTTGCTTGTTCGGGAGTGACCTTATGATTATTCACTATCATTCCAAGCCGCTTGTATAAAGTGCTTATGGCTATATTACCACATGCCTGATGATGCAGTTGATAGATAGTAGAGTACCGCTTCCCTGACAACTCGAAGAATTCAGGCACCACGGCCACTTCTGGCGGCAGGTCGCGTAATCGCTTCCGAAGAATATGAATGGTACTTACATAACAACGCGGATGCTCAAAAAGCTCCTGTGCATTTGCAAACTTCTGACCCCAGCATATAATCATACGCAACTCCTATAACTTTTGAAGTTGATACCATCCATGAATAATTCAAGCCAGTTATCCGCATAAACCCTGACTTCATAAGAATGCCCATCTGGCTCAACACACCGATAAATTATAGTCAAATATTCCATAATAAATTTACCCAATCTATAATATGAGTGTAAATATAAAGCATACCAGCGGCTAGTACCATGATCCAAAAAAGACAAATCAAATCATCTAATAGCTTCATATTCTATAATCTCCACTCGCTCTATCACATCACCTTGTTTAATAGCATTAACTACATTCATACCTTCAATAACCTGACCAAAAACACTATGTTTACCATTAAGCCAAGGACAGTTGCAGTGGCAGATGAAAAACTGGCTTGAAGACGTATTTGGTCCGCTATTCGCCATCGACAAACAACCAGCAGTATGCAGGAGGCGAGGGTCAAATTCGTCTGGTATGAGGTAGCCCGCACTTCCGAACCCCGTTCCTAGCGGGCAGCCGGTTTGAATCATAAAATCAGCAATTACTCTATGAAATTTCAAGCCATCATAAAAGCCTGCGTTGACAAGATTCTCGAAATTTGCTACTGTATTAGGCACAAGTGGTGATAGTGCTGCTACTATAATCCCTCGATTTGTTGTAATAATTACTGTATCAAGCCCCATGAGCGTAAACACCTTTCCATATATTCAGGGAATCGTTGATCTTCGACTGTGGAATCATCAGGCAACAAGCCCGTGGCTAACCAATGAAGATACTGTTCATGTGTTAGCTTCCATCCAGCAAGCTGTTCGAGTTCATGTTTTGTCATTGAAATACCGATAATAGATGGCCTGCCCGACCCAAACCGTGTTGGCTGTTACCACACCGAGTCCACCAACTAGACTCCACCACGCATTCACATAAGGGTAAAAGTACAAATTCCAGAACCCCCAGGCGTTAAAAAAGATCATTGGCAGGAGGCTAACGCCCTTCAACTCTTTGTCAAGGTAGAGTTGCCAACAATTTTTAGCAATGACAACCCCGCCCAGAAGTTCAAATCCACCGTTGATTATATCAGGTAACATTCATCACCCTCTCTGTATATTTCCAAGCAAACGGCACCCACAGCACCCAATATCCTGCATCATGCAATTTTGATACCATTTGCTGGCCTGCCGCTTTATTGAGGGTATGCACAATGATTTTATCAATCTTTGGTTTGTGTTCAATAATCCAGCGCACAACCTCCATGCCTGTATCAGGATCGGCAGAATTCGCGGCCTCTTTCCCACCGAGGTCGTGATCTAAGAAAACCCAATCCCACTTAACCCAACCCAGATTCTCGCCGTCGGATAAAAAGTTAATACAATCAACAGCCGTAGCCACAGTAATCGCCGACGGTACTGCCGACCGGAATACTTTTGTTCGTTCAGGACAATCATCTAGGAACAGAATACTCATTTTATCTCGCTCTATGCTTTTGCACCGTCGCAATTTTTGGAATCATTCGGACCAACCGTATTGAACCGATTTCATTGGCCAACCACCTTGGACTTGCCCGCAGTCAAGACAGATAACCAATTCAATTTCACCTTCGCCTTCCACATTTGTCCCGATAAGACGAGTAGCCCCAGTACCTTTAATGTAGGCTAATTTATCAGATTGGCAAGATTGACATTTAGAAGGCAAGTTTGTTGTAGTGGGGAGGGTTAATTGCATACTTTGTTCCTTACAATATTACGCAAATCATACGTAGCAAATTTTCGGATATTTTTTGGATTCACAGGCCCGGTTAGAAAATCAAATGGCTTAGCATGGTGTCCAAAATACGGGCAATCTAAATCATGTGTTAAATGTAAAGTATCGTCAGGGTGATTATGTGTATATTGACAATATGCTGATATGCTTGGATCAAATTTTAGCTTTAAACCGACTAACCGGATGCTTTGATGTTGACTACCTAATGCAACTAACATGCCAATCAGTTCTAATCCATGTAAAGGACGGGGCCAAATCCAAATAGCCCCAGGCCGGATTAGTTCACCAATGGTATCACGAAACCTCTCATAATAGTGTGAAGCTACAGAATGTGGTAGCAGGCCACTTATCCGTATTTCGCGCCATTGTTTTAAGGTTGTGTAGTGATACCCTAACATACGTAATTCACTTTTAAAACTTCGAGGGCTGCCATTACATCATTAAAAGCCAATTGCGCTGACTCTTGAGCCGTGTTGGTATCCTCTATGGTCCCCTCAGTCGCGCCCTCAAGAATGTCGAACAAGTTATCGAGACGTTTTTGTACTTCTGTTTTTACGCGAACTAACATATTTTACTCCTAACCCTAGAAAATAAAGTAATGAGAGACAACCAGCCAGCCATAACATACTACATGGGTCTGGCGGGGTCAAAACTGCTGAGATAGCAACAATAGTAAAGATAGCCTGACGCCAGTATCCCGCCCAATTGATAGGTAAAACAAGCATGACTAATGGCAATTGAAATCCAATACCAAAACAAATTGGTAAAAGAACCGCAAAATTCAGCCATGCTGACACTTGTGGCTGAATATCTACGCCTAAAGTTTTATTATACCCAAGTAGAAAGTTCAATATTGGCTCAAAAACTTGCAAAGCTACAATGTTACCCAATACAAACAAGCAAAGACTAGCAGGCAGCCAGCGAATAAGCCGTCGTTCATGCGGGTATAGCCCCTCTGCAATGAATTTCCAGACTTGATAGAATATCCAAGGACTTGCAATTATTGTACCGAGGGTTAAAGCCGCCCGTAAATACAAATCAAATGCTTCTGTGACCGTAAAACTTGTTAAATGCGTAGAAAAGCCATTAGCAGACAGGGCTTTGACAAGTGGTTGCTGTAGTAATTTAACAACGGGCGTTGCAATAACACAACCGACAACAATTCCGACTACCCATCCCAAGAGGGAGAGGATCAATCGTCGTCGTAGCTCAATAAGATGGTCCCAGAATGTCAATGTCTGTACTCCACATGCTTAACATGCTTATAAAATTCGCTCCAACCTTGACTGTTGCGTACTTCATGCTTATCGTGTAATATCAATACTGCAACAATTGGCCATACCATAAGAGCGATTGGCGTTAGACACCATTCTGTTGGGTTGTAACATAACATCGCATCGACTTTTAAAGTAATCAATGCTCCTATAATCCAACTGACTAATAACACTAGACCCATTATTAACATTTATTTATCTCCAAAAAAGAATCATTGACAGTGATAGGCCGTTCAATAAGTTTATAAATGGCGACAACAACATTTGTAGCGCCTACTTTAAGTAACCAACGAACATACTCATCACAACCATCTTTAGTGGCTCGATATGCTGTATGTCGGCTCACGGTTCCCATTAAATCTCGCATTGACGATATACGATAAAGTAGTTCACTCGATTGATTTTCCAAAGATTGCTCCAATACCATCTGAAAGTCCTAATATCGGTTGGTCCACATCGAATGTTACTACGGTGTCAACAGTCATCTTGCGACCAATTTTTTCTTCAAATTGATCCACCCGCCCGTGGTCATTGACCGTACAAATCAGTTTGTCACCCGGCTCTAAATTAACTGTGTGACTAAGTTTATTTCTAGTCCGTTCCTTCATCGTATTCCTTCATCCTGTCTTTAATGTCACGAAGATTATTCATATTCAAAGCAATTATGCCGATAAGTTCATCGAGCATACGTTCATTATCTGTTTAAAGGTCTCTAAGCCTTTTTCATGGGCAGCCATGAGTGTGGCATGAATACGTTTACCTTCTTCAATATTTGATATTAAGGCATCGTGAATAATCTTCAAAGATGCTCTATCATTTTTAATCACGCCACGACTAACAGCATCAACTAAAATTTCAAGTTCTCGGTCCATTTATTCCCCTAATGATCCTGTATAAACAACGGGTGATTCTTTGGTAGGAACCGCATCAATAAATCGAATAGCTTTCCAATGAGGCCAGCCATCATAGCCGCCAGACACATATACATACTCAATCGTTGCAAATTCAAGCCAGCGAATTGACTCTTCTCCACAATCATTGTATAACCAGCGTGGAACGAAAAGAAACTTTCGCGTTACTTTCATATCACCGCAACACGGACCTTTGCAAAAAATAATTCTCATTTGACACCCTTAATAGTAGCATTATGATCTAGTAATTTTTGTTTGACCCATACTTCATCGGCATGATGCCAAGCACCACATGAACAGGGTCCAATTAGCATATCGCAATGTTCATTGCAGGCGTTATAATGGTAGTCTAACCAGTCCTCTGGCCAAGCTAATAACCCATTATTTGCAACTTGTAATGTAGTTACATACTTAGGCCGTAGATGCTGCGCCCAAGCCTCTAAAATCGCTTCTGTAGGATCGTTCGCTTGAACAACAATATCATCAAAGTAACACCACCAATATCCAAGCCCAGCTTTATTACTTAATCGTATCTGACCTGGATAAGCACGAAGAGTTGCAATAGCTAATTCATCTTTAGTGACACTCATTTAAAAACCTTTCAATTTTTCGCTTTAACTCATCTTCTTCGGGGTAAAGATGGTCAGAACAATCATTTTTATCGACAAAAAGCAAAAGATTATAAACAATAGTCGCCTCTTGTTGACTAAGAATTATAATCGGACTGCCATCAATATCGGTACTAGGCATGATTAGAAATCATTAAAGGTTTC